AAACGTAACTTTTCAAAGTCACCATCAACTTCATTGAAGTATTCTTCTCCGTCTAATGCACCTTTGATTGATTCTTGGAAGAAAGGCTGATCTGGATCTGCTTCGTTCAACCATGCTTCTAATCGTTTCTTACTAATCTCTGTATCATCAACTAATAACTTAATAACTTCTCTAAATGCTGTACGCCATGTAGAGAATTCATCTGTGTTATACTGTGCGATACCTGATAGTAAAGGCACACTTGCATGTTCATCATCTAACGTAAAGTCTAAGCCATAACCATAGTTCTTAAGTGTTAAGTCTTTGTTATACGCAATCATAGCCTGATGTCCATAGACTAATCCATTGACTGGATTCTTTGCTTCAAAGATATAATGCTTAGGTTGTTGCATTCTATCTGGTTGCCAGTTAAAGTCAAACTTGGGCGATACTTTTAGTTTAGCAAATACAGTAAACGCCCAAGGTGTTTCACTTGCTTCTGCTGATGCGTGATATGCTTGTACACGACCATCAACACCATCTACTCTTACTACTCTGTTTGGTACATTTTTTGTAATTTTTTGCAGATGTTCCCAATTTTCCTCTGCTCCTTTCTCTCCGTTTGATAAGAAAACGATATCCATAGGCTTCGATAACGCAAGTCTATTGGCATTTTTAATATATGGGTATTCGTATAGTTCTCTCTTTACATGATCTTTTACTTCACGCGGAACTATAATTCTAGTTGCTCCTGTAGATTGTACTATGATGTTTTTAGACTCTGCTGTCCATAATGACATAGGTTCTTCATCAACTACTTGTATATCTTCATCTGTTTTAGACACTAGAGTTACGTAAGGAAACTCATCTATATCTTTTAACGTCTTTGTATGTGTATCACTCTCAGAAACGATTACAGGCGCTCTCAGACGTTGTGTACGCAACGTTTGATTGTAGTTTATCTTCTCGTAATCTTCTAATGATTCCATGTTGTCGATCAATTCACGTGTCTTGTTAACGTCTATAAAGAATGTATCTCCAAACTTTTGTTTACTGCTTGGAAACACATGCAATTGATCACGTGCAAATGGATCGCATATATAAGAGAAGTCAAAGTCACTGTAATCACAGATTGATGATGCTATCCATATGTGATGTTCTTTGCGTTTAGGTTGATCTTTAACAATCTTTTTCAACGTAGTAAGATAATCTGTATCATGTTCGATAGTACTTACACGTTGTCTTGGTGCTTTATCTTGTAATTGTTTAACAACTGCTTCTGTTTGTTTATTACCATGATCGACAACTACAATATCATATACACATTCAGTGGCTACTGCTCTGTTTTCTTTTACAAAGTTTAAGTTGTCTAAGTGTTCGATGACATTAATGTATTTGGTGTCTTCATTAAATGTTTCTCTGTTAACCAGGTATGTTGTACCCCAATGCGACCATTGTGTACCGAACACATGTACCATTTTCATTTGCCATGGGTTAGGATAATAATTAAAATCAAATTCTTCGTAATCTAATTCTGAATTTAAGATCCAAAGTAAACTTGTTGTTGATCTGTTTATACATCTGCGAGTAGTTTCTACCCATGAGTTTAAGTATCTTGTTTTTTGTATGTTAGGATATCTCTCCTGTATTTTTGCAAATCGTTCTTTTGATTCTTTGTTCCCTCTATCAACATAGAACATATCTAAGTTGGCTTGAATTTCTCCTATTGAATCAGTCTCAACATAGTTAATTGTTGCATCTTTAAAGATTGCTGAGTTCACAAAATATGTTTGTGTGTTGATATTATCTTTAGAACCGAAGGCATGAATGTAATTAGATTGATAAACATCAGGTCTCCAACTAAAGTCAAAGTCTGTGTAAACTAAATCCATATTCAATGCCCAGAATACTTCGTTTGGATGCTGTGCTACTAAATCTTCTAAAGTTGTTTCGATAAAGTAAACATCGATTTCATCAGGTATCACGTTGTCTGATTCAACGTTTTGTAAATATAATACTTTGCCATCATTGCCGGGCTGTACATACTTAGGACCGTCATCTTTACCTGCTGTACTACCAAACTGATAGATTGCAGGGTCTGCTGTATCATCTGGGTGCCATGAAAAGTCAAACTTACTTACGTCTAAGTCACCGGGAACTACCCAATGTAGACGTTTACTGTTTGCTAACTTACGTGCTTTAATAATTCTTGTGTCAACATACTTGATGTCTTTTGCACCGGGTACTGTATATGTTGGACCACCTGTCTTTTGATGCTGTGTACCAAATTGATAAATGAATGGATCATCTTCTGCATATGGATGCCAACTAAAGTCAAAGTCTTCGATATCTGCTGGGACTTTCCAGTTTGTTCTGTCACCATTATCAATTGAGTACGCAACTGGTTGCTCAATATATTTGACTTTAGTAGCACCTTGAACTGTATACTTTGGACCACCTGTTAGTGCCCACTGAGTACCGAACTGATAAATGAAAGGCTCGTCTAAGATATCTGGATGCCATGAGAAATCAAATCCTTCAACATCAATGCCTTCTGGTATTTCCCAGTTCTTTTTATTTGGTAACTTGTGAGCAATGTTACCCTCTACATATTTTACTTCAGTTGCACCCTCAACAATAAACTGCGGTCCACCTGTCTTTTGCCACTGAGTGCCAAACTGATAGATGTATGCTTGATCTTCAAGTGGAGATGGTCTCCAACCAAAGTCAAAGTTTTTTGTATCTACATCGTCAGGTATAATCCAATCTTCATCATTTTCTTCTAACTGTGCAACTACATCATGTACATACTTGACAGACTCTGCGCCTATAACTCTGTATTCGATAGTAGGCATTTCTTCTGCTGAATAAAACTTGTTACCAAACTGATAGATGAATGGCTCGTCTGTTTCATCGTGGTGCCAACTGTAGTCAAAGTCTTTAATTTTATAGTTACCTAACGTTCCCCAATGTCTATTGTTAGGATCAGGTAATCTTTTTGATTTTATAATACGTGTATCAATATATTTGATAGCACTACCTTCATGTGCCCCAGGTGTTATGTATTTGTGTCCACCTGTCTTTTGCCATTGAGTACCGAACTGATAGATAAAAGGCTCATCTTCTGCATATGGATGCCACGAATAATCGAAATCATCTTCATCAATTAATTTAGGATCAAACTCCCAATTATCTTTACAAGGTAATGCTTGTGATACTTGATCTTCTACATACTTAACTTCTTCTGCACCCTCAACTGTATAAACAGGTCCACCACTTAGAGCCCACTGTGTAGGAAATCTATAAGTGTAAGGTGGAGAAGTTGCATCCGGATGCCAACTGTAATCAAACTTATCACTATTAATATTGTCAGGGACAGTCCAATTGTCCATTTTAGGTAATGCTTTTGCTTTAAATTGTGTTTCATATTTTACCTCTGTTGCACCCTCAACATGATATCTTGGACCACCAGTCTTCTGCCATTGCGTACCAAACTCATGTATCATTGCTGGTTCGTTTGGATTAGGCTTCCAACTAAAGTCAAACTCACTTACGTCTACGTCTTCTGGTATCTCCCAGTTTGTTTTATCGTGTCCTAATGTTGCTATCAAGTCATTAACATAACTAACTTCGTCTGCTCCAATGACTCTATACTCTAACGTAGGCATTTGTTCAGCAGGATAATATTGATTACCAAACTGATAAATGAATGGCTCTGATGTTTCATCAGGATGCCAACTAAAATCAAATCCTTTGATACAATAGTTATTCAATACTCTGAAACTATTTGGATCTGCTAGTCTAGTTGCTTTTAGAATTCTTGTATCAATATATTTGACAGCACTGCCCTCATGTACTCCTGGAGTAACATATCTTGGTCCACCTGTCTTTTGCCATTGAGTACCAAATTGATAAATGTATGGTTCGTCTTCTGCATAAGGATGCCAAGAAAAATCAAATGAATCTTCTTCGATTAACTTAGGATCAAATTCCCAGTTATCTTTGCATGACAATGCTTTTGCTACTTGCGAATCTACATACTTAACTTCTTCTGCATCATCACAACGATATATAGGACCACCTGACATAGCCCACTGAGTTGGGAAATGATAGATATATGGTACAGGTTCTGTCGAGTCTGGGTGCCATGAGAAATCAAATTCACTTGTGTCTATATTATCAGGTATTTCCCACTTATCTTCAGTGGGTGTTGCAATTGCGTAAAAAATATTTTGATATTTTGTTTCTGTTGCACCTTCTACAGTATAGATAGGTCCACCTGTCTTCTGATGTTGAGTGCCGAACTCATGTATCATAGCCGGCTCGTTAGGATTAGGTTCCCAACTAAAATCAAATGTATATTTTTGAATGTTGTCAGGTATTGTCCAGTTATCAGCACACGGCATACGTACAGTAGTTTCTGGCATAAACTGATATTCTGTTGCTCCTTCTACTTTAAACTCTATACTAACTTTATCTTCTGCTTTGTTCCATTGATTGCCCCATGCATAGATATAAGGTGGACTAGTAGGATTAGGTCTCCAACTAAAGTCAAACTCATTCATGTCAATTTTTTCATTTAACTTAAATAACTCTGGTTTAGATTTTAACTTGGGTGCAAATTCTGTAATATGCTTTACTGCTTCTGCTCCTTCAACTTTGTAGATAAGTGTAGGCATAATAGTGCCATCATATAACTGATTACCAAATACATAGTTGAATGGTTCTGTTTCGTTTGGATCAGGTCTCCACGTAAAGTCAAATGAGTCTTTTTCGATTTCTTCTAACACTTCCCAAACAGACATATCTACTGCTAAGTCAACTGGCTTATCAATATACTTAATTGTGCCGTCATTACCGGGTACATGATATTCCATGATCGGTACTTGTTCTGCTGGTGCCCACTTGCTTCCCCATACATAGATAAATGGCTCTGTGTCTAATGGGTCTGGACGCCATGTAAAGTCTACTTTACTTTCATCGATAGGTTCATTAATTTTCCACCTAGACATCTGTGGTTCAAGTTCGACAATAGTATCCATATACTTGACATGTCCTACATTATCAGGCGTATGATATTCTACAACACTTCTTTGTTCTGCTGTTGCAAATTTACTTCCCCATACATAAATGTAGGGAGGATCTGTAGGGTCTGGATGCCATGAGAAGTCAAATTTACTCTCATCAATTGTGTCAAACAGTTTCCAGCATTGATTTTTAATAGACTTGCGTTTGATGGGTGCAACATCTGCACGATAAACTCTGATATCACTTTGTTCTTTAGCACATAACCAAGTGCCTGAATCTTTTTGATGTTGACTAGGCCATATGTTGTTGTGTTCTTCTGCCCAAACGTCTTCATCTGGTAAAAAATCAAAATCAAATTCCCAATCAAATCCTGTGTAATCACAAAACTCATTGATTATCCAAAAGTGATCTGTCGTGGCTTCTTTGCGAGCCTCATCTATATCGAAAACTTGTCGTTCTCTAGGGTGAACGTTTGGTTTTTCACCAAAGTAAAATACGTCTCTAAGCATATTATATACTTATGAAATTACGCGGGTCTTGTAAAGTTTTTCAAATCGATCTGCGTCGGATCTATCGTTAACCATGGGCTCACCTCGTACATTTAATGATGTGTTTAACAAGATAGGACATCCTGTTTCTTTATACCATGCTTCTAGCAATCTACGAATACCTGTGCCGTCATCTGGTACTGTTTGTACTCTGCTTGTGCCGTCTTTGTGTACAATAGCAGGGAACTTCTTAGGGTACTTACAAGGTGCTGTAACTTGCATGTAAGGTGAGTTGTTCCAATGCGTCGGCATTTCAAAATATTCATCTACAAGTTCTTCTAGTATCATAGGAGCGAACGGTCTAAACTGTTGTCTCTTTTTAATCTTGTTTACTTCTGATTTTATCTTTGATCCTCTTGGGTCTGCTAGTAATGATCTAGTTCCCAATGCTCTAGGACCGAACTCAGCACGTCCAGAGGCTATCCCCACAATCTTATCTTCTTTTAGTGCTTTAACAGTTTCAACAACAGGATAAACACCTACAATATCTGTACCTAAAAATGCGTTTTTCCAGTTTAATTTCTTGCCGTAGCCTAATGCCGCGGCTCCTAATGAATTACCTGCATCACCTGGATTAGGCATAATCCAAATGTTTTCAAAATATGTACCCAAGAATCTATTAGCAGAACAGTTAAGTGCAACTCCTCCACCATAGACTAAGTTATCACTATCATTTAGTGTTCTTGCTTTGCTCATTACTATTTTAATAAGTTTTTCTACATACACTTGTGCTGATGCGGCTATGTCGAACTCATCTGCTCCTTCTAAGAATGAATCGTCAATACCGATGTGTGTATTCTCTTTAAACAACAATGAATCTGTATGGGCTCCAAACTTATCTTCTATGTCTTTAACATACTTAGGCTCACCATATGCGGCCATACCCATTAGAATGTATTCTTCGTCTAGTGGTCGTAAACCTAATCTTGCTGTCATTGCACTATAGTATAATCCAATAGAGTTAGGGTACTTAAGTGTCCATAACTTTTTATACTTTGCTCTGCCCCGTTTATTATAATATCCTTTCCATATAGTAGCACAATCATTCTCACCGATTGCGTCTATCACAACTATAGTTGCTTCATCAAAAGGTGATGTTTGAAAACTGGCTGCCGCGTGACATTTGTGATGAGGATGAGTTTGAACAATATTAGGTATATGTCCGTCATGCATAAAGTGACCCCATGTTGATGTCACTCTGTTTAGTAACTCGTTGTATATGTTTTCTCCAAAGATTTGTGAGAATCTAAACGGTCCTAACTTTTGACCTGCTCTAAACTGACGCCAGGCTTTTACCCAAGGTCGTTCATAATAATTTACAAATAACCGGTCTTCCTTGTTTACCCATTCTAATGCTTCATCGATAATTTCCGGACACAACTCTGAGTCATGTTTCTTTTTACTATATCGTTCACTGTGACCTGCAAATAAAATGTCTCCGTTGTCGTCTACCAAAGATACGCCTGCATCATGGAATCCACAACTAATGCCTAAATATTTTTTCATTTGTAGATGAACGGATCCCTCTTTTTAAGTTCTGCTAAACGTTTCTTGTATTCTTTTTCACGTTTATATTTGATATAGGGTGTCTTTAAGAAATCAGCAATCTTACGAATAAATGATTTGAGTTTGTTAATTATCTTTTTAAACATTTGTATTCCTCATTAAAGTTAATCAATTCATCAGCAAATAATTTGTGCGGTTCTTCGCCGTGATGCCAATACTTTGCTTTTTCGTTGACATATCCCAGACGTTGATATTTTTGATAAAATGCTTCGTCTTTATTGTTTAACTGATAGTATTTATTGTCATCTACCAAGGGTAAAAGATTTTGAATAGCAGGTATGTTATCTAAAAAGAATGGCATCGAATTTAACATCAGATAAGGAATCTTATGTGATTGCAATAGATATTGTACTTGTAAAATTAATTGATATGTTTGATACTCTAAGTAAGGCTGATGATTAACCATAAATTTGTGCAAGTCTGGAGTGTGTTTTTGTTCTTCTTCATCTCCACCAGTCCAACCTATAATAACTTTATAAAAGTAATCACTGCCCTTTTCATACCAAGCAGTTGCATGTGATGCACTTTCATAGTTACGTTGTGATTCACTAGGTATTTCTAATCTAGTAGGTTCTGTCCATGATACAAGTACATTGACATTCATAGTATCTGGATTATAACAATTGTGGAACCATTGCAATACTTGTCTACTAATACCTGTATTAGTTGCACCCACTTGTGCGATATTAACTGGCTTACGTTTTAACTTTTTAGCAACTAACGCACCATATGCATGTTCTCTGTTATATTTTGAATCTTCTTCTCCGTCGATCTCAGATCCTGCGGCGTGTGAGCAACCAGCAATTAATAATATCTTTTCTTTTTTCATTCTATTCCTCTCAATCGTTTTACAGTTTCATCATAATCTAAATAAAAATGACCGTTGTATCTTTCAGTAAAATATCTCATGTTTGCTCTTACATTTAAACTAGCAAACAATTCAGTTCTTTCAAATCTTTCCCAACCTGTTCTCTTCCAACGTTGATCTTGGGACCAAGAGTTTTGATTATATAATATTTGTTTGACAGGGACAGACGATTCATAATCTAATTCATCATTTACTAAACGTTTAATAATCGGTTCTTGTAAAAACGCAAGTACTTGTTCCCCTGTGTATGAGCCAAAGTCTGATGTTCCTTTTAATCCTCTTGACTCCCACCAGTTACCGTAACTGTTTATTCTTTCATACTCTTCCCAAACCCAAGTGCCATCATCAGTTTTACATACTTGTGGCTCGTTTGCCATTACAACTGTGCCATCTACTTTACTAGCACCTATCATTGTAGTAGTCATTCTATATTCGCAACATTTAGATTCTTCTGCTACGTCATACATTTGACCTGACTTTACAAATTCTTCAATATCTAAATCAATTATAACTGGTTTGTACTTATACTTGTCACACCAGTCTAATGCATACTTTGTATCATGTTCATTGTATTTAAAATCTTTACCATAACTTATAATAGCAACTGTAAATGGTATCTTTGCTTCTCTAAAAACATTAACCATGTATTCACAGTCATTGCCTCCACCAAACATAATATGAACATCGTCATCAGATTCATCATATATTGTTTGAGCGGCTTTTATAGCCTCTTTATAATATGATTCTGCTGTTCTAGGAATAGATTTAATATCTATTCTGTAATCTTTACCATGTCCATGAAATGTCAGAAAGTCATCATGGGAAACTTTAGTTTGCATCTAGTTATGAAACTCCGTATCATCAAAGTTTGGACTCCATGTTAGTTTCATGTATGTCTCTCTATTGTGTTCTAGTATAGGCATCATCTGTTCATACATGTCATGTAGTTCTGTTATAGGCTTATCTAAAATTGATTTGATTAACTCTAATATCTTTTTCAAACGTTCACCGTGATCTTCTGTTTCATCATAACTCTCGTCCCAAAACTGATCAAACGTTTGATAACCAGACTCTTTAATATACTTTAATGTATATGGTGGTGCTAGTAATATAAACGGCTTCATATATTGCATGGGTTGCAATACTTTTTCACTATAGTTCGCACATGATTGTGCGAATCTAGTTTCTGTTACGATATCTACAAACACATCTCTATAAAAGTTTGCTAACATAGTTTCTTTTGTATTATACAATGATGGTGTTTGCCCGTCTTTATATTCTGCAACCTTAGGCCAAATTGCTTCTTGTGAATCAATTCCTATATCACTTGGTTTGTCTACAGTATAAGGTGCGTTTTCTTTACATACTAAATTATTATCTGTTAACTGTTGATAAACTTCAGGTGATGTTGTCATCCATTGATCAATATCAAAATATAAATTATCTTTTACAACATCAAGTGAATCACTAAAGTACCAACTCAAATAACCATTTTCTCCTGCTAAAAAGTTTGCTAAAATTTGACGATGTTTCGTAAATCTCCAGTTCAATGATATAAAATGTTTATTAAACTTATGCTTGTGAAAGTCTTCTTTGATTAACGCATTGAGTCCTACAATAGGACGTTGTGACATAAGATATAGGTCTTCACATTCTAAGTTTAGTATGTTAGCATAATGTGGATAAGATTCTTTGATTCCATATTCACCTGTCTTAACTGTGATCATTCCAGGCGCTATACCATTGCGATGTTGATAACGTTGGATAGAATCTAATTCTTTAGAACGCATTCTGCTCTTGTCTTCAGGAAAAGAAAACTCACTATAAAAACCTTGTGTAAATTCTTCTCCTTCATAATATGAACACATGGGCTCAAATAACCAGATAGTCAATCCCCATCTATTAATTTCATCTGCGCCGTGTTGATCATGCTCAATCTCGTCAAGTTCTTCGATATAACCATTGTGCATGTATATCATGTCAAATTGTTGTTGATTGTTTTGTGGATTGATTAGAGGCAAGATTGATGTCTGTACAAATGGATGCGACAGTTCTGGCTTTTCATGTTTGTTAGGCACGTTGAGAGGAAATAAATGTTCTAGTTGTCCTACGTAAGATTCTTTACCTACTAACTGCACCATATACATTTTCTTTTTGCCTACATTTGCATATGATACTTTTGTCTCAGCCCAAAACTTAAACCAGTCTCCCTTCTTCCAATTAGTGTGAGGTATGCCATCGATTTCTAATAGATGACCCGGCTGCCAATCTTCTAACATCAAAATGCTAATCATTACATCATCAGGGTCTGCTTTATTTTCTATACAATAATCAGTAATCGAAGGAACATGAGGTGGAATAACATCATACTGACTTAATCTAATAAATTTAAGTCCTTGATCGAAAAGACCAAACACTCTTTCTATGTCTCTAGCCCATGCAGGTATAGTAGGTTCATTATATTCTTCTACTGTAAAATTGATTGCAGTATTTGTTAAGTATCCTTCTTTATGATAAAGTGACACTCTTTCTGTAGACAACGTAGGGCGAGTGTAAGGTAAAAATCTATGTTCTTTGTGCCAAGTTACTCCAAAGTGACCTCTTTCGGTTTCAGTGTTAATGTTGCACCCCTTTATTAAAAATTTCGTATGTTGACAAGTTAGGGTAATCTTTGTATGACCATAGTTTGGGTACACGTGCAATTGCATCGTCTAATTTGTCTAAGCCTAACTGTGCTGTTTCAAATGTCATATGATAATGATATCCAAATCTTTTGATTTCTTGGTCTGCCCATGCGGCTTCTAATTCTGGCCTACCGTCATACCTTATCTGTCTTAAAATTTCTGCATCTTCTGCATTGTCTAAAAGTATCATACCGCCTTTACCCACACTCAAATGTTTTTTAAGTTGAAAACTTACACACATAATAGTTGATGGTATGTAAGAGTTTTGTCTCCACATAGTTGCGGCATCAAATACATTAGTATTGCCTATCTGATAATACTCTTGCCACTTTTCAGAAGTAAAGTGCCATTCATAACCTAACTTTTCAAATGTCATAGGTATAGACAAGTATGTCCAATTAGGACATGTAACTTGATACTTTATTCCACGATCACCTTCATCTATTAATCTTAATGCTAACTCAATGCCATGCGTACAGCAATCAACTGCTACTGCATAAGGTGATCCGAAATAGTTTGATACTCTTTCTTCTAATTGTAATATTGGATTCATCATCATGGTAATAATTTAGGGTCAAGTTTTGGTTTGCCTTGTTGTGGTTTCTTTTTAAGAATAGAATCTAATGTTATTGCTTGTTCCATTTCTGCTTTTTGTGGCATGTCTAAATCTTTAGATGAATCTCGTCTTTCTGCTTTTTCTGCTAGTGTGACTTTATACTGATCTAAATCTTCCCAATCACCTGTTCCTTGCCAATTTAATTCAAATGAGAAATCAATACTTGCATTTAATTCTTCTTCTTCACGTAATAAGTCAGTAAAGTCTTGTCCTGATCTACCTTCATTTACGTCCCATTCTGCTTTTGCTAGTTTTCTTGCACGTTTAGCAGTGTTTGCTTGTATACGTGAATAGTCTTGTGCATAGAACGGACCCTTTCTGCCTTCTGGGGGCGGCTCTCTATCATCGTATGGATTATCAATTTGATCAAACTTCATTTTAAAATCTGCTGTCCATTGACCTGCATGATCGATTTTAAAATTGTATTCAGCATTAAACATACCCGGTCCATACTGAGTGCCGAACTCTTTTAAATCTATCTCTGGATTAAATCTAATGTTTGCTGTGTAACCACCTCTTGCTCTCCAAAGATTTCTTAAGAAAGGCCAAATCTCATTAACAAGATGATTGGCAAAAACATTATAGTTACCATTTTTATCTTTAATATTTTCTTTAATAATGTGATAGTCAAAGTCTTCTTCGTATTCTAATGACCCTTGAAATTCTTCATCGTCTAATATAATATGATAATGTTCTTTCTTTAACGCATCTCTAATAGGATATGTAATAGGAACTTCTGTACAGTTTTGAAAAAAGTCTAACCACATATGAATAAGTTTAACTCTCATCATTACATGTGTGCCGCCCATCTTAAAGTCATTTGATATCCAATGACCTTGATACTTGTGCCACGACACATTGTATGCATGTGGATTTTGTCCTACGATTGTTTCAGGACCTAAGCCGTAACCAACACCTAGACCCATGTTGTTAATGTTATTGTTTCTGTTACGCCACATAAATGTCATAGTGTCTGAGTAGTCTTGGTAGTCTTCTGTAGGGAATGCTACGATCCAGTTTGTTGCTCCCCATATACCTACTTTCTTACAGTCAATAAAGTTTTGTTCCATTGCTTCGACAGTTACGCCTTTATGCATATCATCTAATACTTTTTGTGAGCCTGACTCACAACCAAAGTTAAACATAATACACCCGCCGTCGGCTAAGTCTTGTAGATATTCTAAGTCCATACGTTTATCACAACGAGCATAACCAGTCCATTTAACTTTTAATTCTTTTGCTTTACATGCAAGTGCAAAGGCACGCAATTCTTTAATGTTACCATTGATCAACGAGTCAATAAACCAAATAACATCTGTGCCTTTATTATAATATAACCATTCGATTTCGTCAATCAAATCTACTGCTTGTCTTTGACGATATCTCCAAAAGTGTGTCTCCTCACAGAACGTACACTTTGCAGTACAGCCTCGACTAAACTCTGAGTTGACTCCGTTAGGTACGTCATACAAACTAAAATCAATCGATTCGTAGTCTGGCATTGGTAAATTGTTAATGTTGATTCTTTCACTTTCTTCTTGGTCTAATATTTTAGGGCCATCATGTTCGACACCTTCTTCGATTTCTTCTAACATGACTAAAAGATTCTTTTCCCCTTCTCCGATGACAACGTAGTCATAATAGTCTTCAATAGCAAACCAACTTTTATGTACATTTGGTCCACCTACTGAAATTTTAATACTTGGATCACGTTTCTTAATTTCTTGCATCATATACTTACTAGGTTCTTCTGAGATATAATACAATGAGAAGCCTACAACATTAGGTTTCATTTCTAATATTCTTTCAATCTGCTCATCTAACAGAGGTTTTAAAATAGGATGAATATCAGTAGTGTAAGTAGGAGGCAGCCAATGCCAAGATGACGATGGATCCCAAAGTCTGAACGGAAGTTTCTCGTTTGGCTGCCAATCTTTTCTATATTCCTGATACGCCATTGCGTTCAAGTCTATAATAGTTGTTTCATAACCTGCGGCTTTAGCAATACCTGATAGTCTTGCTAATGAAAATGGTGGCATGTACGGAGACCATTCAGGACACAGTACTAATACCATAGTAGTTTCACGTGTTTTATAGTCTACGTAAACTGGAGTTAAATTCTTTTGTTGTACTGGTTTAGCATATTCAGAAATAGCCATCATCATGTCATGGTGTCTTGCATCTCCCACATCTGACGGCGGCTTAGGCTTTGGTTCATTTTTTCTTGCTAATGACTGTAGTGTAAAATCCATACGTTGCTTATGTACTCCCGTTACATGTATATTTAACAAAATTTCACACCTGCAATATTTTTAACGACTGTCCTTTTCTATACTAAATATTAACATAGGAGTAGATAATAGTATGTACAGCAAAAATGAATGGGGTAAGTTAAAGAAGGTAGTCGTAGGTATTGCAGACAATGCACGTATACCTGAAGTAGATACCAGCCTTCGACATATCAATTATGCTGACGTAAAAGATGAACTAGACATTCCTACAGGGAAGTACCCCCAAATAGTCGTTGATGAAGCAAATGAAGATTTAGAAACATTTGCTGACTTTTTGAGAAACGAAGGCGCGGAAGTAGTTAGGCCTGACATCACAGAGTGTAATTACTACAACTATTGTCCGCGGGATTCCGTTATTGTTTATAAAGATAAGGCTATTGCTACTCCTATGCCTCTCAGGGCTAGACGTAATGAGTACCAAGCATATGAACGTCACTTAGAAAACGTTCATCCATATGATATTATACGCAGTGATGATCTTTACAACACAGGATGTTTGGGAGATCCTGATGTGTTAGCATTGACAGAAGCAGAACCAGCATTTGATGCCGCTAATGTGTTACGTGCTAACGATGATTTGTTATACTTAGTTTCTAACTCTGGTAACAAATCTGGCGCAAGTTTACTACAAAGCATTGTTGATGGCAAAGTACATACAGTAGAGGGTATCTACAGTTATATGCACTTAGACTCAACTGTGTGCTTTCTCAGAGACGGTTTGATGCTACTTAACCCTAGCAGAGTCAAAGACGTTAATCAATTACCAGAACCATTTAGACATTGGGATTACATAATGTGTCCAGATCCTGTACCAATTGGACATTATCAAAACTATCGTAATTCATCAAACTGGGTAAGCATGAACTTGTTCTCAGTTAATTCAAACTTAGTTGCACTAGAAGAAAGACAAGAACCTCTTAGAAAAGAATTAGAAAAACACGGCATTGAGTGTGCTATGTTACCTATGAGACATGCAATTACATTGGGCGGATGTTTTCATTGTGTAACTAACGACTTAATACGTGAAGATGACTGATTGGATATTTAATAAACTCGCACCTTATGCTATAAGATTTAGAGAATGGTCTAAGGGAAAAATTTGGGTGCAAATACCTTTATTCATTTTAATATTATGGATGCTTGGGTTTGCAAACCCTTATTGGTGTGTATACCCAGTATGTTGGATACAATAAAGATGAATAGATTATCAGACAAAGTTTTATTTGCAATGGTTATTTTTGTAATGGTAGTTGGTATATGGGATATGTCTCGTACGGAACAAATTGAACCTATTATAGAATATATAGATTATCCGTCACATATACCAGAGTATATTAAACAGATTGCATAATGATTAAAGGTAAAGTAGAAGTTACATGGACTGAAGAAGATTATATGAATCTTCCTTGGTTTACAAATGACGTACATGAAGAAAAGTTTAATGCAACTGTAGCAACTAAAGGCTATGATGTAGGTGTTTCTATGTGTTTTGAAGACTTGCCAGAAGTGTTCCATAAAGTTGTAGAGCAGTTTGACTTTTTAGATAATATAGTCATCGCAATTAACAAATTAAAAGTAGGTAAAATTTTACCATTCCATACTGACAGATTCATGTCATACAAACAACGAAACAATATCAGTGATAATCAACCAATTGAACGTGTGATTGTATTCTTACATGATCAAAAGAAAGGTCATCAATTGTGGATAGAAGATCAAATATGTACAGGTCCTGCAGGTTCATACTTTGGTTGGGAACAGAATACTGAACATATGGCCGCAAACTTAGGTGATGAAGATAGATATATTATGCAAGTCACAGGTATTACTAAAAATCGTGTAAAAGAACCACAGCATCCTGCTGAGGGAGAAGCCTCTTTAAACTCTTATGGCGATGTTGTTATATATCGTAACGGTATTTGGAAAAGACCTTAGGCTTGTTTATCTAACATTCCTAGTTCTTTTTGTAGTCTTTCTATTTCTCGTTTAAGATGTAATTTATCGAATTTTTCTTTTTGAATGATGGAATCATCAACTCGGTTTTTGTAATCGTCTGAAACTTGTTTATCTAATGCTCTGTGTCTGTCCATTAACGTTGCTAGTCGATTACGTAGTGATTCTTTTGAACTCATCGTTGGGGTTCCTCCTTATTTGTGAACTATTAATATATAATAATACTTAGTAGTTAAGGAGTGCGTAAAATAGTTTTCTTCTTTGCAATGTCTGCAACAATGTATTCACCTATCTGCTGATGTCCACGAACAGAAGGATGAGGGTCGTTAGGCGCTCCGCCTATACGTTCATAATTATATCGATGACATCTAGTTTGAAAGCCTTCAGGATCATCTTCTAACATTGGAAATCGATCATATATGTAATCTTGTATTTCTTGAGGCATTGCGGCAACATATTGATTAAAGTACCAGTAATAACATTCAATTCCTTTACTAGTCAAAAAATCATACAAGAATCCCATATGAAATAACCAAGTATACATTCCCTCTTGGTCAGTGTAAGTTTCATATCTGCTTAGACCTCGTTTTATTACATGTGGATCATTATGATTTTCACCAAAAGATATAAGACCGTGAGGGTTTACCTTTGCCCATCGATCTAAATTATGTAAAACATCATAGTTGTTATCATTTATAATCTGCTCTCCCCAAATATCTTCTCTCCTCATGGGCGACACTTGATATCTTTTTTGATGCCCTTGTCTATGAGTTAATGATTCTTCTTCTGTAGGAACATAATATTCATATCTGTCTTCACATGACCATTGAATAATAACCGTAGTGTTTTTTAAAGTTTCTTCGTCTTGTTCATTGACCCAATCAAATGTAGTTCTGCATATACGTTGATTGCTTCCGCAACCTTCAGCAAGATTTACACATCTATCAAAGTTCATTAGTTTTTTTACGTGAGCAGGCCAAACAATGTTATCATGTAGATAGTCTAGGTGTTCTTTAGTTCCCGGTTCATGAGGAAGATTAAATTGATTCTTTCTGCTAGGTCTATCTAATCCACCGCCGTATGTCCAACTGCAACCATTAACGAATAGAGTTTTCATATAATGCCTGTGCCTCTGGTTTTAATATTATTCCAAACATGTCTTCAAAGTATGATTGTGCATATAAAAATCCACCTTTGTCATAAAAGTCAGTATTGAATTCAAACACAACTAACGGATCAAAGTCAGGTTTATCTACATTGTGAGGTAAAATAAAAACACTGTCTTTTCGTAAATCTTCTGGTATAGAATCAAAGTCATCACTGCAAACGATAAGTGTCTTATCAGCAGATTCAACTATATCTCTGTTTAACTCTGCTACAGTCTGATGATCATTCATTACGTCCTCATCATATTCTAACATATATGTTAATTCAATTGGAAGTTTTATCAAATATATTCTTTTTGTAATCATAATTTCGTTAACCATGCTTTGCCGAAGTTTCTACGTCTTGCAAAAAAGATTTGTTCACAAAATCTTTCTAATGATTGTTCTTTATCTTCTGGGAAGTCAAACTCATACTCTGCTGGAGTTTCTAACTCACATTGATCTTGTAAGTATCCAGATATATCATGTTCAAATTGAATGTTTAATGGATACTCTGCTTTATCTTCAAAGTTAATTAAGAATTTACGTTGAAACAACATCAAGTCTTGGAACAATTCATGTGATAATAAATCACCATATCTTTCTTTAACAAATCTTTCGATCATATCGAATACTTGTTTGTGTTTGCCTTGTCCCTGAAGATTGATAACTGTGCTATGAATTAAGTTCCAACCATGTATCTCCATACCTTGTATCGGTTCGTGGTCTATCTTACCATTCTCTGTCCAATTAAAGTAATGTTCTTTGATTCGTTCCATTTCTGAATTTAACCAAGGATCATCTTTAATAAATTCTAACAAGTTATCATAGAAATCTTCATATTGTATGCCATGTTTCTTTTCTAATACTCTGCTGATATAGTTAGTCATGCCATTAATGTGAAACGTATTCATAAACCAACTAAACAACTGTGCTTCGATCATTTGATCTCTTGGCAAGTCTCTTGTTGAAGTAATAACTTCAATACCCTCTTTTACTTCATGTTCATTGTAAGTACCAACTAAGTAATCATAAACAACTCTGCCTTCCATCTTAAACATTTTCTTTTGTGTCAAATTCATTTCTGCGTTTTCAAGCAACTGTGCTTGATAGACAGTAATACCTGTATGATTTCCTGATCTATACAGTTCATAGAAGTTGTTTTTCCATGACCTCAGAGTCTCTCCGGGAAGGCCTAAGATAAGTTCTGTGTAAAGAGGTATATTATGTTCTTCACACAAGTCAAATACTTGTTCTATTTTATTAATTTCTAAGTTCTTACGTTTGATGATGTCTAGTACACCTTCATCCATTGATTGCACTGATAAGTTCAGACCCATTTTAGATCCTCCCTCATATATCAATTTTTTAACAATGTCAACTACTTCTTGCTTTTGATTCTTTGCCCATGCAATTGTATATGCTTTGGGGTTGTCATATTCTTTTTGTACTGCAATAAGTTTTTCTGCGATTTGCATATCACGTTCAGGGAACATACCAAAGTTTGCATCTGCTAATGAGATAAAGTCACAACCGTTTTTGCCGACCCACTCTAGTTCGTCATACACTCTATTGAGACAGAACTTTTTAACTTTGTTATATGTTAAACTACCCCAGTCACAAAATGTACATTGATATGGGCAACCTCTGTTTGTTTCAAGTGTGACATTCCATCTTACTTCTGGATGCTTTGCCATCAAATCTTTAAACACATCTGTTAAATATGGACTTGGTATTTCATCTAACTCATTAATACGTTCTGGTTCTCCTGTTCTAACAGTTTTACCATCTACATTAATAAGTAAGCCCGGTATATGTGTAAAGTCTGGTTTATCGTTTTTTAATTCTTCTAAGATTGCTTTTGCTGAACGTTCTCCCTCTTGTACTACGACAACATCTATGTAGGGGAACTTTTCAAAGAAGTCTGGATCAGTTACTGGGGGTTCAGGACCACCTGCAAAAATAAAGATGTCTGGATTTGATAGTTTAAGTTCTCTTCCTAGTACATGATTATATGCACGATTCCAAATGTATGTTGAAAAGCCTACGATATCACTATCTGCTAAAGTGTCAATTGCTTCTTCAATAGGATCTCTACGCCATATAAACTCACCTAGTTTATAGTGCTGATTAATAGAGTCAAATTGATTCACGTAACTCCAAACAATACCCGGTGAGTACGGCAAATAATACGCATTATACTCTTTGGGCCCTTGTTGAAAGTTAGGGTTGACAAATGAAACTTTTTTCATGGCAGTAGAGTTGAATTACCTGTATAATTTTTCTTTTTAATAAATTTTGCTAACTCGTCAGCAATAACTCTATAACCTTTAATAGTAGGATGTGCTCCGTCATCATTAGTAAGATACTCTGAATGTGTACTTAAGTTTCTTGGATTGTATATTTCGTTATATCCTCCCCAATGTACACTTGCTGGCTTAGGTATCAAACCATCTAAGTCTACTAACTTTTCCATAAACGCACCGTACTCGACATCCTTATCATTATGTATATAACACGACCAATCAAACTGTGATGCTAGAGGGCCTGAATATTCTACTAACCAATTGAGTACTCCTTCAAATGCATTGTGCTGTTCATTTGAGTTCATGCGTTGATTGAATGAGTTGGCTAAAACAATTTGAAAGTTGTGTGCTTTAGCCCATGATTGTAAATTTAATAATGCTATCATTGTCGTACATGCTACAAACTGTTCGCTCCATAATTCACGTGCATAACAATTCCAAAACCCACTATCTCCAGATGTAGTTTCTATTGGCCAAGCAGTACGCCATTTTTCATGTCTAAAGTGACCTTTGTTGTATCCATCTGGTTCTTGGAATCCAAAGTGATCCATTGGTCTTGTTTGAAAGACATCAAATCTTTCAAACCCAGTCAACATAAGAATTACAAGACCTTCAGCCTCAGTAAAATCATAATTATTAGCAAAGTGTAGTTGATTGACGGCACCCTGATTACCAATACCTTTGATTCCCAAGTTTATAGATTTGTACTCAGGAAAATGATATTTTGTCAGTTGATTAACCCAACTGTTTTCTAACTCATGCTCACGTAAATAATAGTCTGTATCAGGCTGTCCTTTTTGACCAGGTCTAATCTGTGTTCGACCGTTGTGTGCGTCAACTACATCTTGAGGATAACCACCTTCGCCTTGGGTCCATGAACACCCAAGTCCTATTAAATACTTTTGAGTCATTTACTTTGCTTTCTTTTTAGTAGTCTTTTTCTTTTTAAAAGCGCCTTTAGCAGTCTTGTAGACTTTAGTGTATGCTTCATCTACGTCAGGTGTGCTAGGATCATCTGCTACATAACGTCCTCTAGCATCTCTATTTCTGACTGTAATCATGCCAAAAAACTTACTAATTTTATTCCACCAACTCATAATAATCTCCATATATGTGTTCTATCTCTATTTATTCTACGCCGGATGTACGTAAACTATTTCCAATGTCCTCTTATCCAATTTCTTCTAGCAGTAAGAGAAGACCATGTTACATTATCACTTCCCCATATTTCTTCTAAACTTTCATCTACAGAAAAGAAATTTTGGTAACGATCCCATAGATCCTTGCCTACATAAAATGAGGTATTTCTATAAGGCACAACTACTTCATTAAAAAATTCTAATGCCCAATGAAGTTCACTGCCTGTATTATCCATGTGATCAGGAGTTAAAACATCATCTAACTTTGATAATTTATATTGAAGAGGATCAGGTGAGTTTATGCCGATGTGATGCATTATAGATTCTATTGTTGTACCGCTACGCACAGTAGCCATATATCTAAACAGATTACGTTGTGTTTTTGCTTTTACACTTTCCCACAATTGTTTATAATCTTCAGGTGATTTATATATCTCTGATAAACGTTTTATGTTATTTACGATAGCATCGATACGTTTTTCATAATCGGGCCAATCATCAAAACCATAATCAAATAGTTCATCATAAAGTTCTATACCTTTTTCTTCTTCTAACCATCGATGATAACCAGGTGCGCCTACAACTAAAAATGGTTTATGTGCAAACAAGGGTTTACATGTTTTTTCTGACAAATAAAATTCACCTTCCTCTATTATACTTTCTGTTACAATATCGATAACACCTCTATGATAACTATGGGGTAATGAATTTGGTCGAAAATTCCATCCAGAATTTAATTGAAAATCATGTTCTGCTGGATGCGGATCATGTAAAGGCATAAGATAAGGAACATTTCCAATTTCTTCCCAATATTCAGGTTGCCAATCTTCTTGTTTTGGATATTCGACTGTAAATTTACGGTATGTAATTATACCTAAATCTTGTAGATTTTCACCGAATAATTTATTAACGGTATAACTTCTATAATAATCCGGTCTGTTGTTATAACATGTAAATAAAAGATCAGGCCAGTAGTCATCACCAATCGGTGTTAAAGTTTTATCTTCTTGTAAGGGACAAAAATAAGCAAGAACAGTGTGATAATTAATTATGTCATAAGTTGAACATACTATTGGTACTACATGATCAGGATAATCATATTGGTATTGTTTACATGATGTAAATGCATAGATTTTTCTTCCTGTTTTAGTACACCATTCTTCTAATTCAGATATTGCAATACCATATATACATTTAATATCTGCTTCACTGCCACTGGCTATAATAAATCCTGCAGGATCATGTTGTTCAATTATATCATTAAGATAATCTTTAACTTGTTGGTGTCTTTGCCAAGTGGTATATGGATGACCTTGAACGTCAATTTCTGAAGTTTTGTTATTGTTTAGTATACACCACTTAGACATCTTCCACACCGGATTCGATCTGTCCGCAAATCCAGTTATAAGTTTTTTCTATACCTGTTTCTAAATCTTCATCTGGGGCCCAATCGATTTTTTCTTTAATTAAAGTATTATCAGATGTACGACCCATAACACCTCGAGGTCCATCGATATTTTTAATTGTAACTCTTTTGTTTGATATCTCTGCGATAAGGTGTACTAATTCATTAATAGATATTTTACGTGTGCTACCCAAGTTTACAGGCTCTTTAAGGTCACTTTCCATAATGCGTTGTATACCTTCGACACATTCGTCAATGAATAAGAATGAACGTGTTTGATTTCCCGGACCCCATACTTCAATAACACCATCGTTTTCAGCCATAGCAACTTTTCGACATAAGGCAGCCGGTGCTTTTTCTTTCCCGTTGTTCCAAGAACCTTGGGGACCAAAGATGTTGTGAAATCTTGCAATCTTCACATTCATATTATAACATCTTCCGTATGCTAAGTAAAGCCTTTCTGAAAATAATTTTTCCCAACCGTAATCTGAGTCAGGGTTTGCAGGATATGCTGTGTGTTCTGCTAAGTCTGGATTGTCAGGGTCTAATTGATTGTGTTCTGGATACATACATGCACTTGAACTATAAAAGATTTTTTCTACTCCTTTTCTACGAGCAGATTCTAACACATTAAGATTAATCGTAGCAGAGTTGTGCATGATATCTGCATCATTTTCTCCTACAAATATATAGCCTGCGCCTCCCATATCTGCGGCTAATTGATATACTTCATCAAAATCATGTGATTCAAAAAGTAAATCGACAAAAGGTGCATCACGCAAATCTTGTTTATAAAATTCATTGCATCTAGTATCTTCATATAAAGGATACTTAAGATCAACACCTATGACTGTATGACCTTGTGCTTTTAAATCGTTGACTAAATGTGTGCCGATGAATCCACCTGCTCCACATACTAATATTGTTTTATTCAAAATGACATCTCCTGTCTGTAGTACACCAATGGGTGTAGTCTTGGTTAAAGTTATTTGTTATGTGTTCATATATGTTATTTACTACTGTTAAAGATCCTGGATCCTTAAACATTTGATAATTATGTTCTATAATAGGTTTGACTCTACGTTTAAAATCTAAAATTTGATCTGGAGTCCAAGATGCAATTTCTTGTAATACTTTTTCTATAGCAATAAAACGTTTACTTGGTTCTTCAATTGTGTCGTATTCTTCACTCCAAAAATTTCCAAATGTTTTAAAGCCTAAATCTCTTAGCCCTTGTAGAGAACCTGCTACCCCTACGATAATAAACGGATGCTTATTGTACATAGGCTTGAATGATTTTTCTGTCAAAGTACATTCTTCTACATTAAAGTTTGTTTCTGTAATTAAAGACACTAATGTTTGTTTATAATAAGGTTGTGTGTATCCATAATCTTCACACATTCTATTAATATCTTTTTCTCCGTCTATGTCTAATGGACAACGTTCAGCAAATCTTTGTGCTACTTCTTCTGGTATGTCGAGTTCTAAGCAATCATATAATCGTATGTGATCACCACTACGTTGATTGTTTATCTCCTCAACCACATTGTGATGTTGCATTTCACCATCTACTTTAGCAAAACTCATAAGTGATCGTTCAATTAAGTTGTTCTTCTCTAATATTAATGCTAAACTAGTTCTGTGTTTTCTAAATCGTCTGTTCCAAGTTAAAAACAATTTATCAGGAACATATGAATCGTCATAAGGTACTTCTCTATACTGTGATATATCTTCTCCGTGATGCGTTGGATTATCTCTTTGCATTTCAGTATAAAAATTATAAAAAATTTCACGTGATGACGCATACGGAATCACATGCATTCTATGCTCTCTGTCATCTTCTATGCGATGTCTTTTACAAAACTTTTCATAAACTATACTTGCATTTACAGTACCTGTCAAGTATATAATTTTATACATGGGTAGTTGATGTCCACTATGAAAGTACGAAAACATTGCATGTAGTTCTGTATCTGACATAAATGCTTCTACACTATGATCGATTAATATATAACCGTTTTTTGTAGAAACCATATGTATCAACCATTGAGGCATATGTGAGAATTCTAATACACCTGAATCTTTAATAAAATATGATGAAAAAGGTATTCTCCATGTCATAGAAAAAGGGTAAATGAACGGAGTCATTGCATCTGCTTCGATACCTTGCACTGGCGTCAACTCAAACTTATCTTTTGCTTTAGAAAACTGTTTATTCCAAACATCATCAGACCAAAAGTGGCGTGATTCCATGTTTGGATTTGTGCCTTCTGCTTCAGCAGACATAGTTAGAATGTTTGGTAGTTCAGTATTCCATACGGGACCTTTGGGGCCGAACCAACTATAGACAATTTTTACTTTGTCATCTTGGCTATGCGATATGACTGATCGGAATTTTTCGTTCACTTTTAACGGTCTCCCCTGTCCATTGTTTAGGTATAATAATATCTGTACCACACATACACATTTCTTTGTAGCATGTAATTTCTTTAGGACCTATATTTTTAATGTCTTCTAATATATGTCCTACATCTCCGCCCATACCACAACTTGCTAAACTCATTGTACCTACAGGATTAATAAAAATACAATCGCCTACATTGCATTTCCAACCACTAAAGAAGTTCTGACTATTTACTATGATATCATTTGCGTTACATACTTGCTCTGTGCCATCATCATAACGATTGTATGATACAGTCATCTCTGTTCTTTTGTTTGGCTTAGGAACACTTTGATGTGTTTCTATGTTATGTTCTTCAATAAACTTTACTTTATCTGGATCACTATACTTCCATGGACCAGTTACATGTGACAGTTCATCATAGAGAGGTGTCCATTCTAAAAAGTAATTAGGCATTACTTCTTTTAATTCGTTACCGAACTCAACACACTCCCAAAATCTTTCTTCGTGTAATAATATTTTTGTACTTAAGTAGTTAACGTTCTCACATAACCATAGTGAGTTTTCTTTGTATCTGTCTTTGTTTACTTGTTCTATGTGTAGACTAGCAACAATGTCATCAAATAGATATGCATGTTTCTGCCACCATTTCAAAGGTCTTGACAAATTTGTATTAACTGCTAAAGTAGCATATGGTAGATTTTCATATAACCATTCACAGATAGGAATAAAGTTACGCCATGCTGTTGGCTCTCCACCAGAGAAAAAGAATTTAAAGTTTTTGTACCCTGCTTTCTTATAACGTTTAACTATTTCATCTAGGTTGTTGATGTAAACGTCTAAGTTTCCGTTGTTAGGATTATCGCCCGCCCAGTTACCTGGATTACAATAACTACAACTGAAGTTGCAAAAGTTATTGACCTGCCATGTTATTGCTAAGTATGGCTCAGGTGCAAATACTTCTCTTAACTCTCTGCCCACTCGTATACTTCCTTGATTTCTGGTACGATGTCTTCAAACTTTTCATCTCTATATTCATCTAGTTCGTCATTGAACTTTTTGAACTCTAGTATTCCACCTTTGTTTTCATCACCTACTGTTAAGTTATAGATGATCATTTTAAAGCCATTGTAAATGTCTACATTGTCTTTATGTTTCTCCTGATATACACGATACAGTTCTGCTAGTCTGCGTTTAACACTTTGTGGTAAGATCATTACGTTAGCATACCACGGGTTAGTCGCAAGATTGAATCTTGGCGAAGAGTATTCAACATCAATAAAGCCATTGTCAACCATGTAATCCCAGAAGTCAGGAAAATCAAAGATGTTCCAAATGGATATCGTGGGAGTTATTTGAAATTGAGCATGTGGAACCTGCTCTTTGACCTCTCTGATATTCCTGACAATTTTTTCCCAATCGGTACCTGAACGAATACACTCTGCGACTTCGCCATGTGCATCTAAACTCGCCCAAATCTTCAATTGCGGAAACTTTTTCCAATACGCAATCAAGTCAACATTTTTCTTATAATTAAGTGTTGAAAAGTTTGTCGTATAGGTTAATTCTACTTGATCTGTTAGATCGTTTTCGATCCAATAATCTAAACACTCATAATGCTCTGGAGTAATAACAATCTCTCCACCAGCAAAATAAACTTCGGTAACGTCATCTAAGTAAGGCTTAAGTTTTGACATCAATGTCATTTCATCATTGTTACTGATAACAATTTTACCTTTATTCTTAGGGAAGTACTCATCGAATACTTCTTGTCCACGTTCATTTAAAAACTCTTGTGACCATAGTGATGAACATGAAGGACCGCATGATCTACATTTCATATTACATATATTACTAAAACGAATATCCATATACTTCATCTGAAACTCTTTCAGTGATCCGTCATCGTTAGTAACATCTGCTATGTAATCAACATAATCAAGTCCTTTACGTTTGTTGTGCGACTGTCTCATAGTCCACTCGCCCATTAACTCTAAGTCATAACAACGTTTACATTCTGCTACAGGTTCGTCACGCATCATTTTAGAACGCAAATCATTATACTTGTCAGAATTCATCATCTGTATAATTGATTCATCGTCTCTGAGTTCTGCTGTAGGCAACTCACTGTCTGCGACACAGCAAGGCATCACACGTTTGTCTGGCCATGCATGAAAATGTACCCAAGGTAAAACACAAAAATGCTTACCGTTTTCGACTAGATTCTTTACTACGATCTTTTCCATATTAAAACTTTACTCCCAAAGTTATATTAAAAATACTTCTTTCTATTGGATCTTTTGTATAAACATTTTTAAGACCCACTGTTACTTTATCTGTTATACTAAAATCAAACGATGTTTCATTTCTTATAAAATCATCTTGCCCTGACTCCCAAAGCAACTTGTTTACAAATGTAACTTTTTCGTTTAAGTTATATGCATACCAAAGTGATGAACGTACAATAGGCTCACTGATTTCATTTGAATTAAGATATGCAATTGAGTTTTCTATTGATGCTTTGTGCTTTTCTGTTCTGAGAATTTTATATCCATGACCCATGCCTATTACGATTCTATCATTGTTATCTCTAAATTCATCATAGTCATAACTAGCAGACCCTATTACATAATGCTTTTCAGTTACAGTTCTAATTGCTTTACCACTAGTTCTAAACTTATTAATTGTTTGCTCATCGTCTTCTGATTTGTAGGCATAGTCTGCATCAAATACTCCTTGCCATATATCTGATTCCCATTTATGATCAAACGATCCTGTGAATACAATTGACTCATCGATGTTAACAAACGTTCCACCGACTTTTGCTTTTGTTTCTGCTGATGCAGTAGGCGATAATATAATCATTGCGGCAACTGCAAGTAATATAGTCATATCTCCTATAAATTTTAATTTCTTTTTCATTCTTCTAAATCTCGTAAACTATTGAGTTCTGGAAACACACTCCAGAAGTCCTCATCTCTTATTTTATCTATGGACGCAGTGTGTTGCATCATAATCTTTTTGTTATCTTGCCATGTATTATCTTCATTAGCAAAATTAACTGCATCTCTAATTAAACGTGATAAACTTGTTTTGTCACCTTCAAACTTATCAGCAAACTTTAAAGCATTCTCTGCCGCCGGTCCCTTCATTGCAGTAGGTAAACTCTTAGCACTATAGTAACTAGGATGCACAGCAAGATATAAACTATGATACCAATCTTCTGCTCTTACAATATTCTTATCTTTAAGATATTGATAAAACTCACCGATCATTGGGTAATTAAACATAGAGAATACTGTGTTCATTTGAAATGTTACGTAATCTAAATCTCTGAATGTAAGTAAGTTGTTTTCTACTACACCCCAGTCTGTTCCTTTACGTAACCATTCTGCTCTTTCGCCATAATGATCAACTGAACAACTTAACTCAATATTATCAAAGTGTTTCCAAAGTTCTAATATATCATGCTTCTTATATTTAATATTACTTGCGTTAGTATTATACCTTAAGACAGGTTTTTTACCACGTCTAATAAATTCTTCTAACATGACATAATGTTCGTCTGTAATAAGTGGCTCTCCACCTGCAAAATAACATAAGTCAATATTGTCAATGTGTTCTAGTGTTTCTTCTAGTACTGTTCCTGTTTGATCGTCTGCATGTATTAAGATAGGATGTTCAGGATCGTGGTTGGCTCGCATCTCTGCTCCCCATTGCGAACTAAACTCACTGCCACATGTGCGACATTTGAAATTACATATATTAGAGAACCTAATATCAAAGTAATGCATTCTAAAGTCATCTACTGTTCCGTCTGCTTTTGTCTGTGGTACTAATTCATCGAATCGTTTACCAAAGTGTTCTTTAGAATAGTTTCTAAAACTATGCGGGCCTGCTTCTTCATGTTTGTAGCAGAAATCACATACACTATTCTTTTTCTCGTTTAGCATATCTAAACGCAATTGTTTCATTTTGTCATTGTTAAATGCTTCTTTCAATGATGTTTCTTTTGTGTTGCCAAATGGTTGAGTATAGTCATTAGAACAACAAGGATAGATATCTCCTTTGGGTGTTACGTTTAAATGTAACCAAGGAAACATACAGAATGTTTTACTTTCTTCTAATAAGTAAGTTTTATCGACTATTGGAATACGTTCACTCATGGTCGTAAAATCTCTGGTACTTTATATAGAGCCGCTAACTCAGGGAATGTGTTTATAAAATTCTCTCCTCTTAGGGCATCTATTCTTTTTATTTCTTCTTTGAATTCGACTTCTCTTTCATTCCAAGTATCTTTAGACATCAACCACGGAATAACTTGTTGTATTTCATTTATTTGTTCTTGTCTAAAGTTTAAGTCTTTCATGTAACTCATAGTTAAATGCAACTGTTCAAGTGCTTGTTCTTTATAACCGTCTGGTAATACATGTGAAGACAAATGTTCTGGCGAACCCATGCTATAGAGAGTCCATACAGAACTCTCAGGCGTATAAAAATGATTGTCTATCATGTACTTGTAAAAATGCGAAATAGTCAATGCGTTGAATATACTATACACCGTATTAACCTGAAAGTTAACATTCTTTGCTTTCTTTAATTTCTTTAGATTTGTTTCAATCGTTTTCCATTTAGTACCGTGTCTAATATATTCTGCTTTTTCTCCCATGTGATCTATCGATGCATAAATCTGTATTGGCTGTGTAAAGTTTTCCCAAAGTTTAAAGATATCTCGTTTTTTATATCTAAAATTAGATATGTTTGTATTATACCTTAATTGAATATCTGTTTTCTTTTTAGCAATCATTTCATCAATTAACATATAATGTTCATCAGTGATTAATGGCTCTCCACCTGCAAAGTATGCAACTTCAAAATTAGGAACTTGCTTTAATACTTCTAATATAAATTCTTCTCTGTTGCCTTTTTCTAACTCTATAGCATACATAGGCAACCCTGTTTGCTCACGTGATTCTAAATCTTCTTGTTCCCATTTAGAACTAAAAGCACTGCCGCATGTACGACATTTAAAGTTGCAAATATTACTAAAACGAATATCAAAATATCTCATACGAAAGTTTACAATTCGTCCTGTATTCATGTCTGTTGTTTCTATCACATCATTAAAGTAATCAGCCCATGCTTCATTACTTTGTGTTCTGAAACTTGGTATACCCTGATCGTCATGCTTGTGACAGTTTGCACACTCAGGGTTTTTAGTTCCCTTTAACATATCTAAACGTAACTTCTTCATTTTAGGAGAGTTAACTAAGTCTGCAAGACTACTACGATTAGAGTTACCAACACCTTGATTATCAGCACAAGATTTTGCAATACAACAAGGCGCTCCCTGACCAGTAGGCGTAGTGTGCATGTGTACCCATGGAATCATGCAGAAAGTTTCTGATCTATTAAGAAGCAAATCTTTTAGAAAGATTGCCTGCTTCTTATCTACAGCGGGTTTGTTAGGCTTACTTGCTGGCATAATTTATAAAAATCCATAAACTCTGGATACACTGTTAATATATCTGTTTCTCTACGATCATCTAATTCGTTAAAGAAGTTGTAGAAATCTCTTCTACCTTCAATCAATTTATCTTCATCATAATGTGTGTTTTCCATATAGTCAACAACACGTTTAAACTTTTCATATTCAATTGTAGTAAACTTATCACTACGTTCATTGTCTACATTGTCTTCGATAAACTTAAGTGACTCATACATATAAGGCATGAATTCTTCTTTAGGCAAGATGTTCATATCATACTGTAAAGGTTCTTTTAAGTATGGAGTATCAAATCTAACTCTGTGTTTATCTTCTGACTTCCAATCGTACCATCCATAGATAGCACGCCATTCTAAAAACTTTTCTAATAAACTTTTAAAGTCTGTTACTGCTAACAAATTAAACGTACACATAAACGTAACAGGAGAGTCTGTCTCTGTTAGATACGTATGTAAGTTCTTTTGAAAGAGTTCTAGGTCTAGTCCAGTTCTAATATATTCTGCTCGTTCTCCCCAGCAGTCTAAACTAGTAAAGAGTTTAAAACTTTCTAGTTTTTCTTCGTCACACAATTTCTTTACTGAACTACTTAGTCTTTTTACTAAAGCATTCTTTGTACCCAAATTAGTATTAATATTAAGTTCTAACCAAGGCATCGGGTCTTCGTCAATCTGTTTTAGCAGTCTCCATGTCGATGTATGCATAGTTGGTTCTCCACCTGTTACACGCAAGATGTTTAAGTCTTTACGCATAGATGGCCACCACTCCCAGAACGCATCAACATATGGATTTTCTTCTTCACGTTCAAACAGTTTCATCCAATCAACATCGTTTCTGTGATTCTTTACAGTCTCAACTGGACCGAACTGTTTGATCTCACTATGATAACTTGATGAATACTTTGGATGACAATAACCACACTTAAAGTTACACTCGTTACCAAAGTTAATCTCTAAGTATTCTGGATTAATATTTTGATCCCAAGGACCATTAAGTGCTTGATCGAATCTTTCTTCTGTAAATATAGATCCGTTACGAATGTGTCTGTCTGAAATATAATCAGGACCCATGTCTTCAACATTCCAGCAGTATTGACAACCTTCTGGTCGTTCACCTGCTAACATTTGTTTACGTTCCATTTTCTTTTCCCAAGTATTGTGTAACGCACTTGGATTATCTTTTAATTCATGTAATGGAATCTTATGTGGACGTGGATGATAGCAACTATGTGTCTCACCTGTTTGTAGATACATAGTAACGTGTTGCCATTTAGCAAGGCAGAATGAGGGAGTTGCCTCTTCTTCAACACGTATTTGTATTGTTTTTATTCTATCTGTTTCTTTAGACATTACCAGCCCTCTATTTCTCTGATAATCTCCATCTCTGTGACAAGGGGACCTAAGTTTCTTTTGTCTGCATTATAATGTCTTTTAAAAAACTTTGATTGTTCTGCATCAAGCATGTTCATAGGCAAACCCAACTTTGCTTGTAGTTCTGCCCCTATTTCTTTTGCGGCTTCTATAGGATCATTATTTAAGTACTGATCCCACATATCAGGATAGTTATCAAACCATTGAATGTCTGTGTGATTGAAGTCTGTTAACATCGTCATGTATGTTCCCAGTCTTGCTCCATAGATTGCCCATGCACCGTTCTCTGCATCTAAGCCTACATTTTGCCATATAGTTAGATTGTTTAAATTTTTATCTGCAACTCTACCTTTAAACTCGTCTACAGTAACTAATGCACCTCGATCTAATACCATTTTAACACCTTCTCTAAAACCAGCACGCCATGCTTGAAATGCTGATTTGTTAGGGTAAGTAGTTGAGTAGCAATCATACATTGCCCAATACAATGAGTCTGCTGAGTTCATCATAAAGTCAACTTGAGTTGCTTCAGAGCCATCAGTATGTTCATGTGTAGTCATGTTTTCTACATAAGTTTTAGTCCATGAACTCATGCCTCCGTTACCATAACGCAAGCCATTAATAGCATTGATAGACTTCCATCTAAATTGTGCTTGTTGATAATTAGGATCTTTATCTGTAAAGTCTAGTTGTATATTGAAAAAATCTTCTTCAGGTAATGTGTCACCATCGATAAGAATAAATCTTTCTGTTTCACTTAACTCACCTGCGGCTTTGTGTGCTTGATCACTGCCTAATACGCCGTCTACTCTTTGAGCCCATGGGACCATGTTTTTAACTTGTACCCAAAATTCTTCTTTTTGTGGCTCATCATAACTTAGATAGATTACATCCAAGTCTGCAATATCAATAATATTACTCATCAAACTTCCTTTCACCTCGTGAATAACTATCCTCAGGATCTATTTCGGCATCAGCATTCATAAATCGCATACGTTGTACTAAGTCCCAATTGACATCTTTCCAATTTTCATGGATGCTTGTGTATTCTTCTTTTTCTTTATCCGATTTCTTCACTGTACAACTCCCAATATCTACCTTTAGATTTATCTGTTACAAGTATACTTATATCATCTACAGAAACCAGTATACCTGATGTACTAGGCTTATATTTTTGTACACCCGCTTTTCTTCTATTACGAGTAATGCGACCATCGATCACTTTGATGTCAGGTCTGGCTTCTGCAAATACGCCGGAATCGATGACAATGTAATTACCTTCTGGTTTTTCACATGTATAAAAGTCAACGGTGCCGTCTTCTTTATAATACAACCTAAACTCAGGAGCCTCAATCTTGGGTGCTTCCCAAACAGTGATATATTCTTCGTTGTCATCAGTCGGACTGGTGTTTTTATCACTCATTGAATCGACTCCTTTATTTTATCAGAAAATGATTTGATATGATAGTGAAACGGATACGTCTGTGGGATTGTGTTCACTCTTAATGTATGAGGATAAATCTCATACAATAAAGTATCAGTCCATTTTTCTGATGGTGTACCATTAATAAATTGCTTCATGTGTATCATAGAAAATTCTTTAAAAGTTGGAAGTGTAGACTTTTCAACTCCTATAAGATGACACGCATAAGCATAAATCCAGTCAGTCGTTGCTGGTTCATCTGGATTACATTGAAGTGTGTCTCTAAACTCACTCCAATTCTCAAAGACATGTCTTACAATGTCAAAGAATTCTTTTGCTGTTTCTGACTTTTTAAAATAAGTTATAGCATTGTATACGTCTGGCAGTTCATTATCGTCTATAAACCTACGATAGGTGCGTACATGCGATATATTCTGCTTGAAGTCACGTATATGTGTAGAGACAACTAAGTCTCTTTGTTTAAGTATATCCCACCAATAGTCTATTGATGAAGGAATATACAAGTCTGCTTCTAATTTGATTGTGTGTTTATAAGGACTTGCTTCATACACTTGCCAATCATTGATAAGTTTCCAATCACTATCAGGTTCTAAGTCTCCATAGGGTAATGGAATAACTTTATGAAAAGCCTTACACTTTGTTTTGTCATCAGAGATTAATGATACTTTTGCATCTGGCATCACTCTCATTATAGACTCTGCTAATTGTTCTGCACACTGGACATAGTTGACATCGGCTGTATTTTGTGCTAATATAACGAAACCCTTATCCATTCATAATCCCCACAAATAAATCTTTGTTCATAACATGAAAGTCCATGTCTTTAATTAGCATATATTCTTTTCTAACTTTGCTTTTCTTCCAATGATCAAACATGATTGTAAATTCTGTGTTAAAGTCATATACTTGACCGTCACAAGGCACTTGTACATCTACATTATTTGCATAGACTGAAGTGTTTTTACCTACGTGTACTAAGTTCCATGGTATATAATCACTTGGTACATCTGTATGACCATTAACAATTTTAAGTGCAATTGTTAGTCCATAGTCATTACGATATACTCCACCAATAAAACTATGAATACCTGCATAATGTTCGTAATTGTTTTGCACCATTTCTAAAGTTTCAAAGATTTGCTTTGCACGTTCAGATTTCTTAAACATAATTACAGTTGCCCATAATGTTTCATATGAATAGCCCATCTTTTCTTGTGCCGCTTCTGGGTGCATAAGCATGTGTGTACGGTCATGACAACAGAATGTGTCAGACAAGTCAAATGTTTTTAGTAGTGTATCAGAATTGACAAGATAGTCAACATCGATAAGGAGCGTTTCCTCATAAGGACTCAGTTCATATGCTTGATATCGACCTTTGTTGATCCAAGATGTTTGATCTTTAATATTAGTTAAATCAGGTTCAACTTCGACTACCCCGTCAAATACATTTCTATCATCTAATATAGTTTTGTATGTATCTACATCTGTAATTAGAGTTGTAGGTAAATCTAAAAATGCTCTTACTCTTTTTGCAGTATAGACGGCCATATCGGCATAATTATATTTGCTAGAATTAAAAGCAAATAAAACTACGCCTCTAGTTTTTACCTTTTCCTTTCTAGTTCTTTCCATTCACTGTTCCACTCAGTCATCACGTTATTATATGTTTTAGTAAGAGATTCTAACAATTGTAGTCTATCTACTTTTACTGGATTTTCAAACGTGTCGATAACGACAAGAGTTTCATCAGAAAATGAATTAAGAAAGCCTATAGTTTGAGCATCGGCATTCCACAAACCGCCTTGTTCTGCAATGACAAGTTTGCTCTTATATTTTTCTTGTAGGTATGCTTTGGCTGAATTATGACTAAATCTAGCCTTTGCATCTTTGATTAATTTTGTTGTATCCATAGTAAATAATACTCCCATGAGTATTTAGATGGATTTCAAAGTGACTGAAAAAAACTTATGAGCCAGATACTGAACCTGAAACCGAAGGTGTTCCCCACGATGCAGACAAGTATGTAGTCTCAGGAAGTTGCACAGTACAAGTTACAGCACTACCACTAGTTGCTACTAAGTCATTAGGAATTTCGTCCCAAACAGAGTAGATTGTGATAACTGAACCAGTGTCACCGTTTGATCCTTGAGCACCATTAGACTTAACAATGTATCTAATGAATGAGTTCAAGTAACCAGAAGGACCTGAGTCTGCTAACTGTGTAAATGCAGTTGCGTTTCCTGTTGTTAGTCCAAAATACCCTTTATCTGAATCAACAGTAGGTGAATTACCAGCACCACCGACTTTAGTAATACCAGAGTATGATGTACTTGCGATAGAAATTGTGCCTGAGTTAGGTGCAGACATAGTAACTGTTCCTGTGTCACTTGCTAAGTCTGAGAAAAGCAAGTTGATACCAGAACCAGTTGGGTGTGAAGCAGTCATTTTGATTTGACCACCTGCGTTAAAGAAGTAACGAGCGGCATCACCTGATGCGAATGTAACTGTATGAGTGAATGTAAGACCATTCTGCCATGAAGTGCCACGTGTTGCTGTATCAGCAATAGTAGAACCTTGTGATGCGGCGTTTCTTCTGTTAGTATAAATTGTTGTTAAGTTTGTAGGGATAGCAGACAAATAAGTAACTGTTGAACCTGATGTAGGTGCAGTTACTGAGGTAATAGATGACCCCTGATGAGAAGCAGAAGATGCAGTATTAGTAACTAGAGCATTCCATTGCCCTGTTGCTACTACAGTATCTCCACCACTTACTTGTGATACAGCAGTTTGTCCATAACCAGCAGTTGTTCCACCTGTTGCCCAAACTGTATTAAGTTTGTTGGCGCTTGTGTCTGGGTTGCTACCTACCAAATTATTAAAATCTGATGCTTCGATTAAGCCATTTTGTGCGTAACTCATGTTAAAATCCCTAAATTATTTTATTGTAACAATGGCTTCTACTGTGCCAAAGTCAGATGTTGTTTTATCTTCTAATGCTCTACCGATAACGTTGAAAGCAGTTGCTTCGTCATTCTCAGCGGCTCTAGCATACCCTTCTCCAGCACTTACAAGTCGTTGACCTTTACGTACTGTTCCTAATGTTTTCACTCGTACACGTCCTGTCATTGCAACAGCAGGGTGAGTATCATTGTCACCTGCGCCGTTGTTCATTAAGAACGCCATGTTATCTGAGATAACACCGAATACGTCTTCACTTAATTCATATTTAACAGCAGTAATTTCAGCAGGTCCGCCTAATTCTACTACTGTACCAGGCTCATATACATCATCAGCACTAAATCTTTCCGCCAAGTCAGCATATGTTGCTGTAAGACGAGAACCTGTTGATAGAGTCCAATTACCTGTAATTGTACCTGCTGTTGTGTTCGCACCAGTTGTTAATGTTGTTGCTTGAGTTTGTACTGTTAAAATATTACCGTTGTATGTTGGTAAGTATGATGCTACGTTTGAGTTACTATATGTACCTGCAAATGAGATAGGATCTCCGTTTGCATACATGTATTTGTCAGTTCTGATACCATATAAGTTACCAGAGTTATTAATGTATATACCACCTGTATCTAGCAAAATAGCAGAAGCATTTGCACCAGTGTTACCTGTTACAGTCCAAATACCTGTTAATGTTCCTGGTGTCGTTGCTGAACCAGTAGTAATTGCTGTTGTTGTTAGTGTACCGATGTTTGCTGTTGTTATACTAGCATCTGCAATAGTTGCGTTTGCTGATATTGTTAAATATCCTGCTGTAAATGCGTTTGCTGTAACTTCGTTTGTTGCTGTAAAATTATTTGCTGTTGCGTTGCCTGTTATGTTGACTGATCCGAATGTTGTATTACCACCTGATGCTGTTGAAGTCAATGACAACCAGGCTAAACTATTTGATTCGCCGTCTGTTGGGCAAACTTTTAACGTAGTGTCAGAAGTATCGTACCAAATTTGACCTCTTAGAGGATTAGCAGGTGGAGTGCTGTCTGCAAAATTCTCAGTTACATGGACAAAGTTAGTATCTAAAGACTGGCCATATCCTGCGTAGTTTCTACCAGGAAGACCTAATGAAGTACTACTCGTATTGATAGTACCGTCGGCGATGGTAGTTAAGACTGTCCCATCACTTTTTACAATTGTATATGCCATTTTCTAATTCACTCCGTTAATATTATTTATCTTAAATGGTAACTAAATTAGTTAGAGATTGTATCCTAACCGTGTAATCTATTTGTATTTGCCTATTCAAGGACTTTTGAACAGGATGAAAGATTACATGAGTTAAAAGTCTTGTAATTACGTTCCCGTTTGCATCCGTTCCATAGTTTGCTAATAGTCCTAATTCATCAAATATGAAGTTAGAATCTGTTTGCGTACTGTTATCAAATGCGGCTTGTCCTGCAGGTTCTCCATAATCTAGTAAACATTGTACTAAGATATCTGTGTACACACGACCTGTTGTGTGAAACACTGTCATTTTATTTCTTGTTGGGTCTAAGTTAAAAACACTTGTATCATCTACGATTTTTGCATAAGTTTGATTATATAGAGCCGCATTCTGACCCGCAGTATTAGGTGGTAGATATGTAATAACACCTGTTTCATCAACAGAGGCTCCACCATTACCGAATGCCATCTGATATATCTCTCCGTAACCTCTACTAGATAATGTATCAGCAATTGCTTCCGACATGTTTTCGTAGTTAATTGCGTTCTTTGCTTCTTGTAAAATTTCGCCGGTGTTATAGTCTCTGATCGTCAGGAAACCTTCCATTTTTAGAATTTGTTGATCGCCAGACATTAACTATCTCCTCGCACTTGCACTAACACTTCTTTGGTGTCAGGATCAGTGATTTTAAGGCTTGAAGAAAAATAAATCCCGCTGTTTTCGTTGGGTTTTACTTCTTTCGGCTCTTGGTTCTCTGATTTATTATCGTTCATCTCTTTATTTATCATTTACGTTATATCCGTATGTAGAAATTGTGCAGGAGCAGTTTCTGATATCGATAATGGATCTCCTTCAACTTTATTAAAGTTATAAGAGTTCCAACTTTGATCAATATACAAGTCAGGTAACTGATTATTGCTCAATAAACTAAACACTTCTGTATACTTGGCAGTGTAATTTTGCACTGCTGTACCATTTGCGCCTCGTTGTAATCCAGTAACTGAGTTGTTGTCAAAGTCTACACTAGTAAACTTGATTTGTTCCCCATTAATGTATAACACATTTCCTTCTAATGATGTAATTGTCAATGAATCTCCTGCAGAAATGTACGTGCCATCTGTAATCTTTAAGATAGGTGCAAGTTCTTCAATAACAACTTCATATGTATCAGTGTCTAATGTGTTTCCTGTAGTATTATTTAGAACAGTTACACCACTCAAAATGTTTTTATCTGAGTTTAGACCAATTGAATAAATGTTATCAACTGGAGTAGGTGCAATTCTGTCTTCTACTAAGTTATCTGTTACTCTAGTTACGTCACCTAAGTAAATTACTTGTGACAGAGGGAAGATAGGTTCTGCTAACCATGTTCTGCTTTGTGTATTTGCTCTATAAACTGACTGCTCTCCATCCTGATTGACTGCATTTAAATAAATTTCTTCATCAGGCGTTGAGTGTGGTATCATATTTGTTATAATCACAACATCACCTGGTGCAATATCAGTTAATATGCTTACTTCATTGTCTTCATCTAATCTCAACTTGTTTGTTGGTAAACGATAACCGTTAACAGTGACCCAAAGTCTTTCGACATTAGTTTGTTCCCATTGTGTTACGTTCATAACACCTGTATCATTAGTTAAAGATACTTCACTGGATGCATTTCTAGTCAAGCCTATTGTAAATTCAGTACCACTTAAAATTTGTTTAATATAGTAAGTTGTTCCTTGTGTCAAACCACCTAACACTGGGGCGCCTGCTACTTGACCTTGTTGTGAGAAGATAACTTCATTATTAACAACAAGTTGACTTGTATCCTGACATGTAATTCTATTTGTTGTTGCTGTTGCAGTTGCCTGTGTAGTAACTAAGAAGAATGTTCCTTGTCTCCAAACATATCCACCTGAGATATAAGTGGATACACCAGTCACTGGGTAATTTACTGCATCTAATGCAGGGTTATATACTTGGGTATAAATTTCAAATCTATATTGATCGAACACTCTTACATAATATGAGTTACCGTTCAATTCAACAGCACCATATACGCCGTCAATTCTTACTAATTGATCAGTTGCTAGTGAGTGTGGTATGCCTGTTGTAATTCTTGTAGTTGGGTTGCCACCACATGTTGTAACCATTAAGCCTGTTGCTGTGCTTAATGAAACTTGTGCTCCTGTTTGATCTTTAATAGTTGCTGTTGTAGAATCTATAACATTTTCTACAAAGTAAACTGTACCTTGCTCTAGTCCACCAAAGTCAGTTCCTTGGAAGTAAATTTGTTGATCTACTGCAAAGCCCGATGTTGTGTCAAATGTGATCGCATTTGTAATACCATCTGTAGCAGTTGCTTGAGTGACACGAAGAGGTTCTTCTTGTCCAGTTTCGATGTTTGTAATGTTTGCAACTGTAATCGCATTTGAACTACCAACCATTGATCCTGAATCAGTTGTGACAGTCACTGGTGTGCCGCCTACTGTTAATGAAATTGTAAATGTAGTTGCATCGATAATTTCTAAAATATAATATGTTACGCCTGCTGTGATTCCACCTATAGTAGGATTAGAGAATACAATTGGCTCGTCTTCTGCTAAGACTGATGTATCAGCACAAGTTAAAGTGTCTAATAATTCATCATACATAACAACAGTAGGTGTATCTTGGTCATATGTCTCTACATCTGGTGTGTCTTCATCAAATGTACCTTCAGTGTGAGTCGTTGCTGTAACTGTAATAGTTGTAAACGAACTACCTGAAGTACCTGAGATACCATATTGTGTTGTTAAGTATTGTCTTTCAGTGTTGTTATACGTTAAGACAGAAATTTTATCGTTAAGTGCCGGTGGTGCATTAAACAGCACAGAGTTAGTGCCGTCATCGACAGTGTATTGAGAACTTGTTTGTCGTAATCCATTGACCTCAACGATTGCGTTGTGTGGATTATCTCCGCCATTAAAGTTGCTCATTGGGAACGATGCTTGTGATCCGTTACCAACATATTCTTGTATCTCTGGTACAGAGTATCCATACTGTGATGGGTCTCCTGAATCTCCAAAGATAGAATAAACAAGATAATCTTCTCCGTTTACATAACCTGTTGGGCTGGCTAATACAAGTTTTGCTTGTATGCCGTTTGGTTGTCTACCAATTGCATAATCATTAGTTACGTAAGATGATATTCCAGATGCATCACTTAAAGTAAAGACAGGTCCACCATCAGTTTCTGAAATTGTAAATTCGTTATTGTCTATAATTGATTCAATATAATATACAGTGTTTGGTGTAATATCTGAGCCAAACATATCTGCCGCAAATTGTATTCTGTTTCCTACAGCAAGTCCTGCAGTGGTTCCTACTGTAATTCCGTTATTTGATGCTTTAGTTCTGCTTACAGAATTTGTTTTTCCTAGTACTAGTCTAGTACCGTTATGATAAACAAGAGGATCAGTCCATACTGTACCACTTCCTGTTTGTATATTTACGATCATTGAACCAGTTGCGTCTGTTAATGATTTGATTGGCCCTGCTAATCCTGTACTTGAATCATAAGTTTCTGATATCGTTATAGAATTTGTTGCTGTAGAAATAGATTTAACAAAGTAAGGTGTATCTTCTGCTACACCACCGAATACTACTCCTTGGAATGATATTGATTCATTTACTGTAAAGTCAGACACACTTACACAGACGATTGTGTCACCTGCCGCAATTGTTTCTGTTGCTTCTACTTCGACTGATGCAGAACCGGTTCTGATTGCTCCTGATCCTTGGAAGAATGATGCACTATAATTACAGTTCAAGTAAATGTCATCAAACCCTGTTGATACAGTTTCTCTAATAGGATCAGTATCTGTGTTACCTTTAACTAATTGATTACCATTACCTACTTCATAAACATCAACACGCAATGACTGTTTTGGAGCAAATGCTAATGGAGTATTCAATGTAATTACTTTTGTTATCCAATTGATAGAGTATTCACTTGTTGCTAATCCAGTTCCTAAGCCTGTTATTGGATCAATAATTTGTACTGACATATCTATTGGGTATTGAACAAACTGATCGAAACTATAATCAACTTGGAATTCAGTTGCAGGTTCAATAACTCTACTCACAACATTAAATCCTGTGTGAGAATATTGAGTAACGTCCCATACTGTTCCAGGACGTGTAACTACTGTTAAGTTTAGATTGTCTTTAACTAAGCCAGGCACTAATTCTTCTGGTCCGTATCCAGAAGTAAATTCATCTCCTTTAACATCATACACGGGTGCTTCTACTGTGAATACACCTGTTGATGTCCAAGTTACGCCTGAATCTGTAGATTGTAAGATTGCATTGTTGTCTCCAACAACTACAAACGTATCTGTTTCTGGTGAGTATGTTACTCCGTTCAAGTCTTGTGTTGTACCTGATGTCTGTGTTGTCCAACGTAAGCCGTCAGATGAAGTTTGTATTCTACCGTTGTCTCCAACTGTCATCCAAATACTATCAGCATAAATGACATCACGTAAAACATCTGAGTTTGCATCGTATAGATACATTCTTGCTTGTAATGGAATAACATCATCTACTAATGTTACTTGTGATGTTAGTCCTGAATCAGTATACACTTCTACCTGCGTAGAACTTACGATGTTTATATAATAAGTTGTATCTATAAGCAATCCACCGAATGAGTCTGTGAATCTAACTGGGTCTGCATTGATAAAACCGTCTGTATTAGTAACGTTAAGTTCATTAGAAGATTCGTTTATAGACACGATTCCTACTTCATTGATTCCTGTCCAATCTCCGCCGTTGTTTGTTTGATACTTGACATCATTCTCACCTACTGCAATTGCAATAGTGCCATTACTTGCTACACCATACAATCCATTTGGAGTAAGTTGTGGTCCGTCTTGCCAGTACTCTCCAGTTGGTTCATAAGAGTACGCAATAATGTTAGTATCGATTAATTCTGTTACACCAGTTGAGTAATCATATTTTTTACCTTTACCAACTGCAATGAATCCACCAAAGCCTGTAGTGTCAATTGAATTGACTCCATATAAAGTTACTGCTAATGGTGTGTCGTATACTTTTCTTTCTGTCCATACGTATGTGTCAGGAGAGTTAACAATTCCTTCTCCAACACTTACATAATAATTGTTTCTGTGTGCTGTACTTTGCAACGTGATTGCCGCAATCGACAATGATGTTGATGAATATGGATTAGTATCATATGGTAAAGCACCGTATGGTGTGAACCAACCGTTTGTTGTCCATGTAACTCCGTCGTTTGATCTATAGATTGGTGTCGCAGTATTTGTAGTTGTCATTACATATAAGCCGCCACCGTATACTATGTCAGTTGCGTTAACGACAATATTTGAAATTTGTTTTGTTGACCAACTCTGTCCTTCGATAGACGCAATAACACCTGTGTACTTGTCAAAGTTAGCAGATGCTATGTAGTTTATTCCGTTCCATAGAACACCAGTAATAGATACTCCTGTTGGATAGAACGGCTCATCTTTCAATACAGTGTCTACAGTAAATTGATCTTCAGGTGCAAATGCATTACCCAAATAAACTGCATTTGGATATGTTATACCTGTAAATAATTGCTCTAAGTCTATACCCGGCATATTAATGTTCGGCTGATAGTAGCCCTCGACTCTATCAAGTGCATTTAATACTCTATCATCTGATCTTAACTCTTCCCACTTACCAATGATAAATTCTGAGTCATTATTAGAAATAACACAACGATAAACTCTGTCTAAGTATTTGATAATAGACTGATTAAAGTAGAATGGTTCTGGTAAGAATGCATATCCACCTGCTTTAGATAAAGTGAGTCCTGTGATCGATACTGTTGTGATCACATTTACAACAGTACCACCTGGATTACTTGAAATTGTTACTTCATTTGTACCAGTGTCAATTGTTTTAATGTAGTAAGACGTTGATACTTGTGCATCTATTGAATTATTGGGTACTACACCTTCAAATATAACTTCATCATTCAATGAGAATCCACTTACATCTGTCAACGTAATTGAATCTGTTCCTGACGTACATCCTGTAACGTCAGTTGTTGTAAACCCATCAAATGCAAATCCTATACCACTAACTGGTACAGTCATTCTTGCATCTGAATAAACTTCTAATGTATTTTGTCCAACAACTTTTAAGTAATAATCTGTTGTAAGATCATTAGGTTCGCCTGAAACAATTAAACTTGTTATTGTTCCGTCTGCATCAACTGAATTAACTTTTAATGTAGCATCGTTAAGAGGAGAATCTCCGCCTAACTCAGAACCTGATATAGTAATAACATTATCGATTGCATAACCTTCGCCTGCATTAGATAAAATTACTCTGTACCCACCTAATTTATATCCTATATCAAACACGCCATCTACAGTTGGTGTTTGTGATAAACTAAATGTAGAATTAGTATCGGCTACAGTAACATCTTGTGTTCCACCTTTAGAAGTTGAAAGTCTTATCCAAGGGTTACCGGTACCGACCATTGGGCCGTTATCATTTTGTAATACGAATGTACTTCCACCTGCGACTTCTGTGATTGTAAATTGAGTTGAACTATCAATTGACTTAATATAATATTCATCTCCTACTACGATGTTTCCTAAACCAACACCAGTAAATCTAATTGGCATATTCACCCAAAGTGATGAAGTATCTGCACATGTAATTCTGTTTGTGCTAGATGAAGTAGATGTACAATCTACAGTTATGTATGTACTTTCATCTCCGTCTAATGAGAAGTCAAAAATATAATACGTTACACCAGTAGATAGTCCTGATCCGCCCGGTACTGAATTAAATACGATCGGCATATCAGTATAGAAATTAAATGTTCCTTTATCTTGCTCATTTAGTGCAATTCTATTATCTGTTCCTTCTGCATTATCTCCTGCAATAGTTGCATAACATGTTCTGTCAAGTGTATTTGTTAATACCCCAGATGTAATGTCTGTATAATATGCAGATGTATTATACATTGTAAACTTCTGTCCGTCAACCTGACCCGGTGATACAGGAAGTGAGACATGCATTAACATAGAACCAGTTGCTGTACTTAAGTCTATAGTATCTTTCTGATTAGTTAGCAGTGCTGAACCTGTAGTTACTGTAGATAGTGTCAATGGTGACACGTTTACACTAACACCAACTTTCAGTTCAGTCATTGACACAATTTCATTTACGTAGTATACTGTGCCTGAAGTAATTCCACCAAAGTCTGTAATCTTATTGCCATTTACATCAAGCATCATATTAAATATGACTGGATCATTAATTGAGAAACCAGTTGTGTCTGCAACAGTAATAATATCTGTTGAAGTAGTTGTAGCACTTACTGTGGTTGTCAGAGGCGTCTCTGTGGGGCCTATTGTAATTGTTTGCTCATCTACTACTGTTGTTACATAGTAAACGTCATTTTCTTCTATATCGCCAAATACATCACCTGTAAAGAACAATGGTATACCAACATAGAATCCGTCAGTTCCGCCTGTGCCTATAACACTTTGCGGAATAGTAATTTTATTTGTTACTGCTTCTGTTGCAGTTGCTGTTAGTAAGCCTGGATAGTTAAGTGTAACGACTGCTGTATCTGTGACTTCACCTGCATATGCAAACATACCTGCAAGTGGTGCAGTCGCATCTGGTAATGTTTTAACTGCTCCACCAGGAGTCTCACTGATCGTAAAGTCAGTTACATTAACAACAGAATGTACATAATAAACTTGTTCATCAACGATGCCACCTATTACTGCGCCTGTGAATTTAATTGGCATGCCTACATAAAAACCAATTGTTGAACCTGATGAATTTAATTCACCGTTGTTTTCATCATAAGGATCTAATCTAATAAGATTACCTGTTGTTTCTGTTAGTTCTACAATACGTTTAAATTCTGTATAATAAACGTTATGATCATTGGTAACGTTTGCAATTTCAAATATTGCACCTTGTGCTGATGCTGAAATGTCTGCTATTGGTGGTTGTGTTGCTTGTAAACTTATACTAGAACTTGCAACGTTTTCACTGTTAAAATATGATCCTGCAAAGAATGCACCATAGAAAACATTTGCTTCCCAATCTAATACTTGACTTGTGTAAGTAGTTCTATCAAATCGAACAGCAAGGTTATTTTCTCTTGTAGGACTTGAACTTGTAATTGCAGATGCCTTTGCACCTACATTAAGAGCAAAGTCTCCGTCAGTTGTTCCTGCACTTAGTTCTACTCTATTTGTTTCATTGACTGCATCATCATAACTAGTGTATAAACCTACAATAGTTGTTGGGGTAGTTTCTAATACATTAATATAGTACCATTGACCATCAACTAATCTAGTTACAGTTGCTCCAGTTGTACTATCATCTTTATATTGTATTAAGTTACCAGTTTGCAAACTTGGGGCAAACAATTTAATTGTATGCAACGTAGAGTTGATGTCATCATTAGTAAAGAACAATTGTTCTGCTGGTGCAACTCTGATTTCTGGTAATACAGCATACCCTTCTCCGGGATTTATTACGTTCACACTGATTACACTATCGACACTCATCACTGCTTCAAGTTCTGCATCAACTCTTGGTGCTGGGTATTTTTCTAAATCAATGTATGCTGTTACCTTGGGTGGTTCTACATAATTTTTTCCACCATCAAGTATTACCACTGCAGGTAAATCAATAATGATTTTTGCTCCAGGTAAATGTGTTGTCGGTGTTGTTCCGTTTAAGCCTCTTTGTAGTCCTCCAAGAGTATTTAAAGCACGATCAACAAAAGAGTAACTAATAATTTCTTCATCTATTTGTATTGTTCCATTAATCGGGAAACCTTGTGCATTGTCTACCATTATTAAAACTGAACCGATAGTCATGTATTCGTTTAGTTCAGTTATCTCATAGTCAGACTCTCCAACTAATGATAATCCATAATTGTTATACCAATTTCGATATTGTTCTTTTTGCCATATCGCATCAGTTGGTAAGAATTCATTTGTTCCGTCAACATTTTCATAAACTAACTGCGGAGAAATATAAGATTGAGTTGTCTCGTTCCACTCAGCAGGTAAATCAAAGTCTGTGACGTTACCATCATATGTATCGATTCCTGTATATTTAAACAAGAAGTCTTTAATAACTACATGATAAGGTTTTGCTTCATTAATATATCCTGACAAGAACTCTTGGTTGTCTTGTTGATAATTTTGAATTGGTTTTAGTTCTCTAATAACATGAGACACATCTACTAACGATGTTTTATTCAACCAAGGCAAATAGTTTTGTGATTCATCTGTTTCACTTTGAATATATTCAAATAAAATAATTAGAGACTTGTTTCTAAATTCAACTAATTCGTCAATATAAATTTGTTCGTTTAATGCACGAATAATCCAACGTGTTTCTTCACTTGGATATTCATCAAAGTCTGTTGTGTCAAAGAAGTTATCTCCGAAGCCTGTTTTGCCTGCGGCGTAGTCCCAAAGATATGTATTAAATTGTATTGTACCATTTTCTAAGCCGATACGTGTCCAAACACTGTTACCGTCATAACGATACATTTCCCATTTGCCATCACCATTTGCTTCTACTGTAGCAATAGTGTTTACTTCTACATTAAGTTTAGCAAGGTCTGAATACTTTTCAACACTAACAGTTGACTTAGTATTGTTATTATATTGTCCTACTGGGTTCTTTGTTGGTAACCACCAGTTTACATACTGCCAATAATCTGCTGTGTCATAAAATTCTCCACTAGCAAACAAATACGTTGCATCTTGTCTTGTTTCTGAGATTGGATACTCAGCAAGAACTTTGTTTGCATACTCTAAGTAGTTTTCTAATCCTAAGAATCTACTAAAGAAGAAACTTTGTCTTGGTCTTGCTAAAACGCCTGACTGCACTGCTTTTGGCAGATACGGATTAGGTACAACTTCTCCAACTTCATCTACACCAGATAAAGAATCTAATAAACGATCATACAAACCTTCTGGTCTGTTAGTTGAAGTTTGTGGTCCGAACTTGGGTAGACCAGGTAAGAAGTCATCTGGTTCACCGTCTTTAATTAAATTAAATTCTTGGTGAGAAGGATCATCATTATTTCCTTCTGCGTATCCTATATGAAATACACTGTCAGTTGTGTTTATATATGGTTGTGTATTATATAAAGCAAATGTGTTCGGCAGTAAAGGTGCAAAGTATGCGATACCTGATCTGCTTGGCTCTCCAATATATCTTTGTATTGTAGTATCACTTAATGTTTTACCTATAGATGTTTCTACTTTATTCGTATTACGTACCCAGAAATAGTAACAAGGTTGAACTGTGTTGGTTGCGTTAATATCTGTTTCAACACTATATTTTGTATTTGATTTAGGTGTTCCTGTGCCAGTGTATTGATTAGGTGGTGTAGTTGATTTTACCCAAGTGTAACATGCAACCTGTGATCCCGGGAATATTCTACCCCACATTTTGCTATTATATACTACGTCATTTTGATGATAGTTTAACCATCTTACATTTGTTGTATCAAACCAAATATGTCCTATTTGATTTGCTCCCCATGTTAGTCCTGAGTTTATTTCTCCTATAGCACTATTATATATTGCTGGGTCAACACTATTAACATAATCAATATTTTCTCTGGCTGCACCTAATAGTTTACCCTGCATTGGATCCATGTAATCTAAATTAATTAATGTATCATTTGTTTCTGCACTATAGACCTGTGAGTTTTGTATTCTGTTAATATCTACAACAGGTGCAGATTGTCTATAAATCTCCCAGTCTTTAGCAGTGCCTGAGTTTTGGAACAATGTAACTTGTCCTTCTAAATCACCGAAACTTAAATTAGGTGTACCGATAACAACTTGGTTATTTGTAAAGTCTATTGCTGTCCCATACTCTGGTTCAAAGCCATAGTTTTGATCTTGGCTGTTACAGTTTTGTGCGTATGTAAACTTACCTGGGTCTGTAATTGATCCATTATAGTTTGCAAGATAATCATACATGTATACTGCACCTGCATTATCCCATGTATCTACCCATCGTGTTGCATTGTTATCAAAAATTGTATCGTTATCTAAATTCTCGTCATCAATAAAGTCAAATGTTGTTGCTAAGTATCTAGTTGAAACAGGAGCAGAAATTACAACTGAATCGTGTTCATTAAATTTAATTGTATTACCAAATAATGTTCTACTCTGATTATGAGGTGCATTAATAAGTTGTGTCTGTTGATATATTTCTAATCCTAATTCAGCAAATGCATCTGTGCTTGGTGCTTGTAATATTAATTTTTCATTGACAAGGGCTAAACTTTGATCTATAATAGAAATAATTAATTTACCGTCATCAGTCGCACTTGATGTTATATTTGTAATACCGTATTGATTAATCAAACTTGATACTGTACTTGCGTTTGCACCTGAAGGCAACTCTACTAGATAACCATTGATTAATAATTTAGTGTCTGTAGTTAAATTAGTGACACCAGTACCTATTACTGTACCATATTTGCCACCGGCATTTGTATATCTATAAACAGTACCGTCTGTTTGTTTTGCACCTTCAATTCTTATTTCGCCCGGTGCACCAATTAATAGTTCATTACCGTATGTACCCATATCAGACGCATAGCCCATAAAGACGCCTACTCTGTCATCTGCTTCAGGCACCATTGTTTGTACCCATTGAATTCTACGAGTACTAATTTCGATTATGTCTCCTGCTCTGATATCTCCGAAGTATCTAAAGTCTGACGTTCCTCCACCAACTGCATAGTTGTTGTCATCAACAATTGTTCCATTGACAAAAACTAATAACGGTTCTTGTTGTGGGTAAATATCAAAGTTAACAGTAGGCTCATCTGTAAGTGTTATTACTGTGTTAGTTGATCTACTTTCTTTAAGTGAGAATGTTTGTGCACCTACGTACTGCATGTAATACACTTGATTAGGTGTAATGCCACTGTCACCGTATGTTCCACCTTCGTTAAACACTACAGGTGTATTTGTATATGTTGCATCTATTGCAGTACCTGTAAACGTAATTACGTTTGATGCTACCGCAGTTGCGTTTCTACTTGCAAACGATGTAGTCCATGCTAATGGATACTGTTGCGGTTGATTAGGTATTGCAGTATATTGTGATTCTATATTTTGTACTAAACGTGAGAACGAATAGTTTGTTCCCCAATTTGTTTTTGTTGTTGGAGATGCTGTATTAGGCGCGCCAATCGATATACAATCTGCTTCGTCATCACAACTTACAGAGAAACCAAAGTTATCTCCTGCACTTGCATTGACTGGGGCGAGAGTGCCATCGATATCACTTATCGCCTCATATGAAATTTGTGTTGCTGTGCCGGTGCCTGTTCCTGCACCAGTTGATACAAAGATTATTCCTACTTTATTTTCTACTGCACCTAGTGCTGTAAAGTCTGTTGTACCTACACTAGTAATCTCGTATGTTTCACCTACATTAAAATATCCTGCAGTTAAAGGTATGTGTTGTCTGTTATAAACTTGTACTGAATTATTACTGGGGTTACCTGCAAAGATATAATTTTGATCATCACTAATTGCAAGACTTGTGCCTGAACTAAATGTTGATGTAAAAGATTGTAGCGGTAAAATATCATCTGATAACACAGAATCATTTAGTGTGTAAATTCTAAGTGTTGAAGTAGTCAACGATGTTTCAGGTTCACTGATTACAAATAAATTATTAGAGTATGCAATTGCTTTACCGAATGATGTTCCACCAGTTAAAAGACTACCTGTATCTTCATCGAACTCGTTTGTGACAGGGTTTAAGCCATAACGATAAACTTTACCTGCGGCTGAGTCACCAATCAAATAACCCATTCTTGGAGTATATGCTACAGCACTACCAAATTCTTGTCCATCAGTACGATTTAGATTATTTGTTAAACTATAGTTAATTGACTTACGATAAACTCCCCAATTACCATCACTTGCTTGGTCTACCCAAACAGTGTTTTTTGAGAACTCTGATTCAAGTAAATCTAAATCTGCAATGTCACCTGGCTTTTCAACACGTTGCTCAACAAATGTCAAACCTAATCCAGTGAGTGGTCTGATAACAGGAGATACTGTTAATTGCAAATTAATTATAATCTGCGTGGTATTAACTACTTTAGTGACAATATAATATCCATTGACATTAGGAGCAACTTCTATAAAAGATACTGGATCTAATACTTTCAGATTGTGTCTTTGTTTAAATGTAATTGTAGTTGTGTTATCTTGGTTTGGTTGTACTGCTGTAACTTCTCCAACTGGCTTAACTGAATACACTCTCCACTGTTCTTTGAAGTTAGCAATCCACATGTAATCTCTTACATAAAATTGGCTAATAGGAATACGTTTACCATTAACATTAGTTGCTCTATTTGTTAATGATCTGAAATCATATGCTCCCATCTTAACGTCATCGTAATTTACATAACCTGCTGATGGGTAAAGACTTAATGGGTCTTCATATTGTAATGTAGATAAGATGTCTGGACCGTCAATTGGTCTTGCATAATTAAACAAGTTATGCACTGACACTTCTTGTTGAGAACCTATTGTAGGTGTCCCCTCAGTCAAAGATACAATGCCAGGATTACCTGTTAACTTTGCTTGATCTAATTTAAATTCAACAAAATTACTGTTCAGTGTTCCACCGAACTCTCCTGAAAGAATAGCCCAGTTTTCATAAACATCATAATCAATACCACCAGTTGGTAACTGAGTTCCTTTAAATGCTGATACTGCATTCGTTGTACCTTTAGTTTCAATTAAGTTTTTATAAACATTTACCTGAGTAATATCTGATAAATTTACACTTGCTAAATAATCTCTAGGTCTAAAGCCTATCAGAGAGAATGACAATTGGTCTGCATCATTTTCTAAGTTTGCTTTTGTACTATTATAATATAATGTACTTTCATAAGAACGTGTTGCAGAGTTAGGTAATAAGCCTTTTTGTATATCGTTGTAATCTGTTTCTGTCCAATCAAGTTCTACAAACTTTTCACTAGGTTCAACTGTTTTGTTAGCAACAAAGAATTTATTTTTATACTTGACAATTTCACCTTTTGCATATTTAAATGCAACTTGCCATTCTTTAACATTATCTTGGTTGAGAATAAATCCAGATGCACTAACTGTTCCGTTCCATTCAGCAGTTTTAGTTCCTCGTAAGTAAATACGATTCTGTCTTAACCCTGTTACTAAGTTATAAATGACATCATTAAAAACTGTATTGTTGTCAAACACGATACCATGTTCAATACTGCTCATATTAAACTGACCATATCCCATAGTATCACCACTGTTTAGGGTTTTTACTTGGAACGCAGTATCTAAACGTTCTATTGCTAAATCTTTAGTTGCAATAGGATACAAGTTTTGATTCAATAAAAAGTTATCTTGTTGAACTGTTAATGGTTGAACGATATCACTATCTTTTTCAATCTTTAAATTTTGTGCCGACGGATTGACAGTCAGTAATGAGCCGTTTTCCCAATTAAATTGTGTCCAATATAGATACTCTTGTATCATTGTAGTCCAATTAATTTCTTTTCCTAATTCGATAAGTTCAAACTTCATGCCTTTGCGTTCCAGCCATGAACCGTAACTTGCTAAGAATTGTGATAGGGCTTGATACGTGTAAAACTGTGTGCCATAAGGGACAATCTTTTCATCTTTTTTAGATGTAGTATAATCATTTGCAATTTCAACTGAGTAATTATCTACTTCAACTTTACTTTTCTTGCCGTTATTAATAGGAGTATCTGTTGTAAAGTATGCTTGATCTTGTGAGTTACCAAATACTTTCCAGCCGTTTTCTACAATCTGAATTATAACACTTGAAAATTTAATTTGATCGTTTGGTTGGTTATCATGTAATAAAACAGCATAACTTTCATCTGGTATTAATAGTGATGCATTATCAGAGTTAGGCGTTGCTTTTTCTACAAAGAATTTTAATAATGTCTTGTCACTAAAGCCTGCTAATCTATAAATTAAACGAACATCTAAGTTGTCTAGTGTAGTTGTGATATCTTTAGTTGCATCAACACCTTGTTGTTTTTCAAAATCAACAATCCAGTTTATGTAACTTGTTTTTGCAGTACCATTACCATAGATTTCAATGTTGCCAAGGTTTAAATGACTTCGATCATTTACTAGATACTGATTAAATTCTGTATTAAATTTATAATTATCTAAGTCTGCACCTAAGTTAAAGAATTGCGAAGGCTTAGTTAATGCAAATATTCGCATTAAGTCGAACGGATAAGATGAACTTCTTCTGTATGAGAATTCTGCCGGAGCGTCATCTCCTACTTTCCAATCACGTTGTAGAGTGTTAGAATCATATGCACCCACTAGTGCATCAAACGGAGATAAAAGATCACCGTGTTCATCTACAGGAATAATTTTGCTTAAGCCAGGTCGTTTTAATTCATCAACAGTAACACTTGTTGTTCCACCTGTATTATAAATAATACCTGCTTCGATGTCTCCCCACATAATACCGTTTTCACTTGTATATGGAGCAGGTCCATAACGACTAGTCCACCAAGTTGGTATTTCAGTGAATCCCAACATTTCCCAAGGTGCTATGTTTGGTTGAGATGTTCCATAAAAATATTCATAGATACCTCTCCAATAACCTTGATCGATTGGTGTATTAGTCAGTTTGTTTCCTGATTGAAAATAGTTCCAACTAAACTGATTACCTTTTGTATACCCTGTTTGTGTTTTATAATCGATCCTGTTTTGTCCAGCCCAATTTAAAAACTGTGTGCTATAAATTTTTAAATAGTCTTCTGTTGTATATGTTGACTCTCTAAAGAATCCAGGCAACACTTCATAACGTTCAATAGGAACAAGTGTGCTTAGTTTAATATTATTATAAATTCTAGTTTCAAATTCTAATAATGCTTGATCTCTAAAATCAGTAAGTCCTGTCTCTGGAGTATAGTCAAGTGTATACAAAGATGTATACGATCCGTCATGACCTCTCAACATATATGTAGGCGTTTGATAGTTTGGATCCAATACAACTTCAGGTTTCCATTTAGGATACATGCCTAACTTACTAGGCGTGTTAGGTACAAAGTTACCATATGTTTGATTGTATTCTTTGATTGTAACAACGTCACCTGCTTCTAAATCTTTAGTTACTGTCAGTGAAGGTGCGGTTGTCGATACAACATAATCTACATCTCTAATTAACTGAGATGTCTTTGTGACGCCACTAGTTGTTCTTGTAAGATAAACAAGTACACCTTTATAATTGGCTTCTGTAAAATCATACGTTTGGGCTAGAGGGTAAATGGACTCTTGCAATGCGTTTGCAAACGTATATGTATTTGACTTATATGGTGCCTGTGACGGCAACATGTCTGACCAGAAGAAAGAATCTCCTTCTGATTTTGCTGATACTATTTGTTCTAAGGCTGTGTCTAAAATATAACTAGGATCAAATCTTTGCGACCAATCAATATCATTTACAGTTTTTACAAGTTGTTGCTTGTATTGAATATATTGATCTGCGTTGAATTGTAATGCATTAAACAAATTATGTTCTGACTTACGTAAAAATACACTAGGTAAAACTAGTGATGCAGAGTTTTGAATAATCTTTGTACCGTAAGGAACTAAATTACCTAAGTCTCTTAAATTGTTTGATCCAAAGATTGTACCTTCTGAATTCGGATTATTAATAAAGATGTCTTGGTACTGTGATCTAATATCACCTATGTCTGCAACTTCTAAATCTGTATTAAAAGGGTTGTTGCTTAAGTTAATAGGTATACTATAATAAGCAGAATCAGATGTTTGATTACTTAGTACTAAAATTTGTACAGGTGTATCTACTGTCGGAGCAGTATTTAAAGTAATCTTTGTTGAGGTGTCAGTTTCAGTAATTGTATATGTAGATTCTAATTGATATACATTGTTCACGTACACTTGTACACGTGGCCATGAATCATCTGATTCAGGTATTACAGCAACGTCACACGTGAATGAGGCTACGGACCCTTTACTATATTCTAATTCAAATATTTGATATTGAACTGAGGGGGCAATTGCTGTTTGCCAACCCAACTCACGTGTTTTGTCAGTACGTGTAGTATAATTATACACGTAACCTGTGTTGACTTTTTCAGTAACTGGTGTTGATCCAGTAACATATGAAAATGAGTCAACGTTCAAAGAGCAATCAAAACTAATATCACCTACATTATCTACTGCTGAATAACGCAACGGGAAACCTAATACAGCATCATTGACTCCTGTACCTCTGCCATAAGCAAATAGTTTATTACCTAAAAATGATGAACCTTGATAAACTGTGGTGTCTCCAAATGAGATGCCGTCTTTGTCAAAGATATCAAATTGTGGTGCTTGATTGACTGTAAGTTTTTGTTGTGCTTCTTCCCAAGTTGCTCCATCAAACCAAAAAGTAGAACCTTGATAATTGTATCCTCTAAGTGCTACTGCTTGATCATCTGTTAAACAGAGAGCATCGTCTGCTTCAGTTAATGTTATAACTGGAGTAGATCCAAATGTAATTGTTGAGAAGCCGACAACATAAATTTTATTTCTAACTTCTAAATTAGTATCTGCTGTAAAGATAACTCTTGCACCAGAGAACAATTCATAGTTGTTTACTGTTGTGTCACTTCCTACGATTGATACGTTTGTTTGTCCAACTACAGTAGATGATGCAAACTCGACTGTTAAAACAGTATTGGCACCAACTACTTCGATGTTTGTAATTTGTGTATTATTCGGTAATGCAAAGTTAGAGTCTGTTACATACATGTTAACAGCAAATGACGTATAAATGTCTGCTGTTGGAATAGTGATTGTTGTACTCGTTCCTGTTACTCCTGCAATCGTAGCGGTGTAACTTGTATATGTTTCTATGTCAGGATAGTATTGTTGCTTGTTTGCAACTTGATCAAATGCATTTGTTGTTCTTGTATCGATAAAGTCTACAGGTGCTTTTGCAATTGTACCTGAATCAAAGAGTTTTAAGTTTGGATAAAACTCAATAATCGGTCTTTTTGCTTTTGCTGTTCCTGTTGCATAATTTGTAACAATTGATGGGTCATCATTATATTCAGCAGTTGCATTAATAACATCAATGTGGAACCATCTGTTAGAACGTGACCAAGCATTTCTATTAATAGAGTTTCTACCGATAGTAATATAATCTTGGTCTACAGGAATAAACAACTCTGTATCAAAGTTACCAATTGAATATGGTAGTGAGTCGTAAGGAATATAGTTTGTTCCTGTAAAGTCTTCTGGTACTGTTAAGTCGGTAGTTGGAATTAAATTAATAGATTCTCCTACACCTTGAACATAATACTCACCTGACAAATAATTTGAAGGAACAACATCTCCATCAAATTGTACTTTTAATCCGTTTGTAAAAACAACACCATTTGTTGATGTAAATGTTTTTTGTCCTATAATATCTTGGTCAACATCTAAAGTATTTGTTAAATTACTTTCGATTAATTTAATAACACCCACTTTATTTGCATTTGTACCGTCTTGGTAGTATAATGTATCTAATAATGCTGAAAGATAAGGTACTCTAGTAATCTCGCCTGCTAATGATCTGTAAAAATCTAAGCCGATAAATTCTGTACCAAATTGAACAGTAATCTTTTCTTCGGTTGGTATTACACCTGCGGGAATCAAACGAATAGTTGGGTCTGATGAATCTCCTACATATGTAATTGTGTAAAAGTTTTCACTAACATTTGTATAAAAGCCTTCTTCCCACAAACCTTCATTAATGTTTGCAACCATTGATCCTGTGTCAGGAGTCAATGACAATGTTGGGCCATTCAATGTTAGTGAAATCGTAAACGATGTTGAATCAATAATATCTTTTACATAGTAAATTGTATCAACGTCTAGTCCACCAAGTAACGGATCACTTTCAGGTACTGCTGTAAATGTAACAGTTTGATTTGCAACTAAGTCTGCTGTAGTGCCAGATGATAATCTAAGTTGTGATGTTGTAGTTTCATCGATTGCTAATGTGACAGGAGCAACAATTTCAGGCGATGTTAAATTAACGTCATAGTTTGCTCCATTCTCATCAAAGAATGATTGAACAAAACCTACTTCGTTTGGTTCTTCTGTTTGATAGAACATAACAGTAAGACCTTCTAATGAAGTTACTCCGTCTATGTTTCCTACTTGACTAATTGTTAAGCCGTTAATTTCTGAAAATAGTTTTGTACTTACAACACCAACTGTATTGTTACCCGGGAATATAAAGTCATTCTGTGCTTCTCTACTTGGAACAGTAAATGTTACATAGCCTGTATTTGCACCATTATTATTAACACCTAAAATCTCTCTTGTGTTTTGTGCTCCGTCCATGCCTGTAACACCGGGAACACCCTGTATCCAAAACTGAGTTTCTTGGTTGACTGCAAATCTATAAGAGCCGCCACGCAGTAAAGTAAGAGTAGGATTCAACGATCCTGCTCCTGCGCCTAATGCTTTAATACTATATGCGTTTGATGTATCTGTAACAATGTAATCTGATTCTGAAAATACTGTAGCACTAGCAACAGTGACTGCTGGAGGACCGTCTGGTATCCAAAAATACTGATTAAAATTAATTAACTTATCTAAGTCTGTAAACGAGTCCCATGAATAAAATTGACTATTAAACAAACGAGAGTTATCTAATGTTACTCCGCCTTTAAGTTGTAATGCATCAATAAGTTCTGGGTAAGTTAAAAAGTCTTTAGCAGTAGATTGATTTTCATTTAAGAATGCAGTACCGGGTGCTAGTTGATAATCTGTTCTTGTTTTGTTTGGTTCAGTTACATAGTAATCTTTTGCATTAACACCATAACCAAACTTACTTCCGACATAACCTTGCAACGTTTCTGTTTTGGGTTCGTTGACTAATTGATCTAGTGTTGCACCTAAAAACTGTGCATTGGTAGAGGTTTTAAATATCTCAGGTAAAAACTCTAATGTTCTGATCTTTGCCATATTTTATTTACAACCTTAAGACTGCATTGTTGCAGGAGTTAGTGCCGGTACAATTACTATATCGTTTGTAGTAGCCGCGTTCACAAATATTTCATACGGTCTACATTTAATTTCATATAAATCACCGAATAATTTTTCTGGGTCATCTGAAACAAGTATAACCGAACTCACTAGTTCTCCTATTTGTTCATGTAGATACGCACTCAATTCTGAAAAGAAGAAAGTATCGCCAAAGTTCCAATTGTTAATATCAAAATAACTATCCATTGCCGCTAACACAGAACTTCTAATTTCACTATTAGATGCATTTGTTGATTGTGATTTTACCACTTTAATAGTTGCTCTCAATGATTGATCTGCTTTAGGTCCAAACAATGGTTTAAACGTAACACTATTTAATATGACTGAATCTGACAGCATTTTATAATCTTGTATTAAAGGATACTGAATATTCAATTCATTTAATGTTGGTTGATCAGGTTTCTTAACTGTATCCGTTGTGTCTTTAATATAATTATTAAATGCCGTGTAGTATGACTGTGTTACTACATAAAGATCAACAATGTTAGTTGTTGCTGGATCAATACGTGTTGTGTTATTAGCATTGTGTCTATACTGATAATCTAATCCTTGTCTTCCCGACTTAACAGAATAATCTAACTGCTCAGTCATAATATAATTAGGAGTAGTTATTGTGGGGTCTTGTATAGACTTATAGAATTTATTATCAGTGTATGCATAAAATAATTGTCCTACAGGGAATTCGTATTTGACAATTTCAATTTGATTTTTAGTTCCATAAGTGTAAACAACATCACTGCTAGGCACAATTAATTGTCTTGTTAAATTTACTGGATCAGTAATAGTTCTAAAGAATACATACACTCCAATATTTGCACCATTGTTTACATAACCAGTAATATCATTAAAGAAGTCTGGGTCTAATATTAATTGACCATTGTTGACATCAGTTGCGGCAACTTCAACTTGGAAGTCGTTTACATAACCGTCACTTTCAACAGTTTGTCCTAAAATATTAACTTTAGTATCTTCGCCTAATGCAGTTGCTGTATTGAATACTGTGTTAATACCTAGTACATTAATAAAGTCTTGTATGATTTTACCTGTAAACGGATCGTACACTAATTCATCTTTACTAAAAGTAAATCTTGTATCAGCAACACTACCAAAATAGTATGTTAACGATCTATAAGTTACTGTATAACGATTGTTTCCTAAACTAGTAAATTTAACAAAGTAATTTGCATTTGATGCAGACCCTATTGACCAACGTTCTTGGTTAATTAATAGTGAGTTGTTAAAAATTAAAGTAAAATCTTGTTGTAATTCAATTTTAAGAATTGCTTCTTGTATAACCGCACTTGATAAAGAATTATCAAACACTGGAATAATTTCTGTAAGTATTACTCCGTCAGGTATATAACCATTTACTGTTACTGGTCCTTTGCCATTTGCAAATGTTCCTTCGCCGTTGTTGTTACCATCTCCAACAACATTTAATATTGTTGACCATATATAATTTTTCTCTCCGCCAGTAGGCACACCTGCAACTAGACGATTGTTTTCATCAAAGTAAAAACCTGTCGGCGCATCAAATTTTAATAATGCTCCTTGTGTTGCATATTTTGCATTAGTAGTCGTAAATGTTCCTATAGGCTGAGGTCTTTCTATTGTTCCGTCAAGTGAATAAAAGTATCCTGTTTCACTTGATGAGTCAACAGAACTTGTTTTCCAATATAAAGTATTTCCGCCACCTGTGCCTGGATAAGCATAACGAGTATAATTTTGAATGTAATATTGATTAGCACGATTCAATGCAAGTACAGATGCTAAATCATCTGTAAAGAACTGAATAATATCTGATGTGTTGTTTACTTGTAAAGTTAAAAACCCGTCAGCATTATCTTGGTACAATGCGCCATCATCACCAAATGAATTAGTGCTTGAATACTTACCTGTTGGGTCGAGTAAATCTAAGTTTTTAGATACACCGATTGAACTTCTATTAATTGCTTTCGATTTTATAATAGAGTTGTATAAAGTGTACGGGAAGTTTGTATAGTCTTCTCCGTTAACCATTCTATTTTGTGTATAGTATCTTGTTGGTGCTCTTTGTTTAATTTGTGCTATTGGTTCTCTTGCTTGAGCATTTGTTACTGCAACCGGCAATGAAAAATTCATAGTCAAAGTTTGAGTACTACCTACTCTGTCAATATAATTAATAGAAACACTTACTCCGTTCATTTCTGAAGGATCGATAGTATATGTTAATGCATTGCTTGATCTTACATATGCTCTAAAGTTACCTACGGGCATTTCTGAAAACACACCGTCACCGAATACATATGTAACTTGATCATTTACACGTGAGTTTACAGAAAAGATTTTCTTATCACTTGATTCTGTTTGCAAGTATGCATCGGCATAAACATTTTCTACTTGATTCCATGACCCTAATGTATTGTCTGCGTTTGTTTGATACAACCATGTATCAGTTTCGTTGACACCCACAACATCAATATTAATTGTTTGGTTTGAAATTTGTTGTTGAAAATTAAAATTGAATGGGGTCAATGTTCCTTGTTTAAAGAAAAACATAAATCCTGTATTGGGACTACCAAAACCTAATTTATCATTTCTATATAACATGTTGATTTGATTAGTTGGTGCTGGTGGAATTTCATAAACATAATCTTCATCTAGTGTTGTTGCACTGACTAATTCAAAGTTCATTCCTTGACCATCTACTTGTGACGTAAAGGGAACAATTGGCATCGTTCCTTCTGGAAGTCTTATTCCATATTCACTTGTTGTAACACCTAAGACTTCAGCAGTATTACCTGGACGTCCTATTTTTTGCGAGTCTACCATAGCCGCATTAAATATTGTGTTCATTTGATCTAACCAATTAGTGTTAGATGGATCATTCCAACTGATCGGATTGTTACTTAAGTTTACGCCATTTGCATCTGTGATATTTTCAGTTGTTCTGACAGACTGAACTTTTAAGAAACCAGATGCACATGAATTTCTTTTTGGTGTGTATCCAACTAAGTCTGCTAATTTTACTACAGAGTCTCTGCGTTCGGCCGTGTCGATGAAATTTTCACGTGTGTTTAAATCATTTCTAAAGGCAAGACCTTGACCCATAAAAGCCATGACATCAAGTAGAGCAATAAACTCTGAACTTTCGATATAATCATTGTAGGTTTCAGGATAATAAAGTCTAATATAATCGATAAAACTTTTTCTTAGAGTTTCATAATCGTATGATCGGAAGTCTGCCTCACGAAAGGTTTCGTAGATTGCTTTCCAATCATTTACTCCAAAGAGACCTGATTGCCTTGAACTTGTAGCCATAGTTTTTCCCTGTTTCAAGTATTTATCTTTATGGAAAAACCGACTTTTTTTATGCTATTGTGGCAGTATTTGTTTGAGAATCAAAGAATAATGCTAGATCTCCTGCATTATTATATGGAGTAATAGACAATTGAACTTCTATTAAAATGCCATTATCTCTAGGATATGCTTGTATTGTGTTGATTGTAAGGCGAGGGTCTAAACCAGCAACTCGTCTGACTTCATTTTGTATTGCAGTTTGAACGTCACTTGTATTAGGCTCAAAGATAAAGTCCCATAATGTAGTTCCATAATTAGGCTTACCTACTTTTTCACCTCGTCTAATGTTAAGTGCATTAACCAAGTCTTGTATAACAAGTTGTTCATCAGTTAATTTAAACTTTTTACCAAAAACGATGGGGTTAGTTATGCCGTTGGCTTCTCCATCAATAGCAGGTGCAGGATTAACCGTACGAGGTTTATCTGCATTAATTGTTGAAAATCCTATGTAAGTTGCCATAATACTATTTATATCCTGTTATTTTAACTTCCAAGTATCACCATCAAACACCCACTTAAGTACACCGCCGCCTACAACACCTGATGAGATAAAGTTCTCATTAATATTAATAGTGCCGCCGATAGCAACGTCTTGTCCTACACCTCCGGCGCCATCTGTGTTATCTGATGTCAATGGACCATCACCAAGGTCATCTCCAACAACACTTTCAACTGTATTATCTGGTACCCATTCGGTTCCAGTTATAATGGGTGTATAGTCAGTTGTGTAAGGTTCAGTTAGATATGCTGTCCATTCAGTACCCACATACGTTTTTGCAATAGTTGCTAAAATGTTTGAATATGTTGTGTCGGTGTATTGAGATTTATCTACAGGAATGAAACCGGCTGAGATGGTATCCGTAAAGTAATTGAAGTTAGATTCGTATGAAGGGGGTGTTCCTGCCAACGTGCCGTCTCCGTTTGCACCAAAAGGATCAGCAAATGAATCTCCAGTAAGTCCTGCATCAGCATAGTTTTGTAATGTATTTTCAATATCACTAAACGGATTAGTTTCTGGTTGTATTGTTTCTTCTACTGTAATATTATCGAACAATGTTTCTGCGGCTTTAATTTTGTTTACTAAGTTTGTGTATGTAGGTGATGATGCGGCCGCTTCATATGCCGCTTCAGCCGCCGCAATTTCGGGTGAACCTGCAGGGAATTTTGTTTGTGCTTCAAACAGAGCCTTTTGCTTTTGAGCAATTCCTTTAGATAACACACTTAATGTTTGTATATCATTTGACAGTTCTTTTTTAACTTGTAATAAAGCAGTAGCCGCAGTGATCGCACCTTGAGGTATTTCTCCTAATAAGTTCGGTCTAGGTACAATAGGATCTCCTAACACTCCGTCTATTAAATTTGTAATTTTAGATCGATCATATGTATTAACTGCTACTACAGGTAGTTTGATAGTTGAGCCGCCACCTGCTGTTAATGATGATAATGCTGATTGTAGTGCGGCTGATGCTCCTGGACTCAATGCATTAGATAACGGTCCAGAAGTAGCACCGATCAATTGATCTGTCATAGAGTTGAAACTCTTACTGATTTCCCCTAAAGCAGACTCTCCTGTATATGCTAGATTTCCTGCATCAACACCTGAAAATGCTTGTTGACCTAATGTCTGTAATGCACCAGTAACATTATCTATACCGTCTGCTATTGGATTAACTGCGCCGACAGCATTGTTTACAACTGATCCTGCTAGTTTTTGTCCACCGGGTAATTGACTTACACCCGATGCTACTGTTCCTGCTATTTTTGATTGTAGACCTGCTTGTACTTGTGTTGCCGCGGCACTCAGTGTTCCTTGCTGTGTTAAAGTTTCAGGGTTAACTCCAATTGCATTCGTAGCATTGACTGCATCATTAATAGCCGCTACAGCAGTTGGGTCACCCGAGGAGACTAGTGCGGCTACTGCACCTGATTGTGATACTGCCGCGCCTGAGAACGCATCAATTGCGCCTGCTCCGACTGCATCTGCAAGGCCTGTAGAAATAGATGATGTGCTTGGAATATCTAAGCCAGTCATTCCTGCACTTGCTCCTGCTACTGCGGCCGCGGCTGCTCCTGCAGTAGCCGCTAAATCAACTGGTACGTCAGCAGGTAACACAGGGAAAGAATTTACAATAGACTTAAATGATGAAGCCGATGCCCCTATATTTAGATCGGCGCCTACGCCCGGTAAGTCAAGCCCACTTTGATTGAGAGTATCTAATGCTGATACGATACCACCTGTAGCACCCGATAAAGCAGATGCTAACATAGCACCCGATCCGCTTTTCATTTTTGACAAGACTGAAGTTTGTCCTCCAACAGGATTAATGTCTGAACCTTCGACAGCATACTTATTGACAATTGATGACACATCTTTTGCATTTTCAAAAAGATCACCTTTATCGGCTTTTGTTGTCATTGTACCTTGCACAAGTGCTCCGATTCCTCCTTGAGATTCTTTACCAGATACAACACCTAACTTTTGCAATACTTTTTGTCCTTTTTGTAAAACTTGTGCACCTGACTTTGCTTGTGCGGCAGATGCACCTGTAAATTGCTCTAATGAATTAATACCTGATTGTCCAGAGAAGGCTTGAGCAGGCATTACTGAGGCTAATTTATCCGGGTTGATCCATCCTACATTATTTTCTGCTACACCTAAAGCCTGTTCAGTCTTTGAACCTATGCCTCCTGCATTAAGACCAATTAAAGTATTAACCATAGTGTCTGCGCCGGGCTTAAGAACACCACCTTGAGCCATCTGAGATGGTGTTTGACCAAACACACCTACAACTGCTGTTGATGCAGTTCCTGTCACATCGTTAACGACATCAGTAATAGCCGCTTGAACTTCATTGCCTGATACCCCGATACCCACACCGAAATCAGTACCAGTATCTTGTGCTATGCTACCTAGCATTTGTGCAGTAGCATTTTTATCTAGTGCATCACTGATGCCACCTACTTCATTAATTGATGCGGCTATTGAAGGATTTGCTAGTTGAACGGCTCCTCCTAAATCTCCTGCTAAGTCTGAATTTAAACCCGCTATTGTTTCTGTAGGTTCTGCTGGCAGTGAGCCTTCAGCCGTGGGGTCTACTTGTACATCTGCACCTTGGTTTGCATTCATCCAAGGCATGTGAGCAGGCGCACGTGAAGTAATACTTGGGAGTTTTGCTAATGCGGCAGCCCAGCCTTTATTATCATCAAATAAAGTATCTGGGTGCATAATGACTTCTATTGGTTCAACTACGTCAGGACTCAAACTAGCCGCACCATCATTTAAATGTATCTTTGTGCCTTCGTTGTATATTTCAGAGTCAGATTTTATTCCTACTTGACCGACTGCTTCTAATGCAACAGCCGCATCTGCTTTAAATTTTAAATTTTGCAATGCAAAAAGATTGTAATCTTCTCCTACCCTTTGTTTAAATTGTTTGTCTGCATTTAAGTAGGTATCCTCTGATGAATTTATGTTTACGTTTTTTCCACTGATGTTGACTGTTTCATCTGCATGTAAATTAAGATCACCTTGAGTACGTAAGTTAATAGAGTTTGTACTAAAAACATCTACTGTTCCTTCTTTACCTAATTCAATATATGATTGTCCATTTGCATGTAGGATAGATAACATTTGTCCGTCATCACTCATCGTTATCTGATGTCCTAATGCTGTACGTAATCTAATTAACTGGTCTCTACCAATGATGTCTCCATCATCCATAACAAGTGAGTGGCCACCTCGTCTTGTTACTACTCTAAAGTCTTCAGCATCATCTCCTAATTTACCTGCAATGTCTTCATCTGTTGCACCACCCATATAAACAGGACGTCCCGGAGTACTAACACCCCAGCCTACTCTACTAGATGCTTCTCTTGTTGCACTTGAGCCTATAGGACCTCTATATTTGTCTCTGAGAACACCTTGTTGTTGCATGATAGATGCAGTATAACTATGAACTGGTTTTGCATCTCTTAAATAATTAACACTATCAGCAATATCTTTGTTATTTGTATTAATATTAGTAGTTGGTAATCTTGCGGCGCCGCCATAGGATGCCGCTTCTGCTCCATTAAGAGTTACATTTTCAGATGCACCTATTGCAGGTATCATTGACAATGTTTCTGGTTTAGGAATTGAACCTATATAAAAACCATAATTAGGATCACCATTAACAAATATACAAATAACTTGTGTTTCTTTATCCGGGGGTGCGTTCCATTGTCCATATGAACTAGGGTTTAAAGTATATGCTCCGTACTGACCGCCACCTTGATCATCTGGGCCGTCAGGGCCTAACGGTGCTGTTTGTCCAGCAAATGTTGAAAGTCTGCCAACCCATAACCAATTATTACGATTGTATGCATCTTTGTTAAGATTCTCTGACGGATAGACTGCAATACGACCTTGGTGAGTAGGATCGACTGTACTCATTACTGTACAGATAATAGGTACTTCGATGACAGAGGCTACACCCGCGCCAGGTTGACTCTTTTTTAATTTACCTCTGGGTTTAAAAACGTCAATAGCCATTATGTATCACCTGTTCCTTCATCATCTTGTTCAGTTCCCTGATCTTGTGCGCCTGCTTCATCTCCTGTTGTTTCTATAGGTTCAGGATCTGCGAATGTATTAATTGCACAAGATAATTCTTGTGTAAATTTTCCTTCACTGAAGGTACTATCTATAGTTATGATTTTATAACTTACTCCTTTAATTTGTTCTTCTATTTCTGCAGGATATCTGAAAAATAAAATAGAGTCATTGAGATCCATTACACCTGTTTCGCCATTGTAATCGATTGCTTCTTTAAAATCAATTTCAATAAAGACTTGACCGCCGTTTGCAGTAACTCTAAATCCATCGTCTCCGTAAAATCTTTGATAAACACTATCTACTCCTCCCCGATGTTCTTGTACTAGAAAATCAGGGTCTCCTAATATTTTAATTTTTGCAGTAGCATAAGAATCAGGAGAATAAAGACTTGTTACATATTCATTCTGTGACGATCTGCCTCCGCCTACAGCATTGAGTGTGGGCATTGACGTATTTTTGTTTGTTGCAACTGGAGTTTGTGCGGCTCCACCAGAGCCTCTACCTTTTTGATCGTTGTCTTCATTATTTAAATTTGCATTTCCCAATACTTCATTATAAAATAAATTATCTAATTTCTGTGAGTATTCTAAAATCTCTCTGTTTTCTCCAGTCCACCAATATTCATATCTTTTATGGGGACCATAATAATCTTGTGCCGGGTTTGTAACACTCGTAGTAACAATAGGTGTTTCATATCTTTCTATTCTAAAAATAATTTGATATGCCCAATCAACTACAATACTATCCCATTTGGCTTTTTGAATAACCGGTGTTACTTTATACCACGCAACTTTTGTATCACTACCTGGATCTTCTTGTGGTTGTTCTCCTGTTGTTAAGTCAGGTGTAACCTGACTTTTATAAATGGCTTTTAACGCATCGTACATATAACCACTGCCTTTAAGAACTTCATCAAAGATTTCTATAAACGTAGTATCAGCATTAAATATTATTTTTCTATGTGCATCGTCTGGTACTGCTGTCGCGGCTTCAGCATCAGTTGCTTCCTGAGTATTGAGAGGGCCGCCGTCTGGGCCGCACCATTTGCTTTTGTCTGTATCTGTAGGCAAAATAAGTCTAGCATCTTTAATAGCATCTACACCATCTCCTATGTATTCTACTTTGTATACATTTGCAAATTCTGCTTCTTCTTGTTGAACTTTTTGTGCCTCTATATTATTAAGTTGTGTAAATAATCCATTATCTCCTTGCATGGCTTGATCAAACGTTTGCCCAGAGATTGTTTTTGTTGAATCTATTCTACCTCTTTTTGTACCGAATGCTTTTCCAGGAGATAATGCTACACCTGATAGTGCATATCTTGTTGCACCGCCTTCGATTGAAAATTTAATACCCGTAATACTAATATCATAATATGTTTGAAAAATAGAGTTACCACTTGCATTTGGATCTAGTACGTCGCCTTCAAAATCTTGGTCACCGGTTATTAAATTACCACTGTCATCATAGCCTAAAAATCTAACACCTATAATAAAAAACTGCCTACTTGGATTTTCAACTGAGCCATTACCTGAATACCCTGTTTCATTATAATATGCTTGTAGTTGATCACTGGCTCTTTTTAATTTTGTGTTAAAAGAAAATCCATAAGGCTCTATGATATCAAACGAGACCGAATAAGTGTTAGTAGATGATTGAGTGGCTGCGCCATTGATTGCTTGTTTTAGTTTAAAATTATCTATATAATAATCTAAATCAAAACCAGGTGCCCTTTGAGATGCATCATTGTTGACTCCACCTGATTGTGCAATTAAATAAGCACCACCTGTATTTTCTTCTCCTGATGCTTCTGCTAATGCATTAATTGATCTTCTGCCTGTTGCATTAAAAGCATCATATGCATCTGGAGTAATCATATACAAACTTAATTGATATGTATACGAGGATAACGCTCCAAGCGGGTTTTTTAGTCTTCTGCCAGGTGCATCTGTTGGGCTAGTCATTAAATGCTCAGTACTCTTTTAAGAGTATCCATAGTAGGAACATATATTTCTGCTCCTGAAGTAAAATTAAAATATGGATCAGGACCTAATAGATTAGGGTTACGTGCCGCAAATACCCACCACAAACGTGAGTCATTGTATAAATGTTGTGCTAACATATCAGGTCTAAATTCATACTGCGGAGTAATAGTAAAGGATGCATCTGATTTGTATCTAGGTATTTTTGGAAAATTATCTAGTATACCTAAATATTTGCCATCAACAATTTTTGTTCTGTTATATGGACTTGCTGGCGGATATATATTATTCTGAGCCATTACCAAATTCCTGGTTTATCATTTTGTGATCCGCGTAGTAATTTTCCTGTTGCATATTCTTTAACACTAAAGTCATTACTAATTGTATTTCTACTGACAACAGGTACGCATGTAAGTGTTATTGTAATTTTTGTAGGGACATATGTAATTGCTTGATCTGCTGTATCTGAGAACGTTGCTGGTGGCCTATTGCCGCCCGGTGTTAATTGTCCACCTATCAAATTAAATTGAGAAGTTGATGGATCATCTGCATCTGTATTGGTTGCTCTAATGTAGTCAACGTTGTTAGGTAGATTATAAGCAAAGTTTGTAACAACAACAGGATGTGTATCTAACTGGAATGCTCCCAAACCATAAAAGAAGCCTAATGGGGGAGGAGTTCCGTTTGTTGGGTTTTCATCTTGTCCATAAAACATTTTAGTCATTGACTTAAAAAAATGTATTGATGCTAACAAGTAATTTGCTTCAAATGTATCTTGTGCTGTGAAGTCCGCAGTTATTGTTACTTGCTCTACAGCACTATTCATATACTGCTGAATTCTAAAATTTGTATGAGTTGGCAATACACCATCATAGTTTGCTACATAAGAAGTATTAATTGTAGGAGTATATGGAAAAACAACTCCATCTGTTTTTGCTAGAGGAGCCATAATACCAGGTGAGTCTGCTCTGTACAAGTAATTAGCCGTAGGTGCTAACGACAGACGTACTCTCCAATCGGACAGTCTAATATCTGCGGCTGATTCGGTTTGCGAGTCTACTGGATCAGGCATTTCATTTTCTCCAAATATTTCCCAAGACTTACCTATTTGTATAAATAGTAGTCTTACATGATATATTTATCTATTACAAAAACCACTAAATTTTACCCGTTCGACTTGCATTTGAATAGCAAGTCTTATAGAATAGATATATCGACTCCACACTTGTCGAAATAATCAAACTAGAGGAATATTAATGCCAGCACCGAGAAAAACAACAAATTATCTTAATAACAAAGACATTCTTAAAGAAATCCACAAAAGCAAAACATCTTATTGCTACTACACTAAAAAAGACTACCATCAATATGATCTAATTACAGATTTGGATCTTGCAAATGATGGTCAAGCAGGCATTGAAAAGAGTCTGACATGGGCACTTAAGCCAGAACAGATTCAACAAGCAAAAGAAAACAAAGCCGCACGTTTATCAGCAGAGCAAGGCTTGACTGGAAAGAACAAAATTGATCCAGCAACGATTGAAACAGATGGATTAATCTTTAGAGTTATGACTTGGGACCATATTCCTGTTGCACAAAAGCAACCTAGAAAAGTTGCTAAGAAAAAGAAAGCGGCAGACATTATTGACTTTGAAGATGATTTGAGTGCAAACCAAGATTTGTTTGCAGATATAGAAGACAAGAAAACAAAGAAAGAAGTTGAAGACTTAGTTCATGTAAAAGTTAACTTCCCTCCTTTTCAGCATTTTAGATTAGATGCTGAAACAATGTCTACCCATTTAGTTGGCAAGTCACATTGGAAGGGTGGTCTTAAGACTGGTAAGTTTACTGCAACTGACGGTAATCTTACAGACAAGTTAGCACGTATGTACATTATGTTATGTGAAAAGTATGCTATGAAGTTTAACTGGCGTGGCTATACTTACAATGACGAAATGAGACAAAGTGCTATTCTTCAATTGACTTATGTGGGCTTAAGATTTAATGAAGCCAAGTCAGCAAATCCATTCGCATATTACACTGCGGCAATTACAAATAGTTTCTGTAGAGTTCTTAACTCTGAAAAACGTAACCAAAATATCAGAGACGATATTTTAGAAATGAATGGGTTGAATCCTTCATTCACTAGACAGATGAAAGATTACAACGGTTTAGGTTACGAAAAGAAAGCAGAAGCATATTCTGAGTAACATTTTCGGGCAAACAAGGCATCCAAATGTCTTGCTTTGCCTACCTTTATCATGTATACTAGTTATTGAATACTGGGAAAACTAATTATGTCAAATCTTTTTAAAAAGGCAGCCGTATTCACAGACATACACTTCGGTTTAAAGAGCAATAGCATACAACATAACCGAGACTGTAGTGATTTTGTGGATTGGTTTATTGAGAAATCAAAAGAAGAAGGCTGTGAAACATGTTTGTTCTTAGGTGATTGGAATCATCACAGAGCAAGTATTAACATGCATACCTTACAGTTTGGACTTAATGCGTTAGAAAAACTAAATGATGCATTTGAGAAAGTCTATTTCATAACAGGTAACCACGATCTCTATTATAGAGACAAACGTGACATTCATTCAGTCGAGTGGGCTAAACATCTTAAAAACGTAGTCATTGTCGATCACTTTATCGAAGAAGGTAACTGTGTGATTGCTCCATGGTTGTGTGGTGATGATTATAAACTTCTTAAAAAGAAAAAAGGTAAGTATTTGTTTGCTCATTTAGAGTTACCGCACTTTTATATGAATGCTATGATAGAAATGCCTGATCACGGTGAGACTAATGCTGACCATTTATCTCATTTTGAAAAAGTATTTTCTGGGCATTTCCATAAACGTCAAGCAAGAAAAAATATTTGGTATATGGGTAATGCTTTCCCACACAACTATGCAGATGCAGGTGATGATGCTAGAGGCATGATGGTACTAGAATGGGATAAAGAACCTGAGTTTCATTCATGGCCAAATCAACCTGTATATAGAGTATACAAACTAAGTGAAGTATTAGATAACCCAGAAGGGTTGTTAATTAAGAATGCTCATGTTAGAGTACATTTAGACATCGATATATCTTATGAAGAATCGAACTTTATAAGAGAACAATTGATACCACAATATGATTTAAGAGAAATGTCATTGATTCCTGTTAAGTCTGATGAACATGCACAAGACTTAGCACCTGGTGAGATATCATTTGAAAGTGTGGATTCAATTATTATCGAACAAATTAAAAACATAGAATCTGATTTCTATGACAAAGGTGTATTACTGGAGATTTATCAGTCTATATGATCAATTTAAAACATGTAACTCTCAGAAACTTTTTAAGTGTAGGATCAGTTACACAAGCAATTGACTTGCAAAATGAGGAACTAACCCTCATCTTAGGTGATAACTTAGATTTAGGTGGAGACGGTGCTAGAAATGGTACTGGTAAGACTACTATTATACAAGCAATCAGTTATGCATTGTATGGTGTTCCACTTAACAATATCAAACAAAACAATTTAATCAATAGAACTAACGGCAAAGGCATGATGGTGACATTAGACTTTGAAGCCAATGGCGTTGAGTATCGTATTGAACGTGGACGTAAGCCTCATGGCATGAAGTTCTTTATCAACGGTGTAGATGAAGAAGACAACGAAGCACAGGGCGAAAATAAAGAGACACAACAAGTTATCGAAGACATCGTAGGCATGTCTTCAGTGATGTTTAGAAACATCGTTGCACTTAATACATACAGTCAACCATTCTTAAGCATGACACAGGGACAACAACGTGATATCATCGAACAGTTGTTGGGTATAACTCTGTTATCAGAAAAAGCAGAGAAGATTAAAATCATTATAAAAAATAACAAAGAAGAAATTCAACAAGAAGAATTTAAAGTCCAAGCAATAGAAGAAGCAAACAAAAGAATTGAAGAACAAATAGATAGTCTTAGAAAGAGAGAAAGACTATGGACAGCAAAGACTAATGAAGATATTGGCACGTTAAAAGATAAGATTGAAACACTAGAAAAAGTGGATATCGATGCCGAATTACTTGGACATAAACAACTTGCTGTCTATAATGCTTTAGTTAAGGATCATGCAGATATCGACAAATTAATGTTAAGAACTCAAAACGATATTGATAGAGAAACTAAGTCAATAACCAAGTTTGAAAAAGAATTAGATATACTAAAACAAAATAAATGTCACACATGTGGACAAGATATATGCGATGATACGCATATTAGAATCATGGGAGACAAAGAAGAAAGTTTATCAGAGGCTACTAAACATGCCGAAGAACTAGCAGAAGTTTATGTAGAATTAGAAAAAGAGAAACATTCATTGTTTGAGATAGGAGAGAAACCAGAGACTTATTATAGTTCTGAAGAAGAGGCTATCGAACATAAGAATAAAATCAAAGACTTGTCAGCACAAGTTAAACGCAAAGAGCAAGAAGAAAATCCATACACAGATCAAATATCTGAAATGGAGTCTAGTGCATTACAAGAAGCAAACTTTGATAAAGTAAACGAATTATCACGTATAGGAGATCATCAGAAGTTCTTGTTAGACCTATTAACAAGCAAAGATTCATTTGTACGTAAAAAGATTATTGATCAAAACTTATCTTACTTAAATTCACGTTTAACAAACTACTTAGACAAGATGGGTCTACCTCATCAAGTAGTATTCCAAAATGATTTGTCTGTAGAAATTACAGAATTGGGCAGAGAGTTAGACTTTGACAATTTAAGTAGAGGAGAACGTAACAGATTAATCTTAGGATTATCATTTGCGTTCAGAGATGTTTGGGAGAACTTGTACTTCCCAATCAATACATTGTTTATTGACGAGTTGATTGACTCAGGACTTGACACTATAGGTGTTGAGAATGCTATGGCTATTCTTAAAGACATGACACGTAGACGTAACAAATCTGTTTGGTTAGTGTCACACAGAGAAGAATTAGCAGGCAGAGTTGCTAGTGTGTTACAAGTTATTAAAGAGAACGGATTCACTACATACAATTCGACTAGGGAGTTGGAGCAGTTGTGAGTCTAGCCTTGTGGCACTGGCATATTGAAGTAAGCAGTAAGTGTACTTTAAAGTGCCCACGATGTCCTAGACAAGAAGTTCCTGATACATTAGTCAGTACTGAACTCAAACTAGATTTTTTTAAACAAAACTTCCCTGCGTTCTTTATATTAGAACACGTAGAGAAACTAACGTTCTGTGGTGACGATGGCGATCCTATCTATGCACATGACTTCTTAGAAGTCATCCAGTATTTCAAATCAATTAAGCCTAGTATAGCAATCATTATCGTCACTAACGGATCATATAAAAATGAAGACTGGTGGGCAAGACTAGCAGAAATGCTTGATGAGCAAGATCAGATTCACTTCAGTATCGACGGCTGGGACCATGAGAGTAATAATCTCTATCGAATCAATTCTAATTGGTCTAGTATCATTACAGGCGTCTCTATCATCAATGATAAGTCTAATTGTTATACCGTATGGGACGCAATAGGCTTTAAGTTTAACGAAGATAAGATTGGCGACATGCAGAATTATGCTAGAGACTTAGGTTTTGATGCATTTCAATTAACACGTAGCACTAAGTTCGGTAAGATATACGAAGATTCTTATGGGAAAGAAGATGCTTTACAACCACGTGATGATCTGTTATCATCTAGTCATAGATTTGAAAGAGAAGTCTTTAAGTTTACAGATAAAACAATTAAAGAACCTTGGATGAAGACAAACATTAAGTTGTATGATGAATCTAAGTTAGTAGGAAATGAACGACCTCTATGTCATATCGGCAATAAAGGTAGTTACATTAATGCTAGGGGCGAATTTTACCCCTGTTGTTGGGTTGCTACAAGATATGGACACAACAATAAATGGAATGAAATTGGCAAGAAATATAATCTACATGAATTGAGGTTACCCAAAATTGTAAAAGATAAATTCTGGGAAGCCGACTTTATACATGACTCTTACGAGTGCCAAACAAAATGTGCCCATCATAGGGTAGATAAAAATTATGCCACCGAGTGGTAAGGAGATAACTATATATAATGCCATCACCATCTAAGAACAAAGGATCAGGATTTGAACGAGAAGTTGCAAAATTTCTCAGTGAGACTTATGAAGAAAGTTTCATACGTGCTCCTGGCTCTGGTGCTTATGTAGGTGGCAAAAATCAAAATCGTACAGAGATTTTGCATGAAGGACAAATCAGAAGTTTCAAAGGCGACATTGTTCCCGGAGAAAGTTTTCACAAGTTAAATGTAGAATGTAAGTTCTACGCAGATTTCCCTTTTCATCAACTTCTTTCTGGTTCATGCAGACAACTAGAAGAATGGCTCGACCAATTAATGGACGTGCATGATGAAGGGGATTTTGACGTTCTCTTTATGAAGTTTAATCGTAAAGGACGTTTTGTATGTGTACCAAGTAAATACACATTCGTAAGTGATCAATTCATATATTACACATCAGACAATCATGGTGACTGGGTAATATTTGGATGGGATCACTTTTTTAAATTCAATAAAGATATATTCAAAGCATACGCAGGCGACACAGAGACCAACTCAGAACCCACCGATGACACCAAGTCAGAACTAAAACTAAACACAACAACAACTACAGTAGACTTTTAAAATTTAGTATGGTCGTAATTTGTACTCGACCCTCCTCGAGGATGCAGTAACCCTGCTGACGGATTTGGAGTAGTGTGTTATACACAATAAACCGACAGGGCAATTGTTATGGTAGCAAACCCTGAATGAGTTCATATCTACTTTGATTTGATGATATGAAACATGCGTTGCTGAGAGGTCATGCTCATTAGTATGATTGGCTCAACTACAGCCCAGTAAACATTACAGAGCAACCGGTTGCAATTGATTATAGTAACGTAATCGATTGGGGATAATCAACATGGATGACAGGCGGTAAAGAGGCTTGAATTTTTCGTGGTAGTGCTGAGTAGCACTACCATGGCTTCAAAACGGTAATAAGACTTTAAACAATAACCATTAAGAACTTTTACTTTATCCTTTTAAATAAGAAATTACGAATGAACGAAGTGAATGAGTAATTGGGTCTTCTTTGAAGACCCTTAAGAATGCTCTAGTGTTTAGAAGAATGGCATTTGAGTTTTCTTAGTAGTTTCTAAGTGTTCCTCAATTAATTTGTTTATGGCTTTACGTTCTGATAGGGACATGTTAAGGACATCTTCATATGAGGCACCACCACGCATGTACCAAGCCAAAGTCAAGGCGTTTGACTTTAAGCCCTGAGTGTATTCTTCATATTTTTGTATTAACTCCCTTATCCCTTCAGGGTCGAGTGAAAGGAGTCTTAGACGAAAAAATCCGATGCGTTCAATGTGAATGGTTGCTTGTACTCATGTCCACATTCTTCTTTTTCTGGATCATCTGAACCTGCGGTGCATACAATAGTTAGAGGCTTAATTGTTGATTTCTCTCTAAGTTGCGTGTTGTGATCTCTTATAGTTTCATAAGTTTTCGTGTCAGCATTCTTTAGAAAGTCATGTATATGATCTGTATCAGTAACTTCTCCTTCAGGAGTAACAATTTTTACGATTGTTTGAGATAAGATTTCCATTGTGAGTACTGTAATATCTTTCAATGCTTCAGCACTTACTAAGGTACGTTCTTGTTGATCTTCAATAGCAGATAAGTTTTTGTATTTTGCTTGAATTTCAAACTGTTTTAGACCTGCTTCATTCATTTCTTTGTACTTTAAGGGCGCAAAATAAATTTCTAACTCATTCATTCTTAAAGGAGTTTCATAATCTCCTGCCCCCAATGATCTTAGTAGAACTTGTAGATTAATACCATATGTACCTTCTTCACCGCATTTCTCACATTTAGACTCAACATCAATAGTTTCTTGCCCACCTGCGGCTTTGATAGAGATTAATACTGTATCTAAATCAGTACTTAATAATGCCCAAGGATTCTTAATTGCTGGTACACAACTTTTAATAATCTCTACCATGGCTGTACCATTAAACAAAGCATCTGGAGTCTTTGTCGTTATTTCATCGATTGCTGTCATAGGATAGACAGGTAATTCTTTGTTCTCAGGCCATTCGATGTCTTCAGGTGCGTAACTTTCCCCACCTGACGGTAAAGAGATATGTACAGCGGGTCTACGAAAAAACTGTCGTAGCGGATTATTTTCATTAATTGTCATATATGTTCCCCATAATAAAATACGGTATTTTAAAAAACTAAATACTAGTGTGATTATATTTAGTATCCCAAAACCATGCTAAATTAAAAATAATAGGACAACATTAGATGGATGATTTTTCACCTGAAGAAATGCGAGAATTTAATGAGAATTTAAATTCTATGAATGCCTCTTTGGGAGCATTAAATTCAGGACTACAAAATTTATCTAATACCCTAAATCAAACATCACAGGCAAATCAGGAAGCCGCAAAACAGTCAGAAGAAAACACAAAACAGCAAACATCTTCTACTAATAAAAAGACAGAATCAGATGATAGAGCCGGCGAACAAATAAAAACAACTGCTGAAAAAATGTCAGGAGCATTGCGAACTGCTACTAGTGCAGTTGTTAGTTTTTCAGGTGCATTAGTTTCAGGTGTTGATGGTTTTGACAAGTATACTAAAGCAGTATCAGGTTTTGGAGACTCAGCAAAAGAAACTGGTGACGCATTAGGTGGATTCGGTAAGTTTTTAGGTAACGCAGTAAACATATTAGCCGAGTTTACAGTCGTTACAATGAAACAGGCTGATGCACAAAATCAGTTTGCAAAAGAAATGAACCGAATGGGTGCTATTGTTGATACAACTACCCAAGGTTTAGCAGAACAAGCAAGAGCCGCAGGCGCAAGTGCAGGTGACTTACAAGAATTAGCCGTAGTTATTACTCAAAGTTCTCAAGCATTAGCATCGTTTGGTGCAGGTACTTCTGAGGGTACAGCAAAAATGCTGGAAGTCTTCAGATTATCTGATGACCAAGAAAGAGAAATGCGTAGATATGGGTACACTCTAAGAGAAGCCCAAGAACAACAAGCATATTACATAGAATTGCAAAGAACATCTGGTATTAATATGCAAGCCAGAGAGATGACTGAACAAGATGTTCGTATTAAGTCATTACAGTATGCAAAAACATTAAACACATTATCAGAGTTAACAGGTATTCAAGCCGGACAACTCAAAGAAGAACAAGCCGCAGTACAAGCAGACTTACGTAATAAGATTCGTAATATACGTGATCAAAATGATATTGAAAGACTTAAGCAACAGTTAGACGGCAACATTACTGCTGAAAAAAGAAAATCGATAGAAGCAGAAATAAGAGCAAGAGAAGAAGAAATACAAGTAAGAGTCGATGCAGGTAACCAATTTGCAGGTTTACTAGGCAGAGACATGGCTGCCAAAGTGATGAACGTTATTGGTACTGGGGCATTTGATGAGAATACAAAAGAACTAGCAAACTTAGGTCTTAATGCCGCAGAACTTAAAGAAAGATTTGCAGGCTTGACTGCTGGTTCAGACGAATACAAACAAGCAGTTGCCGAAACAACAGGTGAACTCGTAGGTGGTGTTAGACGAAACGTAGATAGGTTCGGTAAGTCTATGGAACTTGCCGCTAACGCAAGTGAGATCGGCGCCGCAGTAGGTATTAACGAAAGAACAACAGATACAGCCAGACTTTTTGATAGCCAAGATCAGGCTACGAATAGAGTATTAGAAAGTTTTGATAAAGTATCAGAGGCTACACAAGAAGGCGTAGATACACAAAAAGATTTGGCCGCTGAACTACAAGTATTTGAAACTAATGTTAGAACAGCCGCAGATGAGTTTTTAAATTCGATTAATCCGTTTACAGGTGGATTAGGATTAGGCACTATTGCACTAGGCGGTTTTACAATAGCATTAGGAACCGCTACAACTGCATTATATGGCATGGCTGGTTCAGGAGCAGGAAGTGGCATGTTAGACATGTTCACCGGCGGCGGTAACGGTGGCGGTAAACGAGCAAGAGGGTTAAGAGCGGCCGGCAACTTCTTATCAAAAGGTGTTAGTAGATTAGCCGTACCACTAGCCGCAGGAATGTCTATTTATAGTGGAGTATCAGAAGCAAGTGCAGGACGAGATGAAGCAGATGCACAACTAGCCCAAGTAACAGACGCCGAAGACTCATCAGTAGCAGAAATATATCGTGCTAAAAAACAGCACGAAATAGACACTAAACAAGCCAACAGAAAGGGGGCCGGTACAGCAATCGGCGGTACTGGTGGAGCCATTGCAGGTGCGGCCGCAGGTGCAGCCATAGGTTCGTTTATTCCAATCATTGGAACAGCAATTGGTGGTATTATCGGCGGAGCCTTAGGAGCATGGGGCGGATCTTCAGCAGGAAGTGCAATAGCAGAAAACTATCTAAGTCCAGAAGACTTAGAAATGTATAATGCTAGTGATGCTGAATATGCTTTAATGACTGATGAAGAAAAAGAAAAATATAATGAGATCAGAGATGCTATTAAGGAACAAACACGATTACAAGAAGAAGAAGCAACACGTTTAGAAAAAGCATATAATGACAATTACGAGGAAATACAGAAGATAGGTCTATATGACAAAGACTTGCTTGGTAATAGTGAAGTAAACTTTGAAATGCTTGCCCAAATGAGAGACGATGGTACTCTCTCACAAGAAATGCTTGAGGCTATGCTATATGATAATGATTTAAGTGAAGCAGACACGGCATTAGTGCAGAAACAGTTAGATTTGATGAAAGCAAACGCCGAAAAAGACGAAGTAAAAGAAAAAGAAAAAGAAGTAGCAGAAGTAAAAGAAGAAGAAGTAGGTGGCAGAACATTAGATATGTCTCCTGAAAATCTAGCCAAAATATTTGAGGCAGATATAAAAGCAGAAGAAAAAAGAAATGCAGAAAAACAAGCAGAACAACTTGCACTCGCACAAGCAAAAGAAGAAACTGTTACAGAACAAATTACACCTGAAGTTGTTGCTAATGCATTAAAAGAAACAGGAAGCGGCGCACCTATTCCAGGAGTAGTTGATACAGAACAATTATTAGCAACAACAGACGTTGTTGAAAATATGATAGCAGATGCAGGGAAAGCCATTAGTACCCCTGCATTAGAAGAAATCACAACTACAGCAGAATCTGTCCCTATAGATGATATTTTAAAAGAAGTTCAAGTTTCTTCATCTAAAGTAGCAACTCTTATAGAATCACCTGCAATTAAAAAAGCAGTAGATCCACTAGATGAATTAAGAAATATGGATAATGGTTTTGGTGGAACTCTAGGAGACACGGTCACAAGAGACATGGTGAGAGGTGGATATATTGCTCATGGTCAATTTGGTTCATTAGATCCATTAACAGGTGAAGCACCTGAAATGGAAAGAAGACACTTTGAAACCGAAGAAGAAGCCCTTAGAGCAATGGCCGCTCCTCAAGAATGGGAAGCACAATTACAAGCAAAGTTGGATGCTAACTTTGCTGAGATGATGGCTGAAATAGATGCAGGATCACCTGGAACTATGCCCGTTGTTGATATTACTCCAGAACCAACTGAAGAAGAACCTAGTGCTGAAGTACAGTCCGATAGTCAACTTGCCCAAACTGATACTGGTGGTGGAGAAATGACTGAATTTGAAAAACGTAGTCTAGCCGCACTAGAAAAGCAGAATGAGAGACTTGCTAGAATTGAAAATGCATCTATAGAGACCGCAGATGGTACCCAAAAAATTGCAATCAACTCGGCAGTTTAACTAAATATATAATATAAAGAGAACCTATACCACATGGCATATACAAAGAAATTTTTAAACAAGAGCGGAGTATCAAGTCCGATATCGGGAGGCAACAGTAATCCTGGGTCTTGGAACGGTGTAGGCGCATCAGAAGAAGGTTACTCAAACACTGATTTCGGTTACAAGAATTACATGAGTAGACTTCCTGAAGTTTACACAGGACATCCTAACAGAATAGAAAGATACAATCAGTATGAGATGATGGATGTCGATGCTGAGATCAATGCTTGTTTAGATATCATTGCAGAATTCAGCACACAAAAGAATGATCACAATCATACACCATTTAACTTTGAGTTTAGAGATGAGCCTACTCCACATGAGATGGACTTGTTATCTAAGCAGTTACAACAATGGTGTAAGTTAAATGAATTTGATACTCGTATGTTTAAGATGTTTAGAAACGTCATTAAATACGGAGATCAAGTCTTTGTAAGAGATCCAGAGAACTTTAAACTCTACTGGGTTGACATGGTTAAGGTCATCAAAGTTATTGTTAACGAAAGTGAAGGTAAACTTCCTGAACAGTATGTTATTAAAGACTTAAACATTAACTTACAGAACTTAACAGTTGCACAAAAAACAAACACAGATTTTGCCGCTAATCCAACAACAGGATTAGGTGGTACTGGTGGCGGTGGCGGAGCAGGTGGAGGCGGATATACTGTCCCATCTATGCCATACAACACATCAGGTAGTAGATTTACATTAGGACAAGCAGAATCAGCAATCGATTCTAATCATGTTGTTCACTTGTCACTAACAGAAGGCTTAGATCGTTTCTGGCCTTTCGGACAATCAATCTTAGAGAACATCTTTAAAGTATATAAACAGAAAGAACTATTAGAAGATGCTATCTTAATCTATCGTGTACAACGTGCGCCAGAACGTAGAATGTTTAAGATTGATGTAGGTAATATGCCTAGTCACTTAGCAATGGCATTCGTAGATAGAATTAAAAATGAGATTCACCAAAGACGTATTCCAAGTATTCACGGTGGGCAGTCTGTAGTTGATGCTACATACAATCCACTATCAATGAATGAAGATTACTTCTTCCCAGTCACATCAGAAGGTAGAGGATCATCTATCGAAGTTCTCCCAGGTGGACAGAACTTAGGTGAGATTGATGACTTGAAATACTTTAATAATAGATTAGCAAGAGGACTACGTGTACCTAGTTCATACTTACCCACAGGTCCTGATGACAACACAACACCTCTGAACGATGGTCGTGTTGGTACTGCTATGATACAAGAGTTTAGATTCAATCAGTACTGTGAAAGACTACAGAACTACATCTGTCAAAAACTTGATGATGAATTTAAATTATTTTTGCGTTGGAGAGGATTCAACATCGATACACAGATGTTTGACTTATCATTTAATCCACCGCAAAACTTTGCCGCTTATCGTCAAAGTGAACTAGATACTGCAAGAGTAGGTACTTTTGGAGCAATGGAAGCATTCCCTTATGTTTCTAAACGTTTTGCACTAGAAAGATTCTTAGGATTAACTGAAGAAGAAATCAATAAGAATGAAAAACTTTGGGCAGAAGAAAACACTGAAGCACAAGATGCAGACCCATCAGGCTCTGATCTTAGAAACATTGGAGTGTCTACAGGAGACTTTGATGCAGATATGGACACTAGTGAAGAAATCGAAGACCAAGAAAACTTAGACGATCTTGGAGACCTCGATGTAGCAGGTCCAGTAGGTACCCCGGGGACAGCAACCGGTTCAGTTGAAGGTGCTGGTGAAGTAGGACCTGCTCAAGGCGTTTAGTGAAACTTAAACATATTATTACATCTGGATGCAGTTTCAGTGATGCTTATACTCACTGGACGTGGCCTCATGTATTAGAATCACATATCAAATCATTAGACCCTAACGTAACATTCGATCACAGAGGCATGGGTCATCAAGGTCAAGAACTCATACAAAAGAAAACAACAAATGCTATTATAGATGCATTAGATAATGGGATTGATCCATCTGAAATAGGTGTTCTTGTTGCTTGGAGTGGTAATGATCGCAAAACTTGGTACATAACAAACAAAGATTATATTAGTGATATTAAAGATCACTGGAGTACGTCCGGTGGAGACAACTGGGACATACAATTTTGTAATCTCAAAAACAATAAAGAAGGTGTTGAAGTATTAGAATATAATAATAAACACGGAAATTATTTTGTTCAATATAATCCCAACGGCGGGTGGTATCACTCCGCATGGAATCATAGAGAACCTAAATTTATCAATGATTATATAATGTTTACTGAACCTGTTACTGCCAGAGGTTATGATACACATAACATACACTCGTTGCATCTTGCATTAGAAAATATGATTATGTTGCAAAATACATGTAAAGTACATGGTATTAAATTTTATCATCAATATTATATGGATCATACATACAAAGATATTGAAGCATGTAAAGATCATCCTATTATAGAATATCTCTATAAACAACTAGATCAAACGATTAGAGTAAAGCCTGCAATCCATGAATATGTCAAACCTTTTGGCATGACAGTATCAGAAAGAGATGTACATCCTAATGAAGAAGGGCATCAAAAATACTTTGATGATATTCTAAAACCCTTTTTAGAAGAAAAAAACTTTTTTGAATAAATATTAATATGAAATTATTTGAAATGTTCGATGCGGCAACACCAGGATACCAAGAAGTTGGAGATGACAACTCCAAACCTATTTGGAGAACATCTAGGAAAACAAAACTCACATTGAGTCAAATCAGAAAGTTACGTAAAATGTTAGATGTCAGAAATTATGAAAAAGCAAAACATCTGACCAAAGTTAGAAATCAGTACGGGGCAAAACCAGATCCAGAGGCTGGTCCTAGCATCTAATTTTAATAATCAGAAATACCTGATTTCCCCTATTTTCACCTCAAATACGCCAAAAACGCAAAAAAGTAGTACTTAAATAGTACTTTTTATAACTACGCACTAAATATCTCTACAAAGCCATACTTTATTATATCAGGAGAAAAGTACAATGGAAAACAAGAAATTTGAACAATTAATCGATCTCATTATTAATGAAGACGAAGAACAGGCGAAAGAACTGTTTCACAACATTGTTGTCGAAAAATCAAAAGAAATCTACGAGTCTATCATGGAAGAAGAAATGAAAGACAGTGACGACCTAGAAGAAGGCATGGGCGGTCAAGTCGGTGATCTTGCTGACGAAGTCCAAGCAGAAGAATCTGGTGTTGCAGAAGATGCTGAAGAAGAAATTGACGTTGATTCAGAAGAAGTTTTCGACATCGAAGGCGATGATGAAGTAGATGCTACTTTAGACATCGAAGCAAACTCATCTGAAGAAGTTGAAGATGCAGTTGTAAGAATCGAAGACAAACTCGACACATTATTAGACGAGTTTGAAGAACTCATGGCCGACCAAGACGAATTAAAAGGTCGTGATGACGAAATGGATGCTGACCTACATGACATCGAAGATAAAGAAGATGACATCGAAGGCGACATCGAAGACCAGGAAGTTGACGTAGACGTTTCTGTTGATGACGAAGAAGTAGTTGCTGAAGCAATTAATCTTCCTAAAGTAACAGCACACATGGGAGACAACGGTTCAAATACTAAATCTCCAGTAGACGCAAACTCAGGTCAAAAAGGAATGGACAGTAAGCCAGTAGATTTCGATCTAGGTGGTGATGAAAAAGGACGCCCTGCTCCGACTGCTAAAGACGTAGATGGTGCTTCTTCATTCCAAAACGTTCCTGGAAACAACAAAGGACCTAAATTGAGTCCTGCACCAAAGCCCGTAACATCACAGGCTGAAGGTACTAACACTAAATCTGTAATAGATTAAGGACTGATACAAATGGCTTTGTATCTTAAAGAACACTTATCATTCGACCGTGCTGAAATGATGGTCGAATCGGTAAAAGAAGGTGATTCTAATTTGAAGACTCTTTATATGAAAGGAATCTTCATTCAGGGAGGGGTAAAAAACGCCAATGAACGTGTTTACCCCGTTTCTGAAATCAAAACAGCCGTAGACACACTTAACGATCAAATACAAGAAGGTAATTCTGTGTTAGGTGAAGTTGACCATCCCGATGATTTAAAAATTAACTTAGATCGTGTTTCACATATGATTACTAATATGTGGATGGATGGGCCTAATGGCTACGGTAAGTTAAAGATTTTACCAACTCCGATGGGTCAGTTAGTTCAGACCATGTTAGAGTCAGGGGTAAAACTCGGAGTATCTAGTAGAGGTAGCGGAAACGTTAATGATTTAGATGGCCGAGTCAGTGATTTTGAAATAATCACTGTGGATATTGTTGCCCAACCAAGTGCTCCTAATGCATATCCTAAAGCAATTTACGAAGGTCTTATGAATATGACCAACGGACATAAAGTTTTAGAAATTGCAAGAGAAGCAAGAGGCAATAAACAAGTAGAACGGTTTTTGAAGGACGAGGTAACTCGTCTTATCAAAGATTTAAAAATCGACTAAAATAGAGGGGAAAACAGCATGTTAGATGCTATCAAACCATTAATTGATTCAGGTCTTATTAACGAAGATGTCGCAGGTGAATTAGAAAGCACTTGGGAATCTAAGTTAACTGAGGCTAAAGATCAAGTTCGTGGTGAACTTAGAAATGAGTTCGCACAAAGATACGAACATGACAGAAGTGTGATGGTTGAAGCCCTGGATAAGATGATTACAGAATCTCTCTCAGAAGAAATTAAAGAATTTCATGAGGAGAAGACTGCAATTAACGAAGACCGCGTAAAAGCAAAAATGAAACTTAAGGAAAGTGCAAAGAAATTTAATAACTTTATGGTAACTAAGTTAGCAGAAGAAATTAAAGAACTACGTGCAGACCGTAAGGTTCAGTTGGAAAACCAAGATAAACTTCAAAAGTTTATCACTCATGCATTGGCTAGAGAGATCAAAGAATTTGCTCAGGATAGACAAGCAGTGGTAGAACAACGAGTCAAGTTAGTTGCTGAAGGTCGTACACAATTAGAAGCATTGAAAGAGAAGTTTATTTCTGAAAGTGCCTCAAGATTGAGTAAGTCAGTTTCATCTCATCTAAAAGGTGAATTATCACAACTTAAGGAAGATATTCAAATTGCTAGGGAGAATAACTTCGGTCGTAAGATTTTTGAAACATTTGCAGGTGAATTCAGCACAACTTATCTTAATGATAAGGCTGAAACACGTAAGATTGTTTCTGACTTGAACGACAAAGAACAAGAACTAGCAGAATCAAGGGTTCAACTTGCGAAAGCACAAGAACTCATTGAATCAAAAGAACGTGAAGTTAACATTATTAAAGAATCTACTCAACGTGAAAAGACTTTAGACAGTTTAGTGTCATCTTTAAACAAAGAGAAGGCTCAAGTAATGCGATCTTTATTAGAAAGTGTTCAGACGCCAAAACTGAAGAACGCATTTGATAAGTATTTACCAGCAGTATTGAACGAAGGAAGTACCAAAGAGAAATCTGAAAAGGCTCCTCTTACTGAATCTGTTTCAACTGCACAAACAGGTAATAAATCTGCCAAGAAAGAACAAGAGGTTGAGGTAGATGACAGCAATGTTATCGATCTTAAGCGCCTGGCAGGGCTTTAATTATAAACTAGACATAGAAATTTAGGAGAAAATAACCATGTCACAAGTACTCTTAGAAAGCCGTTGGGACGAGACAAAAGACGCCCTGTTAGAAGGCTTAAAAGGCACTCGCCGATCAACAATGGGTGTTATCCTTGAAAACACTCGCAAAGGTCTCTTAAATGAGAATGCTACCGCAGGTAGTACCTCTGCAGGAAATATTGCTACACTTAACCGTGTGATTTTACCAGTAATTCGTAGGGTTATGCCTACTGTTATTGCTAACGAACTAGTCGGCGTTCAGCCAATGACTGGTCCTGTTGGACAGATTCACACTTTACGTGTACGTTATGCTCAGTCATTGACTGACAATTCAGCAGCCGCTACTTCTGTAACTGCTGGTGAAGAAGCATTATCACCATTCAAAATCGCACAGGCGTACTCACGTACAGCCCAAGGAACTGCGACTGCGAACTCTTACACAGGTGCTGATACAGCAACTTTAGAAGGTAACGGTGGTAAGCAAATCAGTGTGCAAATCTTAAGACAGGCTGTAGAAGCCAAGTCACGTAAGTTACAAGCACGTTGGACTTTTGAAGCCGCTCAGGATGCTCAGTCTCAACACGGAATCGATGTTGAAGCAGAAATCATGGCCGCTTTAGCACAAGAAATCACTGCTGAAATTGATCAGGAGATTTTACTATCTCTTAGAACATTGGCAGCAACTGAGTTCACATATAACCAGGCAGCGGTATCAGGTACTGCTACTTACGTTGGTGACGAACATGCCGCATTAGCAGTTCTAATCAACAGAGTTGCAAACTTGATTGCACAAAGAACACGTAGAGGCGCAGGTAACTGGGCTGTTGTTTCTTCTGCCGCATTAACTGTATTACAATCTGCTACTACATCAGCATTTGCACGTACAACTGAAGGTACTTTTGAAGCACCTACTAACACTAAGTTTGTTGGTACGTTGAACGGCGCTATGCGTGTTTTCGTTGATTCATATGCTCCTGATACTCAAGCAGTATTAGTTGGATACAAAGGATCATCTGAGACTGATGCGGCGGCATTCTACTGCCCATACATTCCATTAATGAGCAGTGGTGTTGTACTAGATCCATCAACATTCGAACCAGTCGTTTCATTTATGACACGTTACGGATATGTAGAGTTAACTAACACTGCATCTTCATTCGGTAACGCGGCTGACTACGTTGGTGAAATCGCAGTTCAAAACTTAACTTTCCAATAAGCCGATTATTATATAATCAACTTATTATAAGTTTTAAGGAAGAGTCATTAGGCTCTTCCTTTTTTTGTGGTTGCCCTTTTTTGTAGTAAATACTTGACAATATTAACCAAAGGTTGTATAATAGTAAGATAAGTTTGGAGAACATTTATGGCAAAAAGAATCTTTAGAATTGAAGCCGGTAGATACGGCGGAGAAACAGTAATGGGCACAGTAGACGAAGAATTTGTCTCAATAATGCTAGAAGAAGACCAAGAAGAACTCATTGATACCTGCACCAGTGCTGACGAAGAGGACTTTAAAGGAACACTTCCCTATGAGGGTTATTATATGTGGGAATGCGATGACATAGAACATCTTAATTCAGCATATGCAGACAGTGGATTTATTGTTACTGAAGTAACCAATGAAGATGACAAATATGCATACTCAGAAACTGAAACTGATTTTGAGCCAGTAGCATGTCTTTATGGTAGAGAAGCATATTCACAAAACAGTGAGCCTGATTGGGACGATATTGACAAAGAAAAAGATGATTATGTTCCTGTGCTAAGTTTTCACAGTTCTGAGAAAGGTAACTTTGGTTGCTGGTTTATAGAAACAGAAGGTGAACCATTCGACAAATATAAATTCACATATGGTATCGTTGAAACTAATATGGGAGAATTTATTGATAGAGTTTACTATGATGGTAAAGAACTAGAATGTGAATATGATTATTCTGATAGCATCGGTAAGGCTTATTATGCAGAAGTAGGCTGGATGAATAGAAGATGGCATGATAGTTATGACAAATATGATGAAGATCAATTAGACTCTATCTACTGGGAAGACTTTGCAGAAAATGTAGAGTACGAAAAGAAAGAAGCATCTACTACTGTACCTTTAAACATTTCAGCAGATGAAATTGTAGGAGAAGTAGGAACAATCGAAAATCCAGGTGACGTAGATCCTAGTATTGAACCAATCAACGAACCACCTGTTGTTAGTGAAAACGAAGCAGATACATATAAAGAACTACAAGATCAATTAACGCAACTTAACGGTCACGGAGATGGTCGAGGGGAAGACGGCGAAGTACTTTAATGGCCAGATGTCGCCCAGAAGACTGTAACTTAGAAACAGACAACTTAACTATAATTTGGTATCATAATTATTCAGGTGGCAAATTTATGGCTAATTGTCTGAGTCTATCTGATCATGGATTATTTGGTCACAAAGAAATGACCGAAGCACAACTTAGGGGAGAGTTGTCTCCGGATGACAAATTAAATTATTTGTTAGGTCAAATAGACGAAATCGAAAAAGGAGTTTATTGGACTGACCTTAATATATCAGATAATAAATTCTTTGGCTTTGACAAAAAAGACTACATCGATCCTTGGAGAGGTATATCATATCATAGTTATGTCAAAGATGTCTCTTATGGTGATTATAAATTTTTTATAGCATCACACTTCAATCCAGAAGTTATTGAAATCAAAAAGATTTGGAAGAATGCAAACATTATATTGTTTACTCATCCTCACGGTTATGTTGAAAAAAGAGCAAAGAACGATCCTCAAATCAGTGTTTTTTATGACAGACTTGTTGACTATGAAGACAACATAGCAGAAATGAGAGCATTGCCTAATGTCGTGTATGAATTTGATGTGCGAAAGTATGAGTCTGAAACTGAAACATTAGATGCAGTCAAAGAAATGTATGATATATTAAATATCAAAGGTTATGATAGAGACAAACTCTCTGTATATTATAATCACTGGTATAATAAGATAGAAGAAATTAAATACGAATCGTAGAGTCTACAGACATCTCCATTTGCTTTTTACCCTCTCGTAACTTCTTGTTGCGTAGTCTACTACAGTTAGCACAGATTGTCAATATATTTTCTTTTGCTTTGTTGTTAGGATCAAAATCTTTATAAGCAATATCTAATTGAATTAAATCTTCAGGTACAAAACCACATTCAATACACATAGTATTTTTCATTGGTATCTTTTTATTATAGATTGCTTTAGCACAATCTGTACAATATTTGTGCCATTTTTGAAAGCCGTGTTTGCTAACACCGTTTGGTTTAGCAAAAGATATGTTGCAGTTAGCACATTTTGGTCTTGCTGGTTGTCTTGTAAGCATAATTTTATTTATTAAAAAGATTCATTGGGTTCTTTTTTATGAGATCATTTTTATTATATCAGCATAAATACAGTACATAACTAATGGAACTTATACATGGCCGCAGACAAATTTAATTCACTAACTGGTTATTCAGTAGGATTACCCGGGATAGACGTAATTGCCGCAAATGGCAATGTAGTTACTAATCATAACTATCCTCAAGGAAACGTGACATCTAACAGTGTTTACGCAAATAATTATTATTTTTCTAATGGTCAACCATTCACAAGTGATCCAGCAGGATCAAACACTGAAGTTCAATTCAATAATGATGGTAATTTTGGTGCTAGTCCAAATTTAGTATTTGATTCTACTACTGGAACATTGATCTCAGAAAATCTTACAGTAACAGGCAATACACTATTGGGCGATGTCGAAACAGTAACAATATTAGGCGGAACAAACGGATATGTTTTACAAACAGACGGTGCAGGTGGATTAAGTTGGACAGCCCAAACAGGTAACGGTGGCGGAAACGGATCACCTGGTGGCGCCAATATGCAGGTACAGTTCAATAGTGCTGGTTCGTTTGCAGGTGATGCAGGATTTATATATGATGTAGATGATGATTTACTATCAGCAATTCATATTGCAGGTGAAGCAGGTAACCTTTCTAATCTAACATATTCTAATATTGTAGGTATTGGAAACATATCATCAGTTAATCTTACTGGTGAAGACAATAAAGTTTTATATGCTAATGGTATCTTTGCAGATATATCAGCAGGAGCAAGTGCAAACTTTGCTAACTATGCCGGCAACGTTACAGTTGCCGCACAACCAAACATTACATCAGTAGGAACATTAACTGGCTTACAGATAAGCGGAGGATTGTCTGTAACCGGTAATATAGGTGTTAGTAATTTAGCAGTTACAGATGACACGACATTTTCAGGCCCTGTCAATTTTAGTACGTTAAGTAATGTTACAGTCTCATCAAATATAAACGCAATAACATCACCTAATGTTAATTTACCTATAGCAAACTTACATATTGACGGCGGACTTAACGGATATGTATTAGCCACAGATGGTGCAGGTAATCTTTCTTGGACAATTCAATCAGGTGGCGGCGGTGGAGGCACCCCAGGCGGAGCCAACACACAAATGCAGTTTAACAATCAAGGTGCATTCGGCGGTTCTGCTAACTTTGTTTATGACAGCACATTAAACAAAGCAACAATGGCAGGAGAGTTTGTCGCAAATAATTTAACAGTAGGTTCAGGAGCATATTCATTTAGAACTACTAAAGTTAAAAACGGTGTAACAACCACTACTTCAGCAGTTGAAATATGTGCAACAGAAGCAGATACAGTATCAGCAATTGATTATACTATTGTTGCTACAGATCCTGCAAATTCATCCAGACAAACTACAAAATTAACAACAGCAGTATATGGAACAACAGTTAACTACATAGAATATGCAACTATCTCTGTAGGATCATTACTTGCTGATTTTGAAGTAACTTATGTGCCGGGAGATGCATTTAGAGATGCTCAAGTAGTACTTTATGCTACCCCAGCCACAACAAACGAAACAACTTATAAAATTTTATTAGAGGAATATTCCTCTTAAAAAAAATAGTAAAAAAATAATCGCAAAAAACCATTAGTTAGCAGTTATTTTTTGCGGAAACATATAAATACAACTATAGTTTACGGAGACCAAACCATGGCAATCAAAGCATTTAACTCGGTTGCGGGATTTTCAGTAGGAGAAACCCCGGCCAACATAATTTTATCGAACGGTTATATCACAACAAACGGCGCAACGTTTACAGCAAATATTGCGGCATTGGGTGTATTGACCGATAACTTATATTACGCAAACGGCGTACCCTGGGACTTACAAGAACCAGCAGGTGCTAACACTCAAATCCAGTTCAACAATCAACAGGACTTTGGTGCATCAGCAGACTTAACATTTGATACGGCTACATCTAATTTAGATGTTTCTGGTAATGTTAATCTAACAACTGGTAAGTACTATGGTGACGGTTCAGCATTAACAGGTATTGATGCTACAGGCATTCAAAACGGAACATCAAATGTTCGTATACCATCAGCAGATGGCAATATCGAAATGAATTCAGGTGGCAATTTAGTTGCAAACATTACAGATACAGGAGCAAATATTTCAGGTACATTAAATGTAACAGGTATTGTTACTGTTCCTAGTAGCACAGGAGCAATTGATGTTGCATTAGGAACACCTACTCAAGGAAATCTAACATCTAATGCTTTAACTTTAACAACTTCATCGTCGGTCTCCAATTCGATTGCACAGTTGAATGAAGTATTAGGAAAATTAGTTCCTGAAAGCCCAGATAACTTCCCGGGCGGACAAAGCATTACTATTGCAAGTACATCTTCATACAGAATGGCAGATGGCTTCACTCAGCCTGACAACACAGCAGGTGGATCAGCGGCAGTGGCAGCAGGTACAACAGTATCTAAAACACGTAGAGCATCATCATACAATGTTAATGCGATTACAAACACTGGCCCTGGTGACAACGGAACGATTTCTGTTCAAAAGAATGGTGCAGCCGCAGGTAGCAGAACTTTAACTACTTCTTTAGACGGTAACGGAACTTACAGTGACTTGATTATTTCAAATAACGTAGACTATAACTCTGTAAATTCAAATGTAGCGGCAGGCTTCTGGTCAGTCTTTACAGCAGACGCATCAGGTACTGTATCAGACGGATGGAACGAAGTATTAATTGATGATACTGCAACGACATCTACAAACAAAGAAACTTGGTACTATGATTCATCGAATCCTGGTACACCTCAATTTACATCAACATCATTTACTGCACCAGGTGCACCTAGTTATACATACAGTTCAACTGTACCTCACTATAACAACACAAATGATTTTGCTGTAGCATTTAATGTAAACAGATTATCAGGTAACATGTATCCAACAAGTGATACGTTTGTTACAGGATCATCAGGTGGTGCTTTCTCATCACCTAGTAGTGTAACATATTCAACTGCTGGAGTGACAACTCCATTAGCGGCTCAGTTACACGTAGCATCAGGAAGTCAAGCAGTTACAACTACTTCTTCTATCATTTCAGGATTTGGTTCAAGTACATCGGGTCCATCAGTCTCTGTCTTTAACTCTTATGCAACAGGAGTACAATCATTCTCTCCTGGAGGCACAGTACTTTATAAGACAGGTACTTCATCTTCTTCAAGCAGAATCGAAGAAGCAAACGTGTATATTGGTTCATCAATTGGTTCAGGATCAGGGTTAGCACAACGTATTGAAAACCCAGGTTCAACTGATACACCTAGTTTCTCTGCAAGTGCAACTGTGTTTAACAGTGAAACTTCAACATTAGAGACATATGATGCAACAGTCGTTGGTGATGTATTAAGCCATGATGAAACTGATTATTCTTCTGGTCATTTACCAGCAGGACCTGACTTATCAGCAGGTAGATCAGGTGACCAATACTTTACATTCAAATTTGTAAGAACATCAACATCGAAGTTTGATGTTAAATTTACTGGAACGTTGGCAGGTTGTTGGGTAGCAGTACCCGGCAGTACAATTGACTCAGCATCTTCATTGAACGGTTGGGTTGACATGGCAACATCTTACGCGGGAGCAGGTGTCCCCGGTGCTAATACAGGCTCTGGTGGTAATGGTTCAAACGGGTGTGCGTTAGGCGGCGTTATACCTACAGGATCTGCTCAAACAAATAAATCAACAACTGCTACTTTTGGTACAGTAAGTTCATCTAGTACAGCAACTAATGAAATTTATGTTCGTATCAAGTTAGAGAGTGGTCAATCGATAACAGCCTTATCACTAGAATCTGCGAGTAACTAAAAATGAGTATACCTATTTCACAAAAAGTCGACCTACTTTATAAACAGGCATTTGGTGTCACTAAAACTGACACAGAATCTAATAAAAGTCCAAGTAACGAGGCTATTGCTAGCCCATTACTAAATCGTGGTGATACACTATGGTCACAGGCTGATCAGATCCCAGGAACAGCGGCAGCCGTTGCTAGTATTGTTCAAGCATATACAGGATCTAATGCAGTCGAGTGTACAGCAGATAATACTACTGTACCAGTTGGCGGTGTTTACCCCACATGGAAAACTGATTTAACTTACTGGATCCCACAAGAATTTGGTTCTACTTATGCAGTCCAAGTTTGGGTAGATGATTCAGGAGTTGCAGATCCAACTTCAACTGGTACTCAAATCTTTGGTGCTGGTTCAGGTGGAACTGGTGAGTTCTATTATAACTATCAATCAGGTGTTCTTAACTTTATCGGAGAAACTATTCCGACTGCTCTAACAAGTAGTAAAGTTCTTTACATCGTAGGTTATAGATACATTGGTAAGACAGGTGTTACTAACTTACCAGACTCACAGATTGGTAACTTAGATATAACTGATCAGACTATTACTGGTCAAGACACAGATGCTAACATTATCTTTACACCAAATGGCACAGGTCAAGTTGTCACTGGTGGTAACATTACTGCTTCATATTATTATGGAGATGGTTCTCAATTAACAGGTATTGACACAGCAGGTGTGTCAAACGGTACATCAAATGTTCGTATTGCAGTCGCAGATGGTAATATCGAACTAAACGTCAACGGTGGATTAACAGCAAACGTTACTGATGACGGCATAGTAATGACAAGTGGTAATTTAGACCTCGGTAATGTCATTGCAACAGGCGTTGTAACTGCAACAGGTAATGTAGCAGGTGGTAACTTAACATCAGGTGGTGTTGTAGAAGTAACAGGTAACGTAATCGGCGGAAACTTAACTACAGCAGGCGTTGTAGACGCAACAGGCAATGTTGCTGGTGGAAACTTAACTACAGCAGGTGTTGTAGAAGCAACAGGCAATGTTGCTGGTGGAAATATTACAACAGCAGGCGTAGTCGAAGCAACAGGTAACGTAATTGGTGGAAATATTACAACAGTAGGTGTTGTAGCCGCAACTGGTAACGTATCAGGTGGTAACGTATCAGGTGGAAACTTAGTAACAGCAAACTTCTTTACAGGTACATTAATCGACGGTACATCAAATGTTACAGTTAATAATAATGGTAACGTTGATTTAGTAGCCGCAGGAAACACAACTGCTGTTATTACTGATACTGGCGCAAACATTATTGGTACAATTAATGCAAATGGTACAGGTACTTTAGGAGCATTAATTACTCCGACTGTTACTGGTACTACAGGTAATTTAACATTAACAGCGGGTTCATCAGATGATTACGTTGAGATCAGACCTACTGGTACTGGTCAAGTTCACGTAGGTGGATTTAAAATCGAAGCAGTTGGAACTCCAACAGCATCAACTGACGCCGCTACTAAGCAGTACGTAGATGACGTAGCACAAGGACTTGCAGTTCATGCACCTTGTATCGTAGCATCAACAGATACATTGGCAACAATGTCTGGTGGTACTGTAACATATGACAACGGCACAGCAGGTGTCGGAGCGACTCTTACAATTTCTGGTGCAACATTAACAGCAATTGACGGAGTAACTTTAACTTCAAATGATAGAATTTTAATCAAAGACGAGTCAACAGGTGCTAATAATGGTATCTATGTATATACAAGTTCAACTGTTTTAACAAGATCAGATGACTTCAATACTCCGACTGAAATGGCAGGCGGTGACTTTACATTTGTACAACAAGGTACAGTTTATAATGATACTGGTTGGGTAATGACTGATCCAGTAACAACAGTTGGTACTTCTACTGTTAACTTTGTTCAGTTCTCAGGTGCAGGATCATTCACAGCAGGTGCAGGTCTTACATTAACAGGTACTGAATTCTCTGTTAACGTTGATAACTTAACAACAGATATTCAAGGTGGAAACGTAGTTGTTAAAACTTCTGCTCAGTTAACTACTCCAAACATCGGAGCGGCAACAGGTACAAGTTTAACTACAACTGGTAATGTAGCAGGTGGTAACTTAACAACAACAGGTGTTGTAAGTGCTACAGGTAATGTAGTCGGTGGCAACCTAACAACAGGTGGTGCAGTAACTGCAACAGGTGCAGTAACTGGTGGCAGTTTAACAGATGGCACAGCAACATTAAGTTCAGGTGCATTAAGTGGTGCAACTACAGGTGCATTTAGCGGCAACGTAAGTGCTGGTAACTTAACTTCAACAGGTGCTGTTTATACTGACACTATCAATGAAGAATCTACTAATGCAGGCATTACTTTTGGACATGAAGTTCTAGGTGGAGCGGCAACTTTCTCTGCTAACGTAGCAGGTGGTAACTTAACAACAGGTGGTGTTGTAAGTGCAACTGGTAATGTAACAGGTGGTAACTTAACAACAGCAGGCGTAGTTGAAGCAACAGGAAATATCGATTCAACATCAGGTATCTTTAATGGTGACGGTTTTGGATTATCAAATATCCCGGCCGCAAACATTACAGGCTTAAGTCTTTCAGGTATCGCAAATGGTACATCTAATGTAGACATTGCATCTGTAGACGGTAACATCACAATGGGTGTTAACGGAACTGCTGACGTAATAGTCGTATCAGACGGTGGACTTGATGTAAAAGGAACAGCAGATATTACTTCTACTGTAACAGCACCCGCATTTACTGCGAACACAGGACTATTTACTGGTGACGGTGGTGGTTTATCTAATGTCGCAGGTGGTAATGTAACTGGTGAAGTTGCATTCGCGGCGACTGCTAACGCAGTAGCAGGTGGAAATGTATCAGGTCAAGTAGCAAACGCACTTGTATCAGGTACTGTCTACACAGCGGCACAACCTAACATTACTTCTGTAGGTACTTTAACAAGTGTTGAAGTAAGTGGTACAGCAAATGTAGCAGGTAACTTAAATGTCGGTACTAGTGAGATTTCAACACTAGCGGCAGGAACAGTAACTACTACAACTACATCACAAACAGCAATTGCTAGTTTCGCAGTTTCAGGAATAAACGGAATTGAGTTCTTAGTAAAAGGATATGACGCAACATCAGGAAATACTTCTGTAGCATCAGTACTAACTGTAACAGACGGATCAACAGTTGATTTCGTTACATACGGTCAGACATACTTAACAGGAGCACCTGGTGTATTAGCAGTAGGCTTAAACGGTAGTGACTTAGAATTGTTGGTAACACCAGCATCAACTAATTCAACTGTTTGGGTTACACAATATAGGTTTATTTAATAATGGGAATTAGATCCTTTAACTCAGTTGGAGGGTTTTCGGTAGCCGAAACGCCCGTTGAGATAATCAGTAATGTGGGTAATGTTACCCCTACTAACTTAGATGTTAGTACTGGACTATCTGATCTAGGTGCTATTGGCAATATTACGATTACTGGAGGCTCCGCAAACCAAGCAATTATCACTGATGGTTCAGGTACATTATCATTTGGTGAAGCAGGCATGTCGGCAAATTCAGCCGCTACTATGCCATATCAAATCAATGCATCTGAATCATATACAGTGGGTGCTAATCTTCAGGGTCTATTTGCAGAAGCAATCACAATCGATGGAGAATTAGATGTAGAAGGTATTCTTATCGAAGTAGGCGTCTCTCAAAACGCAGAATCATCACAGATTTATTTTGACAATGCAGGTACATTCTATGGTAACACAGGATTTACATTTAATATAAATTCTGGTAATTTAGATGTACCAGGAAATATTAATCCTACTGGAAGTATTATTCCTAGTGCAAATGTCACATACGATTTAGGATCAGCAAATTATCGTTGGAATGATCTATATCTTGCAGGAACATCTATATTCTTAGGTGGTGGGTCAATAGCAGAAGCCGCAAATGGCGCTATGGTCATGACTAACGGTGACGGCGGACAATTTATATTCGATGGTACTGCTGATTTTCATACATATGCAATATCACATGGTAACTCTAATGTATCTATAGACACATCAGGTTCAGCAGTCACAATGGGTGTTGCTGGAAATGCTGACGTATTTTCAATGTCAGGCGGTGGTGTCTTAACTACGACAGGTAATGTCGTACCATTAGGTATTAAAACAGACAATTATTATTATGCAAATGGAGCCGCAATTACTTTTGGTGAATCAGCGGCAGGCTCTGATACACAAGTACAGTTTAATGACAACGGATCATTTGGTGGATCAGGTAACTTAACATTTGCAGATGCTTCAGGATTACTGACAGCATCAGGCAACGTAGTAGGTAATAACTTTATATCTACATCTGGCGATATGCTATTTGGCACAGGTGTCGGACAAGGTACTATATCAGTAGATACAAGTACAACAACAGCCGGTGTATTCACAACCACAATGACAGACGTTAATATCGGATTAAATGCTAACGTTGTAATTTGTGGTACAGGCAAAACATTAACAGCACGTGGTAACGTGTCTGCGGACAATTTAAATTCAACAACTTTATCAGTTGACGATTTATATAGTAGCAGAACAGCAGTTTCTGTAGGAAGTGCTAATACAACAATTGATACATTTGCCGCATCTTCTTATAGATCAGCAAAATATACAATTAAGGTTTCGGATAACACGGGTTATCAAGCAATAGAGGTACTTCTTGTACATGACGGTGTAACTCCGATAATGACAGTATACGGTTCAATATCGACAACAAGTGCAGATTTAATTACATTATCTACTGTAATGTCAGGGACTAATGTATTATTAAGAGCATCACCTGAAAATAGCAGTACTAGTGTTAATTTAATGGGTACGTATGTCCCAGACTAAAAATCAAGTCGGGAAATAACGATAAATAGAATTATGCTCAAAAGGCAAATTTAACTATAATAGGGTAATAGGAAATGTTAATATTAAAACAAAATACGGCGGCATCAGTCCCCACCCCGGCTGCGGGAAAAGGTACAATCTTCTTAAGTGATTCAGATGTACTGTCAGTCAAAAAGAGTTCAGGAAGTGTTGAATCGTTTCCAACAGTAAGCGGTTCAAATACGCAGGTCTTCTTCAATGATGACAATGCAATTAATGGTGATGCAAACTTTACGTTTGATAAAGCCACTGATGTATTAACAGTCACAGGAAACGTTGCGGCGACTAGAGTTTTAACAGATAATCTTTTATATGCTAATGGAGTTGCATGGGACTTGCAACAGCCAGCAGGTTCAAATACACAAGTTATCTTCAATGATGAAGGTGATTTTGGTGCAGACTCAACATTTACATTTGACAAAGTTACAGATACCCTATCATCAACTAATGTTGTTGCAACTGCATTAACAGGTGAATTACAAACTGCATCTCAAACTAATATTACAAGTGTTGGCACCCTAACAGCACTAGCAGTAACAGGTAATTCAGACGCCGGAAACCTTAACGCAACTAACACAATAAGTGGTACAGATTTAAGTATTTCAGGAAACGGAGTAATTGGTGGAAACTTAACAGTTAACGGAGATTTAACTTACGTCAACGTAAGTTCTTTCGATGTCGAAGATCCAATTATCACAATGGGAGGTGGCCCAAACGGAGCGGCTCCTACTTCAGATGACGGTAAAGATCGTGGTACAGCATTACAATATTATGACGGTGGTGCAATTGTAGGATTCATGGGTTGGGACAACTCAGGATCAGAGTTTATCTTCGGTGCTGATGTTACTAACACAGACGAAGTAATCTCAGTTAATACATATGGTAACGTTCATGGTAACGTATTCATTGGTTCAGGTGCTGGATTATCAGCAATCGCCGGTGCAAACGTTACAGGCACAGTAGCAAACGCAACTTATGCAGTATCAGCGGGTACAGTCGAAACTGCCGCACAACCAAACATTACTAGTGTTGGTACATTAACAAGTGTTGTTGGTGGAGAAGGTTCTGCATCAGATTTCGGAAACGCAACAGCAATATTCGGCAAAGACAACACAGGTTCATCATTAGGTGATAACATCGGTGTTGTTGGTGAAGCCGCGGCAAACTCAACAGCAGGCATCAATGGTATCGGTGTATATGGTTATGGTGCAACAAACGGATCAGATAAAGGTACTGGTGTTTATGGACAAGGTGTCATAGGAGACACTAATGACACTGGAGCGGCAGTAGGTGTACGAGGTACAACAGCCGGAGTACATGCTAGTGGTATGAACGTAGGTTTATATGGTCTTGCTTCTGGTTCAAGTGTTTCTAACTATTCTTTGTATCTTGTACAAGGTAGCATCGGAACTATAGAAAACCCAATTACATGGGAAGTTGCAGACAACGAAGCAGGCGCATTAAGATGGAGTTCAGCAGGTAAAGCAAACATCTTTATGATCGAATCTACTGATAATGCTGAAGGTATTTCAACAACAGGTTACTTAAACGTAACAGGTAATATTACTGCAACAGCAGGTATTAAAACAGACAACTATTATTATGCAAACGGAGCACCAGTTGACTTTCAACAGCCAGCAGGTTCAAATACAGAAGTTATCTTTAATGATGGCGGAGACTTCGGAGCAGATTCAACATTTACATTTGACAAAGACACTAATGTCTTGTCAGCATCAACAGTAACAGCAACAACGTTAAACGGTACTTTAGGTACTGCATCGCAAACTAACATTACTTCAGTAGGAACATTAGGTTCACTATCTGTTACAGGTAATGTTGGCGCAGGTAATGTTAATGGCACAGGTGGTGTATTCACATACGTATCAGGAGATGGTGCTAACTTATCATCAACTGCTGGTGCAAACGTAACTGGTGAAGTATCATTCGCCGCAACAGCAAACGCAGTCGCAGGTGGAAACGTATCAGGCGCAGTTGCATTAGCAACAAGTGCAACATCAGCAAATGCAGTAGCAGGCGCTAATGTAACTGGTGAAGTAGACTTTGCGGCAACAGCAAATGCTGTAGCAGGCGCAAACGTTTCTGGTACAGTTGCTCTTGCTTCAGTAGCAGGAACAGTATCAGGAGCCGCACAAGCAAACATTACATCATTAGGTACATTAACCGGCTTAGGTGTTAACGGAACAATCACTGCTTCAGCAATCACAGCAAATACAGGAGTGTTTACAGGTGATGCAGGTGGTTTATCAAACGTAGTCGGCGCTAACGTAACAGGTACAGTATCAAGTGCTACAACAGCAGGTACTGTAACAACAGCCGCACAACCTAATATTACTTCAGTAGGAACTTTAAGTTCTGTAACAACTTCTGGTAATGTTGATACAACAGCAAACGTTGTAACTGATGATATTATTGGTAAAACAGGCGGAGTTACAATTACAGCAATCGGCGCAGATCAGCCTATCTCATTAGTAACAACAGGAACAGGTTCAGTTGATGTAAACTCAGCAAGAATTACAGAACTAGCAACACCAACAGCCGCAACAGATGCCGCAACAAAAGCATATGTTGACAGTGTTGCAGAAGGCTTACATGTACATGAGTCTTGTGAAGTTGCAACTACAGGAACACTTACATCTATCACAGGTGGAACAATCACTTATGATAACGGAACAGCAGGTGTTGGCGCAACATTAACAACATCTTCTGGTAACTTTGATACAATTGACGGACAATCATTCTCAAACGGAGAAAGAATTCTTGTTAAAGATGAATCAACAGCCGCAAACAATGGTATTTACGTTAAAACATCATCTACAGTTCTAACAAGAGCAGATGATTTTGACACACCAACTGAAATGGCAGGTGGAGACTTCACATTCGTATCAACAGGTACACAATACAATGATACAGGTTGGGTAATGACTGATGCAGTAGCAACAGTTGGTACTAATGCAGTAAGTTTTGTTCAGTTCTCAGGTGCTGGTACATTCACAGCAGGTGCAGGCCTTACATTAACTGGCTCAGAGTTCTCTATTACAAATACAGCAGTCTCAGCCGCATCATATGGTAACGGTACTCATAATGCAACATTCACTGTTAATAGTAGAGGTCAATTAACAGCGGCGGCTAACGTTGAAATTACTGCAGGCGCAGGTTCATTGACTGGTACAGTTCTTAATTCAAGTGTTGTAGATTCATCACTGACATCAGTTGGCACAATTGATACAGGTGTATGGCAAGGTACAGCAATTGGAGCGGCGTACGTTTCAACTCTTAACCAAAACACAACAGGTTATGCCGCAACTGTTTCAAGTGCCGCACAACCTAACATTACTTCTGTTGGTACACTAACAGGATTAACAGTATCATCTACAATTTCTGGTTCAATTGACGGATCAGCCGCATCTGCTACAACAGCAGGTAGTGTAGATAACTCTGTTACATTTAACAACAGCGGTTCAGGTGCAGCCTCAGGAACAACTTATAACGGTGGTACAGCAAGAACTATATCTTATAACTCAGTTGGTGCGCCAAGCACAACTGGTACAAACGCATCAGGTACTTGGGGTATTAATGTTTCAGGTTCAGCAGGAAGTGCAGGATCAGCAACAACTGCTGGTACTGTAACAACAGCGGCTCAACCAAACATCACTTCAGTCGGTACTTTAGGCTCATTAACAGTATCAGGTACTACTAACAGCGGAACATTACAGTCACAAACATTGACATCAGGTTCAAACTCAACAGCAGGTGAAATTATCGGTGACTGGACTTTATCTAGTGGATCAACACTTAACGCAACATATGCTGACTTGGCGGAGAAATACACAGCAGACTCAGACTATGAGCCTGGCACAGTTGTAGTATTCGGCGGTGATGCAGAATTGTCAGTAACAGGTCAACATGCATCGCATACTGTTGCAGGTATCGTTACAACTAATCCTGCTCAAGTCTATAACGCAGAATGTACTGCAGGCGAAGGCGAATTTGTTGTAGAATTAGCATTGATCGGACGTGTACCGTGTAAAGTAATCGGTCCTGTTATGAAAGGTGATCTAATTGTTACTTCTGAAAATGCAGGATATGGATGTGCAGGTGACCCTGAAAACATCAAGCCTGGTACTATCATCGGTAAAGCAATCTCAGATTTCAACGATGGTTTAGACGGCGTAGTCGAAGTACTAGTAGGCAAAAACTAATTCTAACTACCTTAGAATCGTTAAGTCACACTTAACATGTAGAGAGAGTCGAAAGACTCTCTTTCCATATATGGAATTTGTTCGACAACCTGATTTAAGATAAGTAGATATATGAATACTTTTACGATGAGTTTCGATACTCGGCTGGCCGAATGGTATCAATTGCGTGAATCACTAAAAGATTCAGATTTAGAAAAAATATGTATAGACGTAGATAAATTTTGGCAACAATGTCCACTAAATAACTATTATCTACATCCACATGATATAAAAGATTGGCCCAATCCATGGCAACTCTTACAAGATAATCATTACTGTTTTTATGCACGTGCATTGGGTAACATATATACTTTGGCAATATTGGGCATAAAAGGTGTTGACTTAGTATCAGCAATAGATTATACTGATACAGAAGTAGTATTAGTCCTAGTAGACAACGCAAAGTATGTGTTGAATTACTGGCCGGACTCTGTAGTAAATACAGTGCTGTCGGATTTTAAGAATGTCAAGCATATTGACATAGAACCGTTGTATAACAAAATAAATTAGGTAAAGAATGAACATTAAAGTCACTAAAAGATCAGGAAAGGTAGTAGAATTACAACTAGAAAAGTGGCAAGCACAAGTAGCAAAAGTATGTGAGGGAGTATCAGATGTATCACAATCGATGATTGAAATTACATCGCAACCACACTTCTTTGATGGTATCACTACAAGAGAAATTGATGAACTCACACTACGTGCTATCGTTGATTTGATTGATGAAGAACAAGCACCCGAAACAGGACACACCAATTATCAGTTTGTTGCAGGCAAGCAACGTCTATCTATGTTACGTAAAGATGTATATGGAGACTATCAACCTCCTCATCTATATGAGATTGTTAAGAAGAATATAGAAGCAGGTTTATATACTACAGACTTGCTTGAATGGTATTCTGAAGATGATTGGAACAAAATGGAAAAGATCATCAACCATGAGAAAGATGAAAATCTATCTTATGCCGCTATCGAACAAATGATAGGTAAATATCTAGTCAGAAATAGATCAACAGGGCAGATATACGAAACTCCGCAAGTTAGATATATGGTTGCGGCCGCAACAGTATTTCATAAAGAAGAACCTTTATCAGCAAGAATGAAATATATTAAAGAATATTATAACTGTGCTAGTGATGGGTTATTTACACTAGCAACTCCTGTACTTGCTGGATTAGGAACACCTACTAAACAGTTCAGTTCTTGTGTATTAATTAAAAGTGATGATGACTTAGATAGTATCTTTGCATCAGGTGAAATGATGGCTAAGTATGCTAGTAAACGTGCTGGCATAGGTCTTGAAATAGGTCGTTTAAGACCCCTAGGAGCGCCTATAAGAGGCGGAGAGATCATGCATACGGGAATGATACCCTTCTTAAAGAAGTGGTTCGGAGACTTACGTTCATGCTCACAAGGTGGCATTCGTAATGCTAGTGCTACAGTCTTTTATCCTATTTGGCATCATCAATTTGATGATTTAATCGTACTAAAGAACAATCAAGGTACTGAAGAAACAAGAGTAAGACATATGGATTATGGCGTATGTCTTAATGCATTCTTTTGGAAACGTTTTAAAAACAAAGAAAACATTACATTCTTTGATCCAAACGAAGTGCCTGATTTGTATGAAGCATTCTATTCAGATACTGCTAAATTTGAGGAACTGTATCTCAAATATGAAAGGTCCCGTAGCCTCAGTAAGAAAGTAATGTCAGCAGAAGAAGTATTTAAATCTGGTGTATTAAAAGAAAGAACAGATACAGGAAGAATTTACTTAGTGTATGTAGACAACGTATCTAACCAAGGTCCGTTTGATACTACTGAACATCCAATTTATCAAAGCAATCTATGTTGTGAGATATTATTACCTACAAAGCCTTTTAAACGTTTAGATGACGATGAGGGACGTATTGCATTGTGTACATTGGGATCGATCAACTGGGGAGCATTCAGAAACCCTGAGGACATGCGTAGAGCATGTCGTGTACTACAACGTAGTTTGTGTAATATCTTAGATTACCAAGATTTCTTATCGATTCAGAGTCAATTAAGCAATGATGAAATACAACCTTTGGGTATTGGTGTTACTAATTTAGCATATTGGCATGCAAAACGTGACTACATATATGGTGACAAAGATGCATTACAAGATGTTAAAACTTGGATGGAACATCAAGCATTTTTCTTAACAGAAGCAACAGTAGAACTAGCAAAAGAAAGAGGCAAATGTTTAGATAGTGATAAGACATGGTATGGTAAAGGCAAATTCCCTTGGGAACGTAGAGCAAAGGGTGTTAATAAACTAGCAAACTTTAAGCCAGAGTGTGATTGGGAATCATTAAGAAAAGAAATGAAAGAACATGGTGTCAGAAATGCGACTCTGATGGCAATTGCTCCAGTAGAATCATCTAGTGTAGTTATTAATTCTACAAACGGCATCGAAATGCCAATGAGTTTAATCTCTGTTAAAGAAAGTAAAGCAGGATCATTAACACAAGTAGTACCAGACTATCATATCAAACGTGTAAGAAACTCTTATCAATTGATGTGGGAACAACAAGATTGTGATGCATATTTAAAGACTGCGGCAGTACTAGCGGCTTATGTTGATCAAAGTATATCAACAAATACATTTTACAATCCAGCACATTTTAAAGATCAGAAAGTGCCTACGACACTGATCGCAAAGAACTTAATGCAGGCACATCAATGGGGACTTAAGACTTTTTATTATTCTTTAATAAATAAAGCAGGAGTCAAAAGACAAGACGAACAAATAGTAGAAATAGCAAAACAATACATTGACGAGCCAGCATTTGATGATGATGACTGTGAAGCATGTAAGTTATAAGGGTTAATTATGAGTAAAGAACAATACGATTTAGCAAAACAAACAAATTATTTAGATAGCACTATGTTTTTAGATCCATCGGGTCCTGTAACTATCCAAAGATTTGAAGAAGTAAAATATGATAAGATAGCAAACTTTGAAGAAACTGCTAGAGGTTTCTTTTGGATACCAGAAGAAATTAGTTTAACAAAGGACGCATCTGATTTTAAAGATGCTAGTGATGCGGTTAAACATATTTTTACTGCTAATCTATTAAGGCAGACTGCATTAGATAGTTTACAAGGTAGAGGCCCTGCACAAGTTTTTACTCCTGTAGTAAGTCTACCTGAAGTAGAAGCATTATGCTACAATTGGTCTTTCTTTGAAACTAACATTCACTCACGTTCTTATAGTCACATCATTAGAAACATCTACAACGTACCTAAGGACATATTTGACACTATCCATGATACTAAAGAAATCGCAGATATGGCATCTAGTGTAGGTGAGTACTATGAAGCACTACATCAAATTAATTGCAAAAAAGAAATGGGTCATAAGATTGACGAGTATGAGCATATTAAAGCAATTTGGATGGCACTACATGCAAGTTATGCCTTAGAAGCATTAAGATTTATGGTATCGTTTGCTACATCATTAGCAATGGTAGAAAACAAAATTTTTATTGGTAATGGCAATATCATTTCATTGATTTTACAAGATGAATTGCTACATAAAGGTTGGACAGGTTGGATCATCAATCAAGTAGTAAAAGAAGACAAACGATTCTTAAAAGCACAAAAAGACTGTGAACAAGAAGTATATGCTATGTATATGGACGTGATCAGAGAAGAAAAAGAATGGGCTGATTACTTGTTTCAGAAAGGTCCTGTGATCGGTTTGAACGCAAACATTCTTAAAGAATTTGTAGACTACACAGCATTAGAATCACTTAAAGCAATCGGTATAAAATATAATGAGCCTGCACCAAAAGCAAGTCCTATCCCGTGGTTTAATAAGCACAGTGATACTAGCAAAAAGCAAACAGCATTACAAGAAAATGAATCGACTAACTATGTAATAGGCGTCATGTCAGAATCACTAGATTATGATGCTTTACCTGAGTTATAAAATTTATTTGCTGTAACAAATCGTATTAAATATACTACATATAACATTTAACTAGGAGAAAGAATGAAAGCCATTGTATGGAGCAAAGATAATTGCACTTATTGTGATCAAGCAAAGAAACTATTAGAATCAAAAGGTGTTGACTTTGAAGAAAAAAAGATCGGACACGGATATACTTTAGAAGACTTACTAGCAGTTGTGCCTAATGCACGTACTGCACCACAAATCTTTTTAGATGAAGATTACGTTGGCGGATTTACTGAACTTAAACAAAAATTGGAGTCATAATGAGTGATATAATTAAATTAGGACAGGTCTACTCTTTTAAACTAAACAGTGGGGAAGAAGTAGTATCTAAAGTAGTAGGGAATGAAGATGGATTTTTTGAACTTGAAGATCCAGTATCTCTTGCACCCAGTCAGACTGGCATGGCGCTGATCCCTAGTATATTTTCTGCATCAACCGCCGAAAATCCAAGACTAAATACTAATAGTGTTTCTCTTATTGCTGTTACAGCAGACGAAGTTAAAGACAAATATAGAGAGGCGACAACCGGCGTAACGGTACCGGAGAAAAAAATATTAGTAGGGTAAAATTACATGGCGAAATTAAGCCGCAAAGGAGATAAAAACACTACAGGTGGAAAAATTCTCAAAGGTTCAGAAACTGTCTTTGCAGAAGGAAAACCAGTAGGTCTTCATGTTAGTGAAATTTCTCCACATGATCCTAAGCCAAATGAAAAGCCTCATAAAAATGCAAAGACAACTGAAGGTAGTCCCACAGTATTTTGCGAAGGTAAACCCGTACTCAGAGTAGGGTCTGGAAACGATTGTAAACATAAAATCGTAGAAGGTGCAGAAACGGTCTTTGTCCCGTAGGATAACATATGGCAGATACAGGTAAACAAAGTCCTTTAGGTCAAAATGTATTAGGCGGTCTCTTACAAAATAGATGTCTTAGAATCAACCCCAATGCCCAATTCTTCATGGGTATTAGTAGATCAAACACAGAGTATCAGTTTGGTGCATTAGTTCAGAATACCGTGCTTAGAATGCTTGTATGGGCTATTAATGATGCTTATTTAAGGGGTGTAGTGGGAAGTGGCACATACAACAATCTTATTTCTATTAATGGTTATGGTACATGTTATGCATTAGGAAATGCAAAACCTCCCACATACATAGCAGAAGATGCCTCAGAATCTTGGGCAGGAAAAACACAATACTCATCTGACTGTAAAGCAGTAGAATTTGCTCAATCAAAAGGCGTAGTAGGCGCACTACCTGGTCCTGCAAATGCAGGATATTCCGTAACTGGCACCACAGATTACGGACAACAAGCAACTTGGTTACCTTACAATATGTCAAATCCAAACAGTAGTATTACTCAATGGGGTTGGATTAGATGTCATGCTCTACAAGCACACAATGAATTTAATTGGCATGCAAAAGAAGGCAATGAAGGACAAGCAGTTCCTAGATATGAAGATTTTTTAGGTTCGTTTAACGAAGCATATAGTTTTATACAATATAATAATAGAACAATTTCTACAGCACAAAATGCTGAGGAGTTTTTAGAAGGATCATTTAGTAACATGAATGATCTAATTACAGGAGATGTAACAGGTGTATCTTTATATACACAGGGTCTAGCAAGTGACTTACAAACTTTACAGAAAATCTTTGATTTTAAACGACTAGATCGATTTGGATTCCCTTCAACATTGCTACAGCAATTATATGAACATGGCGGATTAACAACAGATTTAAATTTAGCCTTAGGAGCATCTGGCCTTGAAGAAAGAGAAATTAGAAGTTTATCCAGAGCAAACGATCACGGCACAGCAGAACAAGAAAGAAAAATATATACTGCATTTTTATCTATAACCGGAGAAAATTTAAAAGTCTGTTTATCAGCATTAACCAATAGTAGATTTATGTTGGCGACCAGGCTCGACCCAGATTATAATGATTCCATGACATTACGTACATTAGCAGATTGTTTAAATCCATGGTATCTATTTTTTAACAGCAGACAAACTCTTACGACGCCTCTATATAATACATCAGAAAATGAATTGAATGTAACAGGTTCTAAAACATATTATCTAATTTATAATAATGATTTTTTTCCAGAGAAATCAGAATCTGCAGGGGTAAATCCTGCACTTGGCACCGATACACTGAGAACCCGCGTTGGTACATTAGTTACAAAAGGAGCGCCTAATCCTAATGAGGCATCGGCGAGTGATACACCTAACTTTGTAGCACCTAGAGGATATGATTCATACTTAGGTCAACCAAATGAAATTTTACCTGAGGCTATCGGACTAGCCGCAGGCGCATTAAGATATGCTTTCCTACAGATTAGTAATATCGAACAGATTACTCCCGGTAAATTAGGCAATTGCCTTCAAAACTTAGAACTGATGGAAAATGATACTGGTCTTGCCACTGCTAACACTGGAGGAGTTCAAGGAGTCTCATTACAAAAACCTGTAGATCCTTTGTTAGTAGATGAAATACAAGAGCAAATGGGATTAGGATCTAATGTAGGCGGCAATTACAGAATGGATGACTTTTTAGGTAATATGTCAGGTAATCCATATAACTGGGCTAAGTTGTATAGTTTTCTTGCAGGAGAAGATGAAATACAAAACGTTACTGCTTCTGCAGGATCTTCAGATTTGGCTGCTATCTATCAACAATTGTTTTTAGCAGTATCTTGGGAACCTGCCGCAATTACTTTAGAATTAGAGTATACGTGTATCAACTCGGGACCTGGTACTCGGCCAGCAATAGAAAACGCATCCAACCCAGATTATCAACCGGATCCTGCACTACCAGATTATAATCCTTATCTCTATGAACTTGTAGATCCGTCTACTGGTCTTCCCTATGATCCTAAACAATATACAAATAATCAATGGCAACCTTCACTGTGGGCACCGGGTTATAGAATTAAACCAAGTAACGGTGAGTATAACCCACTAACTAATGACGGTGGAGGATATGGTAGGGGCGGCGCACCAGATCCAGCAGTCACTATTAATTACACAACATTTAATTCAGAAGGATCAAGTATTAAGATTAGTGGTATAGGTAGAAACGATGCAGAGACAGGTAGCAATGGCGCCGGCAGATTCGGACGTTGTTTGTCCGCAGAAGTTTACGGCGGTTCCCCTACTTATTTTGCTACGGGCGTCCCCGGCGCAAATTGGGAAGGTTCTGGTATCCCACAACCAACTGATCCGCCTGTTGGATATGAAAATCCAGGTGGTATTTTTCCTAACTTCCAAGATTCAAATCCAGGATACGGTGGTCCTGTTGCTAACGTAGATGTTTTTGCAGAACCTGAATATCCCCCAATAGGCACTTATAATTGGAGACCTGCAACCGGTGCAACAAATTCACCTTATGGATCTAGTTATAATTATAATTCTGTTACTCAATATTATATTAATGCGGCTAACAGTGAAATTTATTCTATATCTCGTAATTCACCTAATGCAATACGAGAAGTAAATGTTATTTGGGAAATTTGCGGTAAACAAATGAAGGTAGAGCAACGTAGTAGATATAATGCTTTGGGTAGAGTAGAAATTCCTCGTGACCCGTTTACATACACCAACCAAGACTTGGTATCATTTGTAGATAGTATGCCTGATTATTCTGACTTTAAAACAGGACTTCAAGGAAGAGATACTATAGAACTTATTATTAAAAGAGATTGTGATGTTGGGCAAAATATTATGGCTCAAATGAGACAAGAAAGAAATGAAAAGGCTCTTTCAAATTGTGGCATACCTATTAATAATAATATTGCAGACAGAATTGCGCCTTCTACAATACGAACATTGGTTACAAATGGTACAGTACCAGGTGCACAAGAAGGAGTTGTAATCGGTGATACTGAATGGGTGAATCCTGGTTGGCCCGATCTTTCACCTCCAGGGGGTGTAACAGTGCAACCACCGGGTGTAGTAGATAACGGAGTTACTTTAACTCCTCTATCAGGTTCGGAGCCTGGAGATTTTACTCCTTTGTTTACACAGGTACAATACCCAGTTATAGGACCAGTAATATCAGTTGGTCCACCTTCTATAATCGATAGACCACCAAATGAGGGTAATGAAGGAGAACCCGGAGGAGGAGAATTTGAACCCGGCGAAGGTGGCGGTGGTGCAAACTCAGGTGGCGGAACCCCCGGAGGTCCAAATAATCCGTTTGTTCCCCCTCAAAATGTCGATAGTGCAATCGAACAAGTTATTCATTGTAATTGTGATTGTTGGGACCTAATTGGAGCCTAAAACTTTTTCTGCCTACCCCTTGACTCGTATTAAATATTAGTATACAATATACTAAAGGACATATATGAGTTATTATTTTACTAGTGAAAGTGTCTCAGAAGGGCACCCAGATAAAGTTGCAGATGCAATTAGTGATGCTATACTTGATTCGTTTATGCAACACAGAGATCCTACTTTGCGTTGTGCATGTGAAACACTTGTAACTACAAATAAAGTAGTAGTTGCAGGAGAATACAAAGGAGCAATTGATAGTTTAGATGTTGAATATCTTGTACGTAGAGTCGTTAAGAATATCGGCTACGAACAAGAAGGCTTTCATTGGAAACACTTAGACATTCAAAATTTGTTACATGGTCAATCTCCTGATATTGCATTAGGCACAGACACATTTGGCGCAGGTGATCAAGGCATCATGTTTGGTTATGCAACAAAAGACACAGAAACATATATGCCCGCACCTTTGTATTATTCTCATAGAATTGTAGAAATGCTGTCATATGTGAGAAAACAAGGAATTCTTCCTTGGTTAGGTCCTGATTCTAAGTCACAAGTCACTGTAGAATACAATGACGATAACACAGTTAAACGTATCGATAAAGTAGTTTGTTCTACTCAGCATGTCGATCAGGTCGATATAGAGACTGTGAGGGCACAAATACAAGAAGTAATTCAGAAAACATTACCAGAAGAACTTTTAGATGAAAACACGCAATACTTAATTAATCCAACAGGTAGATTCGTCATTGGTGGACCTGACGGAGATTCAGGTCTAACTGGTAGAAAGATTATAGTAGATACATATGGTGGTATGGCACCTCACGGGGGAGGAGCATTTAGTGGAAAAGACCCGTCTAAAGTAGATAGATCAGCGGCGTATATGGCTCGTTATCTTGCAAAGAATATCGTAGCAAGTGGACAAGCAGACTGGGCTAACATTCAGTTAAGTTATGCAATTGGAGTAGAACAGCCTACTAGTGTTTACGTAGAAAGTGACAGAGATAGCAGAGATTTAACTAAATGGATCACAGATAATGTAGACTTATCACCTAAAGGTATCATTGATAGATTTGACTTATTCACTCCTATATATGGTGCGACTACTAATTACGGTCACTTCGGTAAAGATTACTTACCTTGGGAAAGACTTGATTTGTTCCCAGAAGAAAAGCCAAAGAAGAAAACAGTTAAGAATAAATAGAATTAGACAAAGGAGTCTAATTATGAATCAGACTATCAAAGTAGTATCAACGAGAGTTGGTACTCATGGCTTATAGTGATAAAGTATTAGATCATTACGAAAATCCTCGCAATGTAGGTAAAATGGATGATAACGACTCAGATGTGGGTACGGGCATGGTAGGTGCTCCCGCATGTGGAGATGTTATGAGATTGCAAATCAAAGTAAATGACGAAGGAGTTATTGAAGATGCTAAGTTTAAAACGTATGGGTGCGGGTCTGCAATTGCATCAAGTAGTCTCCTCACAGAATGGGTCAAAGGACAAACCCTCGAACAAGCAGAAACAATTAGAAATACTGAAATCGCGGAAGAACTCGCACTCCCCCCGGTCAAGATCCACTGTTCGGTATTAGCAGAAGATGCAATCAAAGCCGCAGTCAACGATTACAGAACAAAACAGCAGTAGATCTCCTTGTAAAGGCATATGTAATTTAGACTTTGAAACACATCAAGTATGTCAAGGTTGCGGAAGAACAATAGATGAAATTGCTAATTGGTCGATATATACTAATGAAGACAAAATGCTAATAAATGAAAAAGCAACCCAACGATTACAAGGATTTTAAAACAGAAATGGATATGACTCCCAAAGGCTTCGGTTTACCAAAAAAACTTTGGAGACAACTATTAAAGTATCGTAACAGAACAGTAGATAAATGTGCATCTGATGAAATGTTCAGTAAGATGCCATTCTATAACGCATACATGCAACTACATCCAGTCAGAGATTTTCAATACACATTCAATTCATGGGGATTTCGTGCTGACTACAACTATGAAGATTTAAACGTAGACGGTAAAAAAGCAAAAATCATACTAGCAATCGGTGATAGTTTTACTATGAATGTTGGTGGACCGTTAGAACATAGTTGGCCTAGTCAGTTACAAGAACGTTGTAATATTCCAATTCTTAACGGTGGAGTAGATGGCTTAGGTCCTGACTCTTATCATCTTATCGTAGACAAAATGAGAAAGTACTTTGATGTACAACATACATTTTGTTTGTTTAACTTACACGGCGGAGCCTCAGCAGATCAACTTGCAGATGCTAATTCTACAGAACAAAAAATACATATCTTAAAAGAATATGAGTGGCCAGTTGGATCTGAAATTGCATTTATCCCACCTTGGTGCTGGAACCCTGACATGCGAAAAATTTTGTTATCGCATTTTCCAGATGCATTTGATTATATGAGACAAATTCCACTAGTATGGAAAGATATACCTTATGAAGTGTTTATGTTAATGGCACAGCAAGACTATCAAACATACTCTAACAGCAATTGGCCTTCATTAGATGCTATCTATACACAATTAGCAGGGCATAATCACATGGACAACATGTTAAGTGATGTAGATAGACACTTTTTTATGAAACAACTTAGTGAAAGATGCGGTGGATATGCCTATCGCAATAGAGACTTTAGACATATGAGTGAACAAACTAACGGGTTTGTTGCTGATTATTTTTACGAGAAACTAGATCCAAAATTTATAAAACTTAGATAGTTAATAAGGGGACATATCTAATGAGTGCAAGACGTAGGTTTTCAAATCGGTTGCGTTCCAACCAACAAAGGAATCGTAGAGTTCAGTTATTGAATAAAAAGAAAGAAAATAAAACGGTGATTAAGTTAAAAGAATCTTAATTCTCTAAAGGACACACTCTGTTCCAAACTTTATGGATTCTTCCTGCCTTCATTATTTTATGTAATTTTTTGTATAATCTTATCATATGTGTACCTATTGTGTCAGTTATGTTACAAAATTGTGACATATAAGTATATATGCCTTTTGGCACCAAAAAAATATTTTTACTCTTTATAAATCAAGTAAATACTACACAATAACTTATTTAGGAGAACATATTGAAAACAGTAGGAGAAAAATTTCCCGCATTCTCACTTCCGGGAATCGATGAAAATAATGAATTTGTCACAGTAAATATCGAAGAAGGGTATACACCACACAAAAAAGATTGGTCTGTAGTTTATTTTTATCCCAAAGACTTTACTTTTATTTGTCCAACTGAAATTGCAGGTATGGATGTTTTAACAGAACATGCTAATGTAATTGGAATCAGTGGTGACAATGAGTTCTGCAAGTTAGCATGGAAAAAAGATAACGCATTAATAGGTGATATCAAACATGTCTTGGCTGCCGACTGTGGACTTGGTTTATCGCACACACTAGGTATTGTTAATGAAGAAGCAGGTGTTGCATATCGTGCAACGTTTATCTTTGATAAAGAAAGAACTATCCAGCATGTTTCAATCAATGCTTTGGATACCGGCAGAAATGCAGATGAAGTATTAAGAACACTTAAAGCATTACAAGCAGGTGGATTAACTGGTTGTGCTTGGGACGAAGGCGACGAATTACTAGGCTAAAATAAATCGGAAGATTGGCAGAGTGGTTGAATGCACTGGTCTTGAAAACCAGCATACGAGAGATCGTATCGAAGGTTCGAATCCTTCATCTTCCGCCATCACTTGTGACCAATTAACATAAATCTATTATAACTAGAACTCCCGTAGTCGAAATATTTTGTTTCTGAGTATAGGAGTTCTGACATTTGAAATCTCTCTTTTAATACTTCTATAGACGGACAAGGGTTCGATATTAGCCACGGGTCTCTGTGTTCTGTAACATCACTAGACTGAATACATACTAATGCATTTGGGTCAACATTAGCATACCAGTCATCTTTCATATGCTCTACACTACAGTTAATTACTACGTTATGTCCTTGCAAATCGTAGGTATCTGCGTTTGCACATGTGTTTCTAATCTGTGAGTTTCTGCCTAACATAAAGCCCTGACATAGCATATCAGCGCCTCTAATCGCCTCTGAGTCAATATCTATGCCTAAGATGTGTTGATACTTGTTTTTATTACGAGTTAAAAGCATAAAACCTAATAAATTATACCAGCACCCAGGCACTGCAACTACAGCATCTTTTGGTATATACGGTTCGATAGTTTCACACAACCAAAGTTTAGATTGTGTTTGACCATGTGAGAAAGATAATAGATCCATAATACTATTTAATGGGTAAAAAAACCGTTGACAAAAAATAATGATGCTGATATAATGACTACTAAATATATGAACAAATGCTCCAGTAACTCAGTTGGTAGAGTAACTGATTTGTAATCAGTAGGTCGGCGGTTCGAATCCGTCCTGGAGCTCCATATTTTAGAGGGAAAGTTTGAACCTTACAGAGAAGATTAATGATAGAATGGATCAATTGCAAGCCTGGATGGAGAGCAATTATCACTTAAATCATGCAGAAGAAGTCTACGAACACACTCTTAATATCAGTAAGTTTTGGTCTGTTTTATCAGAAGAAGACAGAGAATATATACAGTGTGCCCAAGATGCTATCGAAGAATCTACTCCATGGGGAGATCCAAATAAATGAAAGGGGGCCGTAGTTCAGTTGGGAGAACGTCTGGTTTGCAACCAGAAGGTCGGCGGTTCGACCCCGCCCGGCTCCACCAGTGTTCAAAAAGTTTTGCCCGAGTGGTGGAATTGGTAGACACAAGGGACTTAAAATCCCTCGACCTTACGGTCATGCCGGTTCAAGTCCGGCCTCGGGTACCAATCACATGTTAAAAGAAAAAGTAATACAAGTCAATCATTGGTCTGATCGCACATTTAGTTTTAGAACAACTAGAAGTGAATCGTTCAGATTTAACTCAGGTGAGTTTGCAATGATTGGACAAGAAATAGACGGTAAAAATGTATTACGTGCTTATAGTATCGTCAGTCCTGATTGGGCTGATTACTTAGAATTTCTAAGTATTAAAAATGTAGGGCCTTTAACTAATCAACTTAGTACAGTAGAAGAAGGTGCAGAAGTACTGTTGCTTCCAAAATGTACTGGAACATTGCGTGATACTTTTCTTACTGAAGGTGGTAAGAGATTAGTATTGTTAGCAACAGGAACAGGTCTTGCTCCTTTCATGTCAACTATAAGAGATATTAATTTAGTAGAAGCCTATGATAAAATTCATTTAGTTCATAGTGTAAGAAACAGAGACGATCTTGCATATTGGTATGAACTACTATCTGCATTTGAAGACGAACCTGATCTGCATGAGTTACTAAGATATAAATTAGAATACACTTCACTAGTTACAGGAGAAGGAGATCAACGTATAGATGCAAGATTTATACAAGCAGATGATCGGGTAATGGCATGTGGTAATTTACAGTTTAATTATGATGTCGTTGAATGGTGTAAAGCATTAGGCATGACTGAAGGATCAAATAGAGAGCCTGGCCAATTCGTTATTGAAAAAGCATTCGTGGATCAATAGCCAATAAAAAGCAGACCGAAGTCTGCTTTTTAATATTCTAAATTTACTCTTTTGTAAATAAATGAATTAGTATGATTGCTACTAATAGTCCAACTAGTCCGGCATCGCCTAGAGTGTTGACTAAGTTTAGCAATCCGCCGACAACATCAGTACCTAATAGGTCACCGAATAATATGCCTGCTAAAACACCAAGACCTAAGAGTCCCATAAAGATGTTTGTTAGTCCTTTGACCACGTCATTGACTATTGAGATTACATTATTCATATTGAGTCCTCCTCAAATGTTTTGCATTATTGCATTTCCTCACTAATATTTAGTGGATTTAAGGGTGTTTATAAAGAAGTATACTTAAATCCTTGGATTAACAAGGAAAAAACGGGTAAAAAATGTTATAATTTCTTAATAACCCACATTTTTGACTCTGCTGTTGCATTATTATCAGGTAGTACAACAAATGATTCTGAAACTTCATCAACGATAATTTTATTATCTTTTTCTAGTTGTAATATCTTATCAGCAAACCCATATGATTCATAAATGTTTTCTCCAATAGAACAAATTAAATGTCCACCTGGCTTGAGTATTCTAAACACTTCATCTAATATCGGCGCTCTCATATGTCCTCTGCAAAAAAAGCCAGTACACATAATTGCATCAATACTATTTGAATCGATTACGTCTATTGGCTTTGTCAAGTCTGCTTCGGTTAATGTTTGATATATCTTTTTCTTTTCTGCTTGTGATAGCATACTAGTAGAATAATCTATACCATGCAAATTAGTGAATCCTTCTTCATGTAGTGTTTTTCCTACGTAGCCTGAGCCACAAGCCAAATCTAAGATTTTAGCAGTTTTGTAAACCCACTTAGAAAAAAGTTCTTTAACATATCTATTATATGCATATCCATATTCGACCATTTCATCGTCATAACATTCAGACCAGCCGACATATAGATTTTTTAATTTTGAGTTGTCAGTTTCCTCATAGGTAACCTTCAACCAATTGATTTTATCTTCCATTTTATCTCCTATAGATAATAGTTAGTTAATTGTCATCGACACTGACACATTTATTTATAGGGTATATGGGGAGTTAAAGTTTTTTAATAGACCATATTTTTGATTTAGCAGTTCCAAACTCTGCATTTGGTACTACTAAGAAAGGATCTGATGTGTGATCTATCTCAACTTTATTGTCATCTTGTAGTTGTTGTAATTTTTTATCAAAGCCGTCTGTTTCAAATACGTTTACACCTATAGAACAAATTAAATATCCGTTTGGTTTTAGTATTCTAATAAATTCGTCTATTGGCTCAGATCCCATATGTCCACTTGCTAAAAATCCTATACACATAACAACATCAAATGTGTCTGTCGCAAAAGATATAGGATTAATTAAATCGGCTACTGTCAAACTTTTATATATATTTTTCTTGTTTGCTTCTCTTAACATTTCTAAAGAATAATCTATGCCATGTAAATCAGTATATCCCATTTCATGTAATGCCATTGTAGGGTATCCTGTACCACATGCGGCATCTAGTATTTTAGAATCAGTTTTAATTTTAGATTTTATAAATGCGGCCTTCATAGGCTCTGTATAGTTATAATCTATCTTAGGCATTTCATCATCGTATTTTTCTGCCCAAGATCGATATAATTCTTGTAATTTTTTGCTGTTGTTTTTACTAAAACCAATATGTGTCCAATCTACTTCTTGCATTAGTATTGATTTGATTCGGTTAAATACAGGTGAATCTTGTTTCATAGTTTTTTAATAGAAAAAATATTATGGGGATATGTACGCCGTTTTTGGCTCGGCTTGCCGCACTCGTCTGTATGGGTATACCTACGCGGTCGCCAAAACACCGTCTTATCTGGTCCCTTGACATAATCAAGCATGCCATCTACAGGATTAGGTATATCAAAAGTATAATTATTATCTGAGTTAAAAGATTCTGATTTATATTCTATCTCAATAATATTGCTATCTTGTAGTTGTTGAAATTTTTTATCAAATCCATCATCAAATATTTTTTTACTTATAGAACAAATTAAACGTCCTTTTGGTTTCAATACTCTGATTAACTCGTCTATTGGTTCATGCCCCATGTACCCGCCTGCAAAAAATGCTATGCATGTAACAACATCAAAAGTGTCAGTTGGGTAAACTATAGGATTAATTAAATCGCCTAGTGTCAGGCTTTTATATATATTTTTCTTTTTTGCTTCTTCTAGCATTTCTGGACAAAAATCTATGCCGTGTAAATTTTTATATCCCATTTCATGTAATGCCATTATAGGATACCCAGTACCACATGCGGCATCTAATATCTTAGCATCAGTTTGAATGTTAATTTTTTTAAATGCTTCCTTCATCGGTTCTATGTGACCATAACTTATTTTGGGCATTTCTTCATCATAGTCTTTTGCCCAATGACGATAAAGTACTTGTAATCTTTTATTATTATTTAGAGTGAATCCAGCAGTCCAATCTACTTCTTGCATCAATATTGATTTAACTCGGTCAAACACGTGCAAACCTTGATTCATAGTTACTTCCTTTGTGAATAGTACTATTTATTAGTATAATACTATTATAAACACCGTTTTTTGACTAAATAATAACACGGAATAGCATTTATGCCATTTCGTAAAGATAAATCTAATGGAGGAAACAATATGGATTTTCAAACAATACTAGCAATTGCTATTGTAGCAGGTATCGTTTTTTTCGTAGTGAAGAAACGCGGCGCCAGTAAAAAATCCTCAGGAGGCAAAGGCTCTGGAGGTTCTGGGGGCGGTTCGATCTCAAAAAGAGGCAGTGCCAAACGCAAATAAGAATTAACCCACCTTATAATATAATAATAATTGCAAATTAAGCAAAGGAGAAAAATATGTTAGAAAGCATTAAGGGTCTTTTATCGGCCCATTTCGATAACGTAATCAAATTAGTGGTAGCACTATCACTTGTTTGTATTGCATCAGGAGTCAACGCCGCCCCTACAGTAGGCGGATCAGTTGGCGTATCATCAGACTATCTTATGCGAGGGCAATCCATGCACATAGGTAACCATCAATTGTCTGCTAGTTTAGACGCAGAGTGGTTAGGTATGTACGGATCTGTTTGGGCATCAGAAGTAGACGCAGGCGATGGCAAAGCCACGCATGAAATCGATACAGTAATCGGTCTTAAAAAAGACTGGGAACATATCGGCTTTAATGTAGCCTATATTGATTATGCTTATAGAGGCGACTCAAGTAGAGACTTTGAAGAAATTATGCTGTCTGCAACCTTAGCAGGCATCACAGTGTCGCATTACATGGGACAAGATGATGCACAAGACTATACATCATTTTCAACAGGACTTTTAAAAGTCGTTGATCTGACATATGGTGATAGAGAAGGTTTCGGTACTCACTGGACAATTTCAAAAGATTTTGAATTTATGAAAGGTCACGTAACCGTGGGATGGTCAGAGTTTTCAGCAGATGACAACTCACATCACGTTGATGAAGATAATTTATATATGAGTTACGTATACAAATTCTAAATCAATAAAAGCAACAAGGCGCCTCTCATTTTGATTGGCGCCTTTTTTTATGGATAAAATATACTTTTGTTATTCCAGGCATAAATAGAGTCGAAACATTTATAACCACACGTTATAAAGTTTTATAAGACACATGAATAAAGGGAATGACACACATGCATAGACATTATAAGATAAAAGATAGATTAGAACTTCTAACACTCGTCTCTATTTTCCTTCTGTCGATCATGGCCGTTAGTCCCTCATAAACACACAGAGGGAACAAGATGTTAAACACAGTTAGATTTAGTTTTTACGCAATGCTGATGGTGTCACTTCACGTATTAGATAGTGGAGCCGGCATACATTCAACACTACGTCAAATAAAAGATTTACAACACTACAGACATACAGGAGTATTATGAATACTATTAAATTAGTAATTGACAAATCAGGCATTTTTAAAAAAGTCGACCAAAAGATAGAAACGTTATGTTATGCTATGCTTTGGGGATCGATGTTTGTATGCATGTCACAACTAGCATACATGTAAGGAAACAACATGAAGAAGTTAAAAGCAATCATTTTTAAATACTGGATTCAGCCATGGCACCCAGCATAAAAAACGCAACTCCAGAACAACAAAAAGAATGGTTAGAGACAGACTTCTTTATGAAAGGCGATTTTAGTGTAATGAAACTATTTGTAGTTGTACCTGCCATCATTCAAGTAATGTGTCTAGGTATGATGGGTGCAGTAATGTATCTAAATTCGTTTTTGTTTTAGTGTTAAAAAATGCGTTTAAGGCTCTTGCGGGCCTAGGTAAACCGAGTGGACCAATTGAATTGACTGCTTCAAATATTTTGTTATTTGCATTCCTCCTTGCTTCATTATTTTTAGGAACAGTTACAATTTGTTTACTCGGTTTTTATCTTCTTAAGACTTTCTGATCTAACATCTTTGAATACTTGATTTACTTTTTCGTTATCAAATACTCTTAATGCTTTGCTATTCATCTGTCCTTGCTTGTTCTCTTCCCATTGAAAATTAAACTCTTCACCTGCTAAATGCAAACCGACAGTTGCGTATGACTTCCATGCTGTCCAACTAGGATAACTCCAAATACCAATTGCATTTTCAAAATATGCCTGTGAAATAGTTTTAAGTAATAACTTTCGTGCTATACCCTGTCCTCTATATTTTTCTTCAACATATAAGCCACGGGACCGATATAAGTTATATAAGGTCATGTGACCAGAGTTTACACCTATTAATAATTCATTGTCGAATGCTCCCCAAAAAGTAGGAGTAAAGTTTTGATTTTGTAAGTCATATGTATCAATTTCTTGTTGCTCATAATTATCATTTAAAACAATACTTCTTGGACATGTCATTGCACTTGTCGGTTCAATAGTCATGTTTGGCATATGCATTTTCCACATGTCTCGGGTTTGCTCCCATCCAATTTTTTTAATAGTAATCATATTGGAAAGTCTATACTCCACATTGATTTTTCAGGAGAACCGGGTAAATATAAATCATCTTTATGTGCCCATCTGACTGTAAATGCTAAACGAGGTTTTTTATCTTTGCTCATGTTAGAATTAACACCATGTACTGCACCATTGCCGTTGATTGATATTGCTTCATTTTGTTTAGGTTCATAAACATAACCACTTAAAGAATATAATTCTCCACCGCAATTTTGTACGTGATCATGTAGATAAAATGTCAATGATCTTGCTCTAGCAGTTTTACATGTAGGAGTATTAAAAAATTGATCAGCCATATCAACATGAGGGTGAAGATAACTTTGATAGGGCAAATAATTAAGATGTAATCTATGCGGTACCCAATTTTGATCAATAGGTTCTTTATCTTTAAAGTAATTTATATGATGATAAAATACAGGATGAATAGAATTTTTTAGTGTGTTCCAACTCCAGTCAACAACTGTGTCGGGTGTTTGATTCCACCAACCTTTTTCAGCAGTTAAATCGTATATTACTTCTTGTTCTCTTGTGTTTTGTTTGTGTGATATAATATGATGACGTTTATTATTGTGAGTAAATGATGTTCTATGAGTTAAATATGTAAGTTTATTAGGTCTGTCTAAGTACGATTGAACTGTGTCTTTTAATAATTTATAATAATTTTTATCGTATACATTAGAATATTTGTACACATGCAACGGCTGAGTCATGTCTGACCAATGCTTGTTGGGCTTGTCTTCTTTGTATTCGGTAACGTCCATAAAGATATTTATGACGTTTAGGTTTGCTTAATTATTAACTTTGAACCATTGTCCTGGATCATCAAACTTCATAAAGTATTTAAAATCATACTTTGGTTTGCTTTTCCAATCGTAAGGATTATCATATCTATTTTCTAAGATATAAGTTTTGCCGTCAATAGCAACACCGCAAACTAAATGATCCTCACCTGTTTCAGTCACACAGTATATCACAGATACATCTGATTTGTCAATGCCTTCTTTGATTAATAATTCTGCACATGTATTAGCAAAACCATCACAATCATCACTAAAGTCTTCGCCTGCTAATACTTTATCAGCATGACTAGTCCAATGTTCGGCTTGCATGTATTGCTTATCATCATGTAGATAAGTAAATTTACTTTCGACTAATGCGTGAACTTTGTCTGCAATTTCCTTACTCATCTACTTCTTCCTTCTTACAAAGAGTTGATTCAGGTTCACGTTCACACATTTCTTTTTGTCCCTTAAGGACGATGTTGACAGGTTCTCCTGTCATTTCTGTTGGTCCTGTTTCTTCAACAGTTGTGGCGCAACTTACTAAAAAGCAAATTGCAAATAGACTAATTAGCCTTTGTATTCTTCTTTCCATAATGTCCATGCACCGTATGCGATAGCGGCATAAGCAACTAGTGTTGCAATACCCTTAAACATTAAGAAACATACGCCTGCAGTAATTAAAGCGGCTCCGTCCCAAGATGTTCTTTCTTTTAATCTGGCACTTACCCAACCTTTAGCAAAACTGAAAATTGATTTAATTTTATCCATAGTGTTATCCTATTATTTTAATGAACGACTCCAAGTAGCAAAGAAACTGATACTGTTAACATCAGTCAATGCGAGTGTAACGTCTGCTTCTAATGAATCATATGCTTCTTGGTCATTCCATGAGTTTGAATGGAAGTAAAAAAGTGTAGTAGATTTAATTGTGGTTCTACTTGATTTTGCAACACCTACAAATTCAACCATTTCTAGTTTTGTGTCGGCGGGTAATATAATACCTGTTGCAGTTTTGATTTCGATAATACCTGTTGCAGGATCTAATACTACATATTCACTATATTTTTCTTTAATATCTTCTTTTAAAAATTCGATAGAATATGTAAATTCATCATCTGGATATAACTTTTGCCATTTTGATAAATCTATGTTTGAATTTAAATCAACAACAGTGGCATCACCTTCTAATGAGTTTGCGACACCTATGTATGAAACCATGTCTGCGTCTTTGTAGTTAGAAAGTGGATCAGCAGTAAACACATATGCTAATTTATTTTGGTCTTCTGTGAATGTTGTGTCTTCAAATAACAATGCGTTAGGAGTTGCAGTATCTAAAATCATGTCTTTCATTTCAGTTGCTGTTACCATGCCGTCATTCATAGAACCAATAACACCACATATACCTGCGACTAATGGAGCCGCAAATGATGTACCAGATGTGATACCATATGGCTTACTTGCGCCTGCACAATGTGCTACCATTACTTCTTCACCCGGAGCAAATAAGTCTAATGATAAACCTGCACCTGTTGTGAGCCCTTCATCACTAGGTGAAATGTTGTTGAAACCTGCTGGGATATCATACTTATCAGTTGCACCAATTGTTAAACAGTCATTAATACCTGCTGGACTAACTAATTCAACATCAATACCGCTGTTACCGGCTGCCGCAATAAGTGTTACACCTGCTGACATTAGTGATTCAAATTTAGCATCTAAGTATGCTGAACGAGCAACACCCCAAGACACATTTAAGATACGTGTTTTGTTTGGATTTGCTACTACTTCTGCTTCTAGTGCATCTAATGCTTTACCTAACTCTAAAATTGATGCTTGTTTGCTTACGCCCGGCTCAATCAAATTGCCGTTTTCGTCTGTTTCGTTACCTGCAATTTTGATAACTCTAAGTTTCACATGATCTGAAATACCTAAATTTTTACCTACTGCCATTGATGCTACCGCAGTTCCGTGACCCTTTTGATCACCTGGCTCCCAAATACCGTCTAAACACCAAAACGTATCAGACTCTAAATCTGTGCCTGAAAATTCATCATGGGTAAGATCAACACCTGTATCCATTATATAAAGTTCAGGTTTGCTTAAAAAATTTGTGTCATGCATTGAGTATGAAGTGACTAGCGGACGATATGTTGATGCAACCCTGATGCGAGCCCATTGTCCTTCAGCACTATTTGGATTAATATCTGTATCTGTTGAATCCATTTGAGATACAGTACTTGTACCTAAAAATTCTACAGGAGAATCTGAAGGATCAATCCCTTCAACTGCTTCTCCTAATGCTAGTCCTTTAGATGATTTAACTCTAAAGAAACCGTTACCTAAGTCTTCTTCGACAGTTGTTTCTTCACATGCTTCGATTGCGGCTTTGTCGCCTTTAACAATAAACTCATGCTCATCTTCGTCTTTTTGTTCTAGTGAACACGATTGATCTTTTATTGCATCTTCCGCTAGATGCCACTCTATGTCGAGTGTATCGCCTTCAGGGGCAGACAGTTTCCACTTATCGGCAAATGCCTTAGCATTTACATCACTGTCAAATGTGACTTTTAATTTACTCATGTGTTTGGGCTCCAAAATTTGTGTGCATAACTATATTGTATTTATCATTAATCGCAGATACACAAGGATAAGCACAATATTTTTACAGTACTATTTATCGATTAAATATCATTATGTCCTTCAAAGTGCATTTAATACATGATTTATATTACGGGTTTAATGAACCTACTGATCCTGCTGATTTAGAGTTGCCTGAATGTGATTTAGTTATTATTAATGGTAATATCGCAGAAAACAACAAACGTAGTGTATTATATGCATTTGAACTTGCACATCTGTATCCTAACATACACTTTGTGTATAATGAAGGCTATACAGAAAGATACCAACTTATCTCTGAAAAATGGGAGTACGAATACGAAAACAGCATGTCTATTCGTTCAGAGCAAGACGCATGGCCTAAAAACTTACATTGGAAAGATCCGAGATCACCTCAAGGGTTAGAAATCTTACTACAAACAGGTCAAACTGTATCTGTTTGGTGTGCATTTGGTTTCCCTAACGTTGTAAAGTGTAACAGTGATTGGGAAGATACATGGTTTTATTGTAATATATGTCAAGGTCAAATACCAGTATACAATTTAGACTCAGATATTTTGCCAAGTACAGATTTAAAACTTTTTGGAGATATGGATCTATGGGCTAGTAAAGAATTTATAGAACAAAAGTATACTGAACAACTTGATATGATTAGAGATTGGGAAACTAAACAGATAGCAGACAAGTATTACGGCATATTAGTAACGCATTTAAGTCCTTATAAAGATACTAGACTTGAAGGCATATCATATACAGGATATAATATTCATCTACATAATCGTATATGGGCAACTACACACATAGAATCAAATGTAAATTATGTGGGTGCAGATTTAGTGTCAAACCCGGGAAGAGGCTCAGGGCCTCGCGGGAAAGTGCTTGAAGTAGATTGAATCTAAAAATACTTTTTGATCTTTCGGCACATCTATTTCGTAGTTGTTATTGTCTACTTTAGTTCCGGGTAATCTACTCAAAGGATATCTAAATTGTTTCTCAAATGCCCAGCCGTCTCCAGTCTTTTCTTCAAATAATTCTTTGACTTTTTCAAACCCTGTATACTTAGTTGGTTGTTGCATAATATCAAAACCTATACGTTTATAACCAATTATTTTTTGCTCATATTTAAGATGACGTAATTTTTGATATTCGTCCCAGTCTGAAATCGTATCTGGTAATTCTTCTTTTGTCATAGGAGTAGATACTGCTAATGCTAGTGCTAGTTCAGGACTAAACGATAAAAAACTACCTTGCACTGCTATCTGAAATTTATCATGGCATGTTACCCAATGCATTTGATTTTTTTCTAAATTTCTACCATAGCCTGTTAAGTTCTTGTCTGGAGCATTGCCACCAAAACATACACCAGTATATCCCATGTGAGTTAATACTTCTACAAATCTATAATGCGTATTAAACTGAGGACTGAATCCACCGTACTGTTCAGTCACTGATAGATTGTCTCTAGTTAAAAACGAAACAATATCAAACTCTATTTCTCTATATGGTATGTCGAAAGTATGACAGTATGCTTTGGCATGATCAACGTCATGTTTATTCAAATCATCATTGTACTTAAATATAACAACATGTGCTTCAAGGTCTGCTTCTGCAAAACAATGTAACATTGCTTGACTATCAATGCCACCACTGAAACACAATGCTGGAAAGGGTCCTAGTGTTTCATGGCATCTTTTTGCGGCATCTACTCGCCACTTTTTTAATTTTTCATCGTTGATGTTTTCTAAATCACGTATGAGTTTTGTAGATACATTCATTTTGTGATGTTGACCATCGCCGGCAATCATGCCAGACATGTCTAACCAATTATTATAGAAAGGAACTGATTTATACTGCGACAATTTTTTTCACCATTTTCTTTAAAATATGCTCATCTGTGTTTACATTAAGAACTAACATTAAACAATTATCAACAAAACTAAACAAACTGTGTAGTCTGCTTGTGTTAATAAAGTATGTTGCTCCTAAATCGAATCTTAATAATTTTTCTTCTTGCACCCACTTCATATCATTAATACCAAAGTTGTATATTGGTATCATAATTCTAAATGTAGGTACAGCAACTATTGCTCCGTTATCTCTATGCGGTGGAAAAAATCCACCTTTATCTAATCTAAGAAAATGTGTTCTTCCTAAATTAGGTTCCCAAAAATTCAAATACTCATCTAGTTCTGGAAGCAATGCACAAACATTTGTTCGTGTAGTAAAGTCTGCTTCATTGTAGGCTTCACCATGCATACGTTCCCACTCTCTTAAACTATTTAAATCGGGTCCGTCAAATCTTCCATCTAAACTTGTAACACTTAGTCCAAATCTATTGTTGGGCTTTTTATGACCTTGATACTCTTTCCATCCTGGATGATTATCACAGACTTCTTTGACTTTGTTTAAGTCCATCTTAGGGAAGTCTAGTTCAACAACATCTCCCCAGTTAATTATAAAATCTGTTAACGTAGCCATATATCATATTTATTCAGTAAATAGATGTATGCAATTAAACTTTATCTTTCCAAAAGACATCACTGACCCTAACAAATGCAATGTAGCACGTGCAATTTGTGATGGTGTTGCAGAGATGATATCTTTGCCTGACACACTTACAATAGAGTTCTCGTTTATGCCTCAGAATGTATATGGCGATTCTACATTAGATAACAAAAGTAATAAACTAGTAAGGTTAAATATAGAGTTGCGAGTACAAGATATAATGATTCCTTTAGTACATGAGTTGATACATGTCAATCAAATGCACGAAGGTAAGTTGATGATAACAGAAGATGGTATTTTTATTTGGGATACTGTGCCCTATGAAGTCGATTTAATAAACATACATTATAAAGACTATCAGATGCTACCCTGGGAAGCAGACGTTAGACACAGACAGCCTAAGGTGCTACGAGAACTACTTAAATCTTACAAGTGATCGATGTAGTATCTACATAATCAGATAACGAAATTCCATATCTTTCGCATTCAGTAATTTTATCTTCTTTCGTCATCGTGGGCCATTCTCTACTTTTAAGTAATAGAGTTTCTGTATCTCTACTATCTAGCCAGTCCAGTCTAAACACATTAGGGCGTACCATATGAGCATTACACCAGTCTTGTATACAAACAATCATCGGAGTGTGAAGGTTAGATACAACGTACTCTCGTATTTCTATCTGAGTTCCCGGACCGTTGCCATTTGTGTATATACAATAGTCTGAATGATATCGCATGTTAAATATTTCAAACTCATCACTTCTCATATACATAAACCAATCTTGCATTGCAATATCTAATTCATTTGTTCCGGCATTTGTTTGCAGTTCTAATCCTGAAAAGTATATCGTGTTAGGATCAGGATAAGTTACAGATAAATCGTTACCGGCATCTTCTCCCCAAAGGATTTTATTTCTAGTAGGTAAAACATCAGGTCTAGAATCAAAAATACAGTCATACTTTGTACCTAAACGTTTTTCTTGTCTTCTAATATGAGGCAACATTATCATATTCATATACGGAGGTCCAAGATGTCCGTTATAATACTCGCCTTCTTTTTCTCCTTCGGATAGTTCTGCGTTATGCATTGAATGACCAAGAATATGAAAGTGTATTAAATTTTGATTTGTAAATGATTCTTCAACGCCTTCAGTATTAGAGGTGTCCCAAGTTATAAAATAATAGTCAACATTGTCTGCAATTTGATTATAGAAGTCAAATACTTTTGGTGCATTAAAATGCCATGTTCGCACATGTCCTCTTAGCACTACAGCAATGTTTTTCATTTTCTTCATCGTCTTTTCTTTTTAGTCTTCTTTACAGTTTTTCTCTTTATGGGCGACAATTCGTTAACATAATCCCAATCTTCTCTGAACATACAAAAACGTCTGTTCTTGTCTACTGTTTCATAGACAAATTGCATTGCTAACAACTGTACAACTTTACCTTCAAATCTGCCGTTAAGTTTACATATGTGATATATTAAGTCTCCTACTTGCGGATTCTTTTTGCTTTTCTTTTTAATTACCATAGTCCTCTTTCGTTACAATGTTTATATAAATATTCAGCCCAGTGTTTGTGTCCTTCAGCACTAGGATGAAAAATAATAAAAACTTCTTCGGCAGTCCCTTTAGTTAGCATATGTTGCCATGCTGTTGTATCTCTTATAAATGATTTATTATCTATGGCTTCCCAAAGTGTTTTATCACCCGGGGTAATCTTATTAAAGTTCTTTTCGTATTCTTCATCGTCCCATTGATAAATCATTTTTTCATGGTGATGATAAAATGCTTGATGCATAACAAACTTAATGTTATACATTTCTAATATCTTTGACATCTGCCAAACTTGATTAATGTGTCTATGAATAAACTCAGACTCTGACCAAAACTTATCAAAGTATAAACGAAAGAATTTATTTAAATCTTCATCTCCTTCATGGTCTTGATCCATACTCCAGGGTCCGAAAGGAATATAATGATCGTCAAAGCCCGTATCACTATGTCGCCAAGGCTTTCTAGTATAAAATTCTCTACGTTCAGGACTAGTCCAACCTATAGATATGAATAAGTCCGCAGTATCTCTACCTGTAAGATACCCTTCTGTAGACAACCATTCTATCAATCTTCTAGTTATCGAATCATTTGATAATGATGGATCACTTAAATCAATTAGTTCAACGTGTCTTCCTTCATCATATAACATGTCTGCAAGACGATTAATGTATCTATTCTTTAATCTATATTCTATGTTCTCTGGTATGCTTTGTCGTTCAAATCCGCCCCCGGGCAAATTCATAATTGGTTCTGGATCTATAGCAGGGTCTACTAACTCTGCACCCCAACACCAACTATCACCACAACCTACTAATCTCATCCTCTCATCACTTTAATCTTTTGTACGTAATCACTACAGATGCCCGCACATTTTACGTCTATTGTATTCTGCAATGATTCGTCATCAACTTCAGGCATAACCATAATACTACGTCCTGAAAGTTCTTTGCCTATGTTTGTCCATATATACTTTTTGTTTGTTAAAGTATAGTCATCATTCTCATGCCAAAACGAATTTGTTTCATTTAATTCTATTCCACCAAAGAAACGCAATGCATCTATATTTTTGCAATGTAACCAGCATCTTTTATTTAAGTCTAGTAATGTTCCTTTATACTGAGGTTCATCATGTCCATAAAATATCTCTCCGTCGACTACCCACACATCAATTTCTACATCAAAGCCCGCTTGTAATGCTTCTCTTATATGATCAGGATGATTTTCTAATGCAGACGGCCCGTTCATATTTCCTCTGTGTGCTATAAGTTTCATAATGTTTTTAATATTTCCCAAGTTTGTTTGTAGCCGTTATCTATTTTATAAGTAGTTCCTCTGTTTCTGGGCAATGCATC